AACATGGATGAGTTTTATGCCATTATCCAAACATTTTTGTGACTTGTTTAGATGATAGTCATAATCTTTCGATGTTTTGCTTAGGAAGTTGCGAGGGCTTTCGATATCCGATGAATGATGATATGCAGTACCATTACACTCTATGCCTAATTTTAAATTAGGAAAGTATATGTCAATAGATTTCGAATCAAGAAATGGGTATCTTTTTCCAAATATAACCTCTTCATCTGGAAACATTTTCAATACTATTTCTCTAACGTCTAATTCTAATTTGGAAGTATTCCTTCGGGAAAGCTCTTTTGGAAATGAACCTCTAATATGATGGAAAGCCGTTTGATTGTAGCTAAGGCCAGTTTCCTTATCAATCATGGTTACAATACAGTTTCCTGTATCTCCTGAGTAGTCAATATATTCAAATCTATTATTGAACATCTTTGAACAATGTGACTTAAAGGTCTCGAAATCCCAAATTATCTTAGATTTTTGTGGTAAATGCAATTTAGATACATGGACAGGGTATTGCCAATACTCTTTTCCAGTCTCTATTTCTGTAAGCTTCATTTTATTCCTGTATCCAGAGTAATCTGAATATAGGAATTTCCCAGGAAATGCTTCTTTGTGCTTTTCGACAATCTTGTCAAAAGCAGTATCTAGTCTTTCCTGAACGGTTATACCTTTGAAGTGTTCATAGATTATTTGAATATACTCTCTTCCTGTGTCCCTCTTTACGAATCTTACTCTTCTTTCGGGCCACAGATATTCCAAATACTCATATTTATCCCCGTATTGCTCATAAGCATACTCTTTAAACTTATCAAAGTCTTTTAAACCTGTATGTTTAAATTTCACTTCTTTTAGTCCTAACATGTGGGACTTTGCTCTACGTATGGATTCTTCCTTGGTAACCTTATTGACTATTCTTACAGGATTATTAATCCATGTATAATCATAATAATCATAAATGTCGCCATATCTTTCAATGCATTTTTCTTTAAAGTAAGCAAAACTTTGCTCTGTAGTTGTAGCGTTACCTCGTTTCATATCTTGCAATCCTTTTATAGTTTTTAATACTATAATACATTCGGATTGCAAAAGTTGCAATAGGCAAATTATTGACCCACGGCCTTCTTCGCGTTGGCTGAATTTGTAATCAGGTCAATGTAGCTTTCATCGCCAGGACGTTTGCAATAGGTAGGAGTGTAATTCAGCTTATAAGGCTTCTTCCAATCTAACTTATTAATGCTGTCATATTCTGACTGCAGGAAGTCTTCATCCCATTGCTCCATCTTTTCAGTGATGTTGCTCAGTTTAAACTCAGCCATCATTTGCTGCGCCTCTTCCGGCAATACTGTAATTTGCAGCAAGTCACCATCAATATCCGAGTGGCTGCCTTTGATTACGTCTTTGCCGATTAACGCACAATGCAGATTGGATTTGATATCAAGATAATCCTCCAGTGCAAATCCATAGGTTTGCTTCAGGTATGCGTCAAATTTGTTTGCATCCCATAGCTCTTTGATTAGAAGCTGACTTTTCCACAAGAACGGAGAACGAAGCGTAAACGCATTCAGTTTCTTAAATGCTTGAATGATACCTTGTTCAACCGGTAGATTCTTGGTTGGATAGACATATTCGTGCAAGTCGGTATAAATACGGTTATTCAATACAACGACGACCCCGTCTGGGACATAGATGTCGTGCATTTGTTTCATATTCACGCCGCACAGTCGTGGAGTAATCATGGTTTGAATCAACGTTTGGCCGCTAATTTCTGAAGAGTACAGCATAGACTTCAGCGCCGCCATATAGTTACCATATGCACTTACACGTTCTTGATTGCGCTCATTGCGGCTCGGAACGATACGGTAATAGTAAGACTTACCTAACAGTGCATTTTGGATGATTTTGCAAACCTCGATTAAAATGCCGGGATAGACATATTCGCCATTGGTTTGCTTGCTGCAGAATAAACCCAAAGTCTTAGCATCTGGAATACGAACCAGAGTGTTTTGACGTTGCTCACTCAAATTGATGTAGAAGCCTCGGTTAAAGTCTTCGTCCAGCAATTTGGAATACAATGGGAAGATGGAACTGTGTTCAAGAATCAAATCATTTTCAGTGAAATAATTCTTTAAACTTCCTAACGTATAAACGGGCTTATTTTCCGCTGCCACAAATCGGCGCGTTTTGTCGTTCAAGCATTTCATCAGCTCAATCACAGCAGACTTCTCATCTGCATCGATACAATTGTCCAAGATATATTTCGCCAACCCAGATTCTTTAGTCTGAGAAATGTATCGCAGAGCATTAAAGCTCATATTTTGGTTACGAACAACAGTGAAATGGCTACCAATTTCAGTATAGTTGATTTGGACAACACCGTATAAACGGGTTTTGAATTCAACCAACTTGCCTTCACGCATCATTGTAAACGTTGCTTCTGGGATCGAATTAGCCGCGGCGTTAATTTCTTCTTCGTCCATAGAGCAAAGAAGTTTATCGCCAGATGTAGGCTTGTAATAACCATACTTCAATGCAAATGCGGCCTGCATTAAACGTACAGTATTTTCCTTGGCCTTGATACTATTGACACCAGTAATGATATCAACTTCAAGATCGAAGTCTTCGTTTACGATACGACCACAAGTCATCATGGTCTTGGTTACGCCCTTTAAGCCGGTATGGGAAGTGATTCGAGAATTGCCCACTTTGTAATAAGCAACAAAATCAATACGGGCTGAGTTGTTGTATCCGTTTTGGGACACTTTGGTCACTTCGATTTTGACCACATTATCAACAAAGATTGGGCGGCGGTCAAACGAACCTAAAGCTACAGAGCCGTTTTTCGCTTCATATGTCTGGCCTTCTTCAACAAAGATTTCATCAAACTCTGTTTCTTTATGGCGATTCATATAAACGATTTGGTTACCAATTCGACGGTTAACTTCTAAATCGCCGCCGACTTGGTGATAGCTTTCCAAATCGATATCACGATAAACAACAATCGCATCCAATCCTCCATTGTCCTGTGCAACATGATCACCATTATTATCAAAGACGAATTCGCCATTATCATTCACAGCTGCGTCTTCAATAAACAACGGTTTAGCTGGCTCCAAAACACCAAAGTAATTACCATTAACATGAGTTTTCAGACGCGCAGGCAATGCAGATGCACGAGGAAAGATAGATAAGAAGCCGTTAATACGGTCATCCTCATCATATTCAAAACCAAAGCCTGCACAAGAAATTTCTGCAGTGCCATCAGTGACAACAATCTTGTTGCTTTCCGAAAGCATAGTTTCTGAACCCGGCATCAGATTGAAGCAATTTGCCATAGCTGTAATAGCCTCTTTATCTGGACTGGTGATTACACGGCGATGAACCAAATCGCCAATAGGCTCATTCTGGTTGACATAAACCAAAGATGTGCCATTACGAGTGCTGTATGGCGCCCACAATACCAAGAGATTCTTGGATTTTAGATTTGCATTGAATGCGTTTGGGCTAACGTATTCAACAAAGTTTGTTACCAACTTGATATCGCGGCGGATATAAGTGGTAAAGATTTCATTGTTCTTCAGTGCGTACTCAAAACGTTCCGCCAAGAAGAAATACAGCATTTCAAAATGGTTGATAACTTCAATCGGCGCCCGTTTATTGATATGGCGAGAACAGAAAGCAAAATGAGGCCAATGATTCTTAGGATTGAAGAACGATTCAGGAATGATAAATTCAGTTTCAACAGCCTTATCGTTGATTACATTGATAACCTTAAAACCAAAAGTATCAGGTTTCAATTCAAATTCAATACGTCCCTCAACAGTTAATCGCTCACGAAAAATAGCAAACACCTCAGCTGGTGTAGAGTCTTTGGCGATTACCGGAATGTGTCCTTGAGAAATTCTTAAGTGCATTTTATATACCTTTCTAGGGTTATTTATACATCCATGAAAGGACCGACACTTTTCCAAGTGTCGGTCCTAGTTATTTTGCCTTTAATTTTTCTGCACGCTTCTTAATAGCTTCCATCACCCACTTTAAACGGCCTGTAAGAAACTTTATTCTTGCGTAACTGTAATGCATTCTTCCTCTGTTTGAGCGCATTTTACTTCCCTTCCTTCTTTGATTCTTGCCCTTTTGAAATTAATGAGCAGACCATTTCATGACAGCAGCCACAACAAGTGGTTGCGCCGGTCTCTTTTTGTATTATTTCAAGACCTGCACCATTACTAACCATACTAGCAATAGTCTTATCATTAATATTCTTGCATATACAGATAACCATATATCAAACCTTTCTTAAAAACAAATAACATACGAATTGGCCCCAGTACCTTTCGATACCGGGGCCTCTTTCGTGTAGGGAGATGTTAAAGGAGCCGTCTTTCCGTCGTCCTTCGGCGATTGCTTATCTAGGAAAACATGAAAACCCATAAGCAAAGCTGTCAAGAAAGGTATATGGTCAGGATTTTGCGGAGTCATGGATAATCCTGAAACCATGTGCACTATCGTTTGTGGTGGTGCGTAAGAATGGGGCCGAGTAAGCATCAAGTCAACTGCAATAGGATAGGCTGTGAGACTATTTGTGCCCTCGGCGAGTTTGGTTATTGGCTGGCACCTTGATATATCCGACTGTATACAAAGAAAGTCTGAATGGTGCACTTATGCGGTTTATCGTGTAGTCAATACGAACAGTACCACTGTTATTTAAAGACTATCATGTGCAGGCGCCGCCCATATAGAACACGCCTACCACACTAACTTGTTTTATTATTCAAAGGCCGGTTCGCCTTCCAAGAAGATACCCGTAATACGAAATTCGCGTTTACCGAAATCTTCGTCATCAAGCTCAATTGTGCCAACGTCGTAAACCACATCTGCTTCTACCAAACGACGGATATTTGATGGCAATTCGGCAATACGTTTACCTTCTTTGGTCAACAAAATGGTGCAGCCCAAGTCTTGGATATCTTCATCGGACATACTGGCGATTGCGTCAATGTCTTCACGGCTCAATGTCATAGAGTCAACTTCACGCAATTCGCGTTCAGCAAATTCTTTGAATTCTTTGTCATTGATGCCGCTGAAAATCAACTCTTGAGCAATGGATAAACCCAGCTTTGCATAGGCTTTGTAGAGTTTATTAGGAGATTTCATGATTTAAATCCTTTTTATAAAATGTCGTATTTAATTTTGTAGGTGTACTTAATTCCGTCCAATTCGAATTCATATTGGATTGCCGGAAACTTGTAATAGGTTTGTCTGATTTCTGAATAGATGAAGCTGGTGTCGTGCATCTTTAAAGCCGCGCGATGTTTTACTAGCCTATTGAACAGGCTTTCAGCTTCAGCATGAAAAGGGTCACGAGTTACAGACAAAGTCTTTTCAATTGACTCATCCTTTACCACTTCAATGTTTACAGAGCAAGAATGCAAAGTCATTGCTCTTTCAAAGAAATCGTTTAAAGTACGAAGCATATCCTTTTTCACAAGGATTAATTGTTTTTCATTTGCCTGCATTTTGTGCCCCTTTTTATTTTTCAAGCGTTTAGGATAGGTATGGTGTTATGAGATACTGGGTCTATCCAATTCTTTTTGTATGCTTGCCAATTAAAATGAACTTCAAAGCCTTTGTTGTGAACAATACCAACGCCTTCTAAAAGTTCATTGGGAGCTATCATTCCACTACGAAGGTCTTCGATATATTGAGCAGTATCAATATCTCGGAGCCATTTTCCAAGTGCAAATCCATTTCTTTGGCGCATAGTTTCAAAAGCAGACTTGCCGCCCTGACCGGTGCTTTCATAGCGATACAGCTCTAAAAGGTCTTCATGGGAGAATTCAAAGTTTCCTCCCATATTTCTGGCTAGGCGACGATACATAGCTGCTTTAGCTGCAAACTTTTTGCTGCAGCCAACTTTTCGTTTGTTAAAAACTTTCATCGTTTAGCCTTTAACTTGTAGAATACATGATGACCAATACGGCGCGGCTTTACTGCACGAGGCGCCGGCCGTTTCCCATTGGAGGAAAAGAAAATAGCTCCCCCTGTATTGTCAGCATGCCTTTTCGCCTTATGCGCCGAATATACAGACTTGGCAATCTTTTCGGTTTCTTTATCATAGCCAGTTTTAGGCCGTAACTTTTTATTACGATACCATTGAAACTGTCCACGTTGTGCAATGACACCATTTACCGTATTCGGAAACTCTTTGTGTTTTACACGATTCATGATTACATTTGCAACTGCCTTCTTGCCGGCTACGGACTCACCGCGAGCCTCATTGTGAATAGCAGTAGCTAATGCTTTTACTTCTGCTGATGTTGAATTCTGATGTTTACCTGCTTCAACGTTTAAATTTGCAACCAATAGAAGGGCTGCAATAAGGATGCGTTTATTCATCTCGGGGTTCTCCATAGACCACTATATAACTCCCGCCGGAATGCGGTTCAAGAGCCACAGTGACGTTGTTAAACTCTTTCTTAAGACCCTGGATAATTGTTATAACTTCATCGGCGCTATAATACACGCCTTCAGATAGGAATTGCTCAAATAATCCAAGCTCTTTTAGCTTATTAGGCATAACAAACTTTCCTTGCCTTGAAGCTGGTGTATGATTTCAGCCAGCTTATTTTTACTTCTCTGTTTAACGGAAGACACAAATGCTGTTAATTTGCGTATTCCAATTGCAATTAAGATTAGCATAGGTGCCTCCGTTTTGCTATGCTTCTGCCTTTGCAATAATCTTTTCGATTTTGCGCAGAAGGCCAATGTAGTAGTTTACACGACCAAGAAGCCGTTTAGTCCGCTTACAGTCCTGATAGCATTTCAAGATAATACTATCATTGTCGCCGTAATAGCGGAGATGATGTTCATGAGCTTCAAATTGATAGTCTGCCAGAATACGGAGATTATTTTCTTTGACCTCTTCCAATTCACGATTATGGGCATAAGTCGTTGCCGGAGAAATCAGTTCTTTGACTGAGATTTCTTCTTCAATGCCGGCCGCGCGTCGGTTATTGAGTCGAATCTGATTGAATTTCAAAGTCCGAAGCAAATCCTCGAAACGATGCACATTCTTCAGAAACTTCTCATTGAAATGTTGGACTTCGGTATTCATTCTGAAGCCTTTTTGTCTGGTAATTGCTCAAGGGCTGTAACCGCTCGCGCAGGCTTAGCCTCTTTCAATTTCGAAGCTTCGATCGCCTTATTCATATGCTGGAACTGCATATCTTCAAAGGCGGCTTTTGTGATTGTACGACACAACACCTTAGGCTCTTTGCCTGGAACGAGATCGTTTACACACTCTTCGTAGACTGTGCCACCACGATTTACACTAATCTGAACCCAATGGTCGGCATTCAGATAGACACGAGATGACTCATCTACTTTGCTACAAGCAGAAACGCCAGCAATCACAATCAAGGCTACCAATAATTTCAATGTCTTTTTATTTACTTGCATATTTATCTCCATTTTACAATTTGGGCACCAGTTACTTCTTCGGGATTAACAAAAGAAACCTTTCCTTCTTTTTCGAAGATATAATCACCGCGTCTATTTTTGCCAATGATTTTGTGAATCTCATCCTCGCCATCCCAAGTCGCAAATGCTTCCATTTCATAGGCAACTTGCAAAGCCGTATTCGACATCACCTTAATGATATGTTTAGAGTCTTCAGAGTTTGCATATCCATTAAAGTTGCAGCTATCAAAACCTTCAGGGTCTTTTTTGCCATCGGCCATCCATGTCTCAATACAAAGGTCGCCATTTGGATTAAAAGTGCCACCTATTAATGGCGTAGGAATACTTGAAAGAATAGGAAATTTGGACATATCCTCAACAATCAAGCCCAATCTTCCATTGCCTGTTTTCAGAATCTTTCCTGAAATGGCATTTTTAATTGAGAAATGCTTAGGCTTTTTCAGTTCCCATAATAACTTAAGACCCTTAATTGCATTCGGATCAATTTCAGCAACATTGCTTTCGCCTTAGGCAATATATGTACCCCTTTCTGTTTTTAATATCAGCTTTTGGCTGTCAAAAGGTGCACCTTCCCAAGTCACGGGAACCTTATACCACATACAAAAGTTTAATGAGTGGTCAAGGACATCTTGTTTAAACCCTTGAATTTCCTCTTCATTCGCATATTCGATAAGGTCAAATATAGACTTTTGGTCCGGGCGATTTTCTCCATTTTTATCCCAACTGTGTGGAAGAATACGCTTTCCATCAAAGGAAAATCCAATGATTAGAGATAAGATACTTTTCATGCCATTCAGTTTAGAGGCGTCGCCGGCAATAAAACAAATTTCGCCATTACGCATTTTTACTGGTCGACCAATAGCTTCAGACCAATCTTTTACTTCTATGTGTTACTCCATAAGTTATTGATTACGATAGTGTTCACGGACAGCCATTAAGGCGCGTCCTAACAGGTTCTTACCGCGCCAATTGTTTCGGTTGCGGATTTCATCACTTCTCCAGTCCAATTTAACGCCCCAAATTCCATCATAGGGAGAACCTTCAACCAGTTCGCGATTGCCAGTGCCCATCAAGAATGCTCGAAGATGAGCAGGAGCAAACTTTGCCTTCAGGATTTCAACCATTATTCCGTAACGGTTTTCATCCCATTTTACAGGGTCAAAATTCTGGATGGTGCGACCAATTCGCTTAACTTCTTGCGGCGTTCTGGCATTGACCACAGCTCGGGCTTTAGACGGTTCAAACATCAAAGCCTTCTCAAGCATAAAAGCATGTTCAGAGGTCTTAACGACATAGCCTTTCCATTTAAACGGCGTCGGATGAAAATTACTCAATGGCGATTGTGCACCAAAGAAAGTGACCATGTCATCAAGAAACCGAGAACCCATTACAATCTTTTCCATTTTTATACCTTTCTTTGATTATTTCACCATACAACCGACACTTGCTCTTTGGATTTAATCCTTTTCTTTGCCTTTGTAGCGGTACACAGTTTTTGCTGCAATTTTATTGGTTGCATATTTAAGACCAAGTTCCAACAAAACAAGAGGCACACCAATAGGCCAAACCAATGCAATCATTGCGGCAATATGTGTATGGAAATTGACTTCATATTCGGCCACGGAGTTATAAGGGTCATCTTTATTCTTCTTGTACAGGGATACGAATATCATCATATACGAGAAGAATACCAATACAGCAATGGCTATATAAGCCAAGATGTAGATTGTGTCCATATTCAAACCTTTTTAACAAATTTTACGAGAAATTTTGAAAGCCACATGCCGAGTAGCAGCATCATTGCCACAACTGCAGCAACGGGCCAAACGCAAGATGAAATCAGGCCGATGACAATCCAGAACCAAAGATACTCTTCATCCGTTTCTACACTTGATTTCTTCAAAATACCATGACGAATAAGCATCACTACCGATATAACGTGGATGATGAAATATATCACCATGCTGACAAAATACATATAGGGCATAATTGCACGCCTTTAACTTAAAATATACAGACCGCTCATATTTGAGCCGTCTGTTTCAAACTTCCATCCTCTGAAAGAAAGGATGAAAGACCCACTGTCCAGTTTTGATTCTACAGAGAGAGCACCTTCAAATCCAGAGCCTTCCCAATTAATAGTCTTTTGGCTACTTAATGCCTCAGACAAAAGTTTCAAATTGTTTAGACGTAGAGCGTCATTTTCTTTTAAGGCCTCTCTAATATCATGGCCATAATTGCGCTCTTTGCAATCACCTTCGTAATTCCATGCTTCTGGAACCACATTAGAAACATTGTCGAATCTAACTCCAACTAAAGGGTATTTTGAATCAGGTACAACCAATGGGTCTTTGTTTGTATCGACATATATTATTGCATAATTGTCATCATAGGTTTGAAGCAATTTGCCAATCAATTCGGGCTTATAAATAAATCCGGTCATTTTAGATCCTTTTATCTTTGTTTTCAAGTTTTTGCATAGCTTCTTTATAGAGGCTTAGATATATTTCTGCTTCCTCTATTCCACTGCAATTGTAGAAGGCCTGAACAATATGAGTTCTCTTGTCTTCAACTATAGCTCTCATCTTTCTGACCTCTTCTCTTTTTACACCCATAAGGTAATAAAGTTCGAGTTTGTCATCTTCCAGCAAAGACTTTTTAAATTTTTGGAGATTAGAGTATTCCTTTTTTATATCTTTGTAAACGGAATCGCGGGCATATCGCTTTACTAGTAAATCTCATTCTTTTAAATCTTCCTCTGACATTTCTTCGGGTCTAGTCTTGAACCTAGAGGAAAGATATGCGTGAAACTCTAGCTTTTTATTTAATTTTTCTGTATCTTCGTCAATATCCGGCATCTCAAACCTCCATCATTCATTTATTGGATAATAAACGCCTGCGCTTATACTCCGCAGGCAAGAGTAGAACAACACGCACGGTTGGGTTGTCATCCCGAGTCATAGATAGCATTTCAGCTACCAGCCTTTGTGACTAAATCATCGGCTCCATTCAGAATCTAGTTCTGAATCATATTAGGATAAGGAACATTTGAATTGTCCCAAAAGAAAACCGACACCTTATCGAAGGTGCCGGTATGCTTATTCTAAGATAGCTTATTTCTGATTGTAATGAGCCCCAATTGTATCAAATTAAACACAAACAGAGGGAGAGAAACAACAAACACCAACAGAACGTAGAAAATGAAACAGATGATGCTTATTAACAATACAGGAATGATGCATATCAGTTGTAGAAAACCTACCAGGAAATCAAACATTTAGCCTTCCTCTTTGAGAATTAGGCCGGCGCGGGAGATGTTTAATTCAACACCCTCAACCAATTCAGGAGTGTAAACTTGAACATACAACCTACCGTGGAAGTTACGAATCCAAGATACGATATAAGTAGTCTTAGTAGACATAAACGTATACCGAACATAGGGATCACCCATACTGTCTACAGCCTTATCCATATACAAGGGCACATCAAAGTTATGCTCTAGATCAGATAAGAACCAGTTCAGATTGCCGTAATATGTCTTAGCATCGTAATGCTTATTGGCATATTCCAGAATCGCATCGAAGATAGGATTACCGGCGAGCTGAGTTAATTGTTCAGCGTTAACCAATTCATCAACAAAGGATTCAATGTCGGCGATATACTCTTTACCGACGTTAGAAGACCAATCAAAAGGCTCCGCGGCGGGGTCAAACAGAACAGTAAACAAATTCAAAGGAATCATAATAAAGCCTTTCTAGGGCCTTATACAGACCCTATTAAAAATCGTACATGTACTGCAATACAAACGAGTAACCATACTCAATTTGCCAAACGACATCAGTTGCTATCAGAAGAATAGGCGTCGTCAAGGATATGAGACTCAACTTCTTCATCATTGTTCCCTCCAAAACCGGAGAATAAAGATGTAACAACAGGTGTAAGAACCCATACACATCCAAACAATACAACACAACCAGTAACCAAAGAGGCAAAGGTACTATTGTACATAAAACAGATAGCAGAGATACCTAATACAGTACAAAGCTTAGTAATTGAAAGACGCCCCTGTTTATTATAGAACAGTCGCGCCGCTATTAAATTAAAGCGAGAACGGATAAAACCCATAATGAACTCCATTTATAATACAAGCAATCAGTTTTAGCTATCCAAATATAGCTTATGATAGCCAATATAACATAAGTAATAATGCCTGCGTAATAAGCCAGTTGAAATCAACCAGCTATAAAACGCAAACTTACCTAGTATCAGATATACTCATACTTCTTATAAAGACCCTTGAAGAAATCACCAATAGGCCACTTAGCAGGATAGTAAACCCACTTCTTATTTTCATACTTTTTGTAGCCAATCAGTTTCTTCAGAATGAACAGAGACGCGCCGAAGATCAAACCGGTCGCCGCGCCGATTACAAAGCCAGACATGGTACCACTAATACCACAAGCAAAACCAATTAACAAAGAAAAACAAAGATCTACATAAGCTTCATAACCCAATATTTTATACAAAAGATCAACATTACTTTTAGCCAATATAGACAATATAGCCAAAGAAGTAATAGCAGAACCAAACAATATCATAGAAATCATGATACACTCCAATATAATTTTTACCAGAAAATAACCGACACTAAATCTAAGAACAATACAAAATCAAAGGCAAGAATGCACTTCCAAGCGCAACAAAACGGGCCGCGCGGGAAGAATAAAATACATCCATAATAACAAGACAAAACCAAATCCTCTATTGTTCCATAAAACAAAACAAAAACCAAAAATCCCAAAAACAAAAACAAACTAACAAAAAACACTTCTATAAACACAATAAACACTAATATAACACTTATACACTATAAACTAGATACCAATTAGCTGCATAAAGCATAAGCAAGCATATCAGAATAGTTTGCACTAGCTATGCTTCTATCTGCATAAACGATTGGACTTTGGACTTCCAGAACCAGAGCCGGTTCAGAATGTGTCAGCACTTCTTGACCTTGTCTGTAATCCGCGGAAACCTGGTCAGCGTCCGTATCAAAGCAGATGCGGCAAGTATACCAGAGCTGGATAGTTACCAGGTTCAGACACGCCATATAATAGTCGTATATGCGGCATCTGGTATGTATATCTGTTATAGTATATATCTTATTATTGCTTATATTATAAGGGTTTTGGGTTGTATTGGTTCTTTATTTGTTGTATTGTATATGCTTATATTACTATTATTGTAGCTAGTATATGTGCTTTTATTCTTGGTAATCAATACAAGAGCGGCCGCCCGTCTATGCAGTCCGTTGATACGTTCTATATGCAGTCCGTATCTATTTAGACCGTCTATGCAGTCCTTTTATATGCGTATATAGGGCTTATTGATATCTTCCGTATATACGTTTATCTGTATATAGGAGAAAACGATACTTTGCGAATTTTTCTCATTTAGACCGTTTTAGGGCTATTTTTACTGCTCTATACTATTTTTATGCCTCGTCTGCTTATTTTTTAAGCAAATTTAGCCCTGTTTTTGCCGATTATTTCAAAATCAGCGTTTTTTAGAATCGTATACAAATCAACAGGTTAGTATACTTTCTCCCTATAGCGGATACACCATGTATCAGCTGTTTATTAGCATCTAAAATACCTGTCAATTTGCCTATTTTTTAAGCAAAATGGCCTGTTTTCTATGCCTATACTGTGCTAATATACAACTTATGCTACGATTCTTATTATTCTTGCAATCTTATGCTAATTTTTGCTATATACCAATTGCAGATTTTAAGCAATCAGAGCTGTATTTTCACACTTTTTGAGAATTTTCTCATTTTTTGTGAATCGTTATTTATCAACAACTTACGATTTTGGGGATAAACTTTGCTCCCTATCCGGATAAACGAGGCTCCTAATAATGATAAGCTGACTTTGCTCCAATTTGCGCAAACCTCTATTTTGCTAATTTTAGCATTTTATTGCTTTGGCTTCTATAGGATTTGGCTCATTTATACGTTTATTGGGCTATCTTCCCATAGTATAACCGACACTTGTTCTATTATACTTGCTGGTATATACAACTACGGCCGGCCCGTTTATTCGTATAACCGGTATCAGGATATGTATTACCTTAGATATAATCTCTTATTCTTGTATTGGTATCTTATCTTTTATTTCTATTCTTGCTTCTATATATGGTCTTTTAAATACAATAGGGACTATAGCTAATATACTATCCCGCCGCGCCCATTCCATTCAAAGCCTCATTCAACATCTCAACAAATCACAAAAACAAAAATAACAAACCAACATTTCAACCAGCCTCAAATTTAAAATAAAAAAGATGCCAGTATGCACTTACATGCACACCAGCATCTTACACTCTTCTTGCTGCAATAGGGGCTCGCTTACGCTCGCCCACTACTTCTGCTATTGATTAGAACGGAGCATCTTCATCGTCTGTAGCTTTTGCTACCGGAGCAGCTTGACCACGACGACGACCTTTGGCTTTAGGTGCTTCTTCAGCTACCGGAGTTTCGGTTTTAGCAGTATCGGCAAAGATGTCCACTTCACCTAAGTCCAGTTCGCCCGGTTCCAGTTCGTCAACATTGATTTCGGCTACAGCTGCAGCTACAGGATTGTCGCCATTGGATACACGATAACCGTCCATAGTTACACGAGCGGTTACGACCCATGGTTGACCTTGCTCTTCATCTTCACGAGGAGTGCGGCTTTCGAAACCGAGCACATTACCTTCAGTGAAGAAGATGTCGCTTGCATTGCTGCTTACGTTATCAAATGCTTCGGCGCGGGTTTGTCCACGACCATTGTTACCGTTGCTGTACATAACTGCACGAACAGTAACTGCATTACCGCGGCCGTCTGTGAAGTTCACAAACTTACGGCAATATTGGGTCAGGTTAGTACCCTCGGTCATTTGCACACCAGCCAGATAGCCTTCATGCAGTTCATCTTGTTCCAGACCAGTGATTTCTGCTTCACCAGTAATGGTCAGATGATAGTTGGGAGCCATACGGCCATATGCACGAGGAGTTGCACGGACGTCTGTGTTCTTACCGGAAGCTTTGTAGCTTGCTGCAGCAATCGGTACAATGCAAGGGCTCAGGCCGTTTGCACCAACATAGATTGCGGTAGAAGTAGCCAACGCACCAGCTTCAATCAGGGCTTTGATTTCAGCTTGATAACCGGCAACGATTTTCTTCATGATGTCGCGCAGCTGTTCTTCACGAACGTCTACACGTTCACCATCTTCTTCTTTGGCGGTTACGATATTTTTGTCGTGGCTGATGAATGCAGCACCGGAAACCAGAGCGTCGAAACCTTTGTGCAGGCTCAAGGCTTTCAGGGCCAGACCGTTTGCTTTGGCATACCATTCTTGACCGAATTTAGGGCCAACAGGAACGGGGAAGCTTGCCAGTTTGCCATTGCTGATAGACAAACCATTGAAGCCGGCGTCCAGGAATTCCATTGCATTGGCATTGGCATTGCGAACGGCATTAACGATTTGGTTAGTCGTCATACCTTCTGCATAGTCAACACCATCATCGGCATTGGTTGCAATCCAACAAGCACGTCCGTTGCCGCGAGACATCGGAATATTAGCTACCATGTGGACCAGTTTATATACTGCCACTTTGTAGCCCAGCGCTTGGCTTTCGTCTGGACGTGCATCCAGAACGTAGAAGGTGCGGCGAGCTGCTGCTGTTGGTGCTACCACTTGGCCATTGATGCTGTGGAATTTGTTACGGCCGGTATTCAGGTTGCCAGTTTCGATTTGATTCATGATGATTTTCCTTTCGGTAGATTGATTAAAAAGATTTCTTTCGGTCAGATTTGGACCATAGAGCTGTTTTGTTTTGAGGTCAGCTCTGTTTCCTCATAAAAATACCGACACAACCACTAGGGCCGCGCCGGTACTCTTTATTTCACCTTGACATTTCGAAGATACGAATCTGCAAAGTTCAGGTCACGTTCTACAAACACCACTTCTGGATCATTAAGAGCAGTGACATTATTCAGGCTATCAGACAATACAATAGAGCCACGATTACAAGATTTAGCAAAACGAATAGCTTCTAATTCTGCTACATTGTTATCAGCGGCCCGTATAATCTTAAAGCCATTAATCTGCATATTACTAGAGCAGTAACCAATAGCCCACTTGGTATTGGTCACCTTTCTAGCATCGCAGTATATCTTAGGCTGCACTTGAGGCTTCTTTCATAGCTTTAACAAGTACACCGGTTTCGCCTTTACGACCAAAGTCTTTGGTAGTAGCAGCATCAAGAATACCTACCAGCTTACCAATAGTATAGCCAGCGATATCACGAACCGCGCCGAGGACTTTGCATACACCGCCATATACATACATGACGATACCTTTGGCCAGGTCAATCACAAACGAGCCGCCGCGTTTGCAGCCAACCCAAATCTTGTGAGACCAACCCTCTTTGTCTTCGTCATCAGTTGCATCAACCAGTGCAGACAAAAAGGTGCCAAATTCACCAGACACTTCTTCGTCAGCTTCTTTCAAAGCTTCGTAGAACATGTTGGTAGCTTCGTTAACCACATCATTTTCAGCAGTCAAAGTAGAAGCACCAGTTGCATCAGACTTACGTTTATAGTGAGCCAACGCAGTGATATAGGTAACAACTGCTTCATACAGTTCAGGTGTTACTTTATCGCCTTCAAAGTTCAAGATGTCAGTTTTAACATCTTCAACGGCTTCGGCGAACTTCTTACCTTCGAAAGAGGCCTTTGCATTTTCGATGGCGGCGGGAGTAGATTTGATTGCAGATTTCAAAGTTTTCATAGTATTTCCTTTAGCTAAAGTTTCAGATTTGATTTCGGTTCTGGACATTTCCTCTGCCCGTTTAAATACAGACAGAGTAACAGGTCCAATTTCCTCCGGATTTTTGAGCTCAGTTCCAGAGATGGTGACCGTAACACCATTATTCTCAACGAAGCCTTTTTGTGTGGCTTCACCCAATACAGAAAGCCACAATACGGCTGTCTGTGTAATCTTTGCTTCTAACGGACCTTTATTAAAACCGTTAGCTTTTTGATATTGAAGCTCCAGTTTGTGAAGCTCGCCCTGTAATTGAAGCAGAACCCTCTTTGCCTGCTTTTGGTTTTTGATTTCCATAATGGACTCCAACAAGGCAACGTGCCTTTCCATAAAAATACCGACACCAAATCTAATCGGCGCCGGTACTCTTTAATTAAATGATTTCAAAATAAGGGTCAAAGATAGTGCCCTTGTGTTTGTATTTGCCGTCTTCCAGTTCGTAAACTGTAACGTTTTGACCGAACGGGAGAGAAGTATCACAAACATAGATTTTGTTGAAACCTAGAGAACGCAGACTTTCATCTGCATTTTTATCGGATGAATGCTCGTACATGTCAATCCACTCGGCTTCGAGTTTGCCGATATTGGATTTTAATACGACAGTTTTGCCATATGCCCAGTGGCGGATTTGTTTCAGGAAACGGTTAATAGAAGGATTCTTTTTAGCCATGATTATCTCCATAAAAGGCTGTTAAAATTGTTTACCGCAAAATAACCGATACCTTTTTACGGGCGCCGGTTATTGATATTAGTTTGCAGTAGTAGAATCACCTTGTTCAGAAGTCATAGACTCACCGCTATTGATTTCAGTCGGAACCTGAACCAGTTCTTCTAAAACCTCATTATATTCCGCATTAACTTGTTTCATACGGAACATAAACAAAGCAACAGTAGGAGCTACAGCAGCAACCAAGCTAATGGTAGCTTCGAAGCCTTTAGCCCATACGTTAGCAACTTTGCAAACAAAGCCGCTATTCATGGTAATCTCAACAGACTTACCAAAATCCTCATCTTTAGCATTCCAGCTAATAGTATTCGGATTAATTCTTATATGGTGACCAGACTCACGTTTACCAAAGATACGGGCAACGGAATTCGAATACGCTTTAACATTGGAAGCGATGATAGCCAAAGTAGAAACTTCAGACTTGGACAGTTCGATACGGATTTTCATGTTTAGATACCTTTCAGTGTAAGTAAGTTTTGGGCTTATATGCCTTCATAAAACAACCGACACAAAACCGTTGATATTAGGTAGCCTATATTCAATACGGAGTTTGTGATAGTCTTAGCGGATTTGTATGCGTGGATATACAACTTTGAGCTTAGGTTATTTGTCCAGCGGGCGGAAAAAAGAATGGCCGCCGTTCTACTATCAAAAGGTAGCATACTTGGCGGCCTAAATTTTATGGAGGTTAATGAAACTTTCAAATGGGAGTCCTTACTTCCTAAAAAGGACCGACATCAAGAGCAACAAAGCTCAAGACGTCGGCAAACTCACTTACTAAGGGGAAAATATGTCATAAAAGAACCGACACAAAATGCGCGGCCCTTTCGTATTGTTCCTATTTATAAGCTTCAGCATCACCAGTAGGAAGCTCATTTACAGACAGCTCTTTATAAGGATTAGGTTCTTCCTTAGTAAGGACCGGCCTGCATACATCCGGTTTCGTCATAGCTTTACCAGCCATAACAATATTAAAACCAAGAAGAATAAACCAAGACCCAACCAAGATAATAGCTAAAGAAATAATAATCCAATCAGTGATACGTTTAAACATAGCAACCTCCAAAAGTAAAAAATAAAAATTATCATAAAATAACCGACATCCTTTTACAGATGCCGGCTATTTGATTATTGCATTGGTTCGATAACATCATTGTGGATATCGATATCAATGATATGCTCCCAACAGGCCACGAGTCTGCGGAAACTTTGCTCAGGCGAGATATCTGGGTGATTAGCCCAGTCATCCTCTTGGTCTCTTTCTTCGCGGAGTCCCACTACATCATGAAGCAGGTCTCCGTCGCTAAAACTGCGGAGGTAATCTTTGTAGTCCTCGACAGTTTTATAACCTTCATCTTTAAGGCCTTTGAGGAAAGATTCTTTAGCTTCATCATGAGCTGCATCTTCAAATGCTTTAAGCTCATCAGGACGATGACGCAATTCAAACATATTTTTAGTTGGTGTAAACATTTTTAGCCTCCAATAGCTATGGTTATTAAAATAATAATTGAGAGAACAGTTCTTCTCTCCCATAAAAAGACCGACACCAAACCCTTACACGTGGATGCAGCCCCATATCTCTACGGAGCCGTATCCAGCGAGAGGTAACCTTTGGTGTTTTTGTTGGTACGGAGTCTTACAGCATGTCGATAATTTCTTCGCTGTCAACTTCATGGTAAGACTCAGTCTCAACCACTTCTCCATTAGCCAAAGCTTCTGCCTCAGCAGCTTTAATCTCGGCCACAACTTGGATTTGGTTGATAACTTCGCGGCTCAGAGCTTTCAGGATGAAGCTGAAAGGAGATTTACCGTCGAAGTTCAACAGATTGTTGACCGCTTTAGCATCGTCCAAACCGAAGAAGAAAGAGGTATTGTAAATTTCACCTACATTCTTGGTGTACACAGAGTGGTGTACATTTTTCCAAGTGGCAGTATGAGCCATCCGAACAGCGTTGGTTTTGTTCCAACGGTATCCGTCTTGACCACGACTACGTTTGTCTTCTTCAAACAACTCAACAAAGACTTTGGCGATTTCATATGCCGCATTGTCGTCTTTGATGGACATCAGTTCGAAGGCTTTTTCAAACGCTTCTGCCATTTCTTCCAGGCTGGTTTCTTTGTTGCGCAAGTTCAGGTACTCACAGAAGCGAACGCGGCCGTTTGAGTGCTTCATGTTCTCAACAACTTCCTTCTGTAGCAAGATACCCATAGCGTCCAATGCCAAGTTAGCCAGCTCTGAGTAGCCAGCTTTGTTACGAATCAGATGAGTCAGAGTGATGAGGTTGTTAGTCTCAGAGCCAACACCAGTTTTAGCTGCTACGATTTCTTCGACAGAAGGCTGAACATCGGCTTTATTCCAAACCATAACAGAGCGCTCATTAATTTCTTTAGTATTCAATGAGCCCAGTTCATCTTCCACATAAGAGAGCTGTTGTTTAGAACTATTACAAGCCAACAGTTTAGACTCGCTCCATTGCTCTTGGCCTTCATAACCTTTTGCCCAGAACAGGGTCAGACGGTCACCGTCCGCATCATCACGGTTACTCATGTGAGAAAGAGCGTCAACAAATACCACAGATTCGCAGATGAAGCGGTTCAACTCCAATTCAGCCTCTGACTCGAAAGACATCAGTGTTTTTACTTCCGCATTGTACAGACGGAAGTTATTTTCCATCAGAATCGGAAATTTAATGGCACCGATCTCGCCTTTGCGAGCAGCCTCTTTATAGCTGCGGTCCGCAGTGATGATCTTAAAGCCAGACTCAAAGTGGTAGCTAACCGGCAGGCTGCGACCTTTAGGCAGGCTAAATTTCAGACCTTTGTAAGCACCGAAATACTCTTCAATCATGAGCAGGTGTTTAGCATGAGATTTAACGACGCCAGCTTCCTCCCAGGATTTGTTGCCTTTGTTTTTAGCCATCAATACAATAGAGGCCAGGCTTTTAAAGAAGTCACCACCTGTGTATTGGAGACCTGATACAGCGTCACCAGATACGGTTTCAGCTTTATCCCAATAAGCCGCTCCCGGGAAGATGAAGCTATGTTCACCGACTTTTACCTCGAAACCACGAGGCATGTTTAACAATCCGGGGAATGCGCCTTTACCATTGAACAAGTTAACCAAAAATGCCTTCATAACAGACTCAGCGGTTTCGCCTTCTGCCAAAGCAACACGTTTAACTTGTTCCACTGACAAACTACCGTTGCCTGCAAAAAGTACCGCAAATTTATCGCTGTACCAAGCTTTTGTAATAGCCAGCAGTTCGTTAGCAGTGCAAGACCAATCGACAGATTTAGCAGCGGCAACTGCTTTGGCTGTTTTACGACCAGTACGGCCCGCAATAAAACCCTTGAACAGGCTCTCACCGTATTGACGGATCATTTGATCCGCCAGAAGCACACCGCCCTCAGCAGAGTGAGACACTGCCTCGACTAAACCAGCTCGTTTCATCTCTAAAAGACGAACTACAGGCGAATAAGTAGTATCGCCAGCTCTCAACTCTGAAAGAAGCTCGTTCATGAGAGTCATTTCTGGGGATTCAATTTCGATACCCTCTATTTTGTCGTTTACGCTTACTTCTGCACCAACGCGACGGTGACCTTGCAAGCTGTAAAAGTCAGAGGCATAAATCTCCTCCTCGATGACTGCAAAGCTGTAAACAAGGCCGTCCACATTTACCACCTTAGTGTTCATTGCAATCGCCGCATTGGCAGTCTCGCGGAAATCTGCGTCATTCAGCAGGCGCAACATGAACTGGCTTAAATCGCCGCCCATGATGGCATGAGCCACTCCGACCATTTTGCTTTTCAGCATAGGGGAAATAACATCAACGCCCAAGTAGTCGATCAGGGCGTCTACATCACGAGTGTTAGTAACAACGCCTTTAGCGTGGTGAAAGCTAACAATACGCATAGTACCATATTGCTGGATAAGTTCTTTGCGACCATAGCAAGCGCCACCACCCAGATTCATTGCCAATGGATGGCCTTTGGTTTGTTCCAGTGTGTTAACTTTATTACCCTCTTCGTCAGTTACAGACAGCAGAACAGCCATCTTACGGACACCGATGCTAACCTTAGTGTCCAGGTCAGGATTCAGGATGCCACGGGCAATACTTTTCTTCACATCATACACGCTGATAAATTTGCCGGCCTCTTCAGGATGGTTAACTGCCACCATGGTATCGGCAGCTTTACGGCTGATGAATTGGGCCTTGCCAATAGGCATACCTAATTTCCAGTTTGTATCTGGGCTAATGTTATTCAGGTCGCCGTGCTGAACTTTAACACCTTTGGGAGCGTGTTTATCTGCCTTAACTACGACAACACCGCCTGGCTTTCTTTTCATGGTATCGACCAATTTGACGCCATCGGTATTAATACCTGCCATCCAATCAATTAAAACATCGATAGACTCTGTGACAGAACAAATGCCATCCTTGTATGCCACGAATGCGTGACGTACAACAGTTTCTCTACCCAATGGAGAATTGATTAAAGATGTGGCAATAGTTCCTTTCTGCGCAACTACGCGAACAGAACCCTTGTTAACGCGGCGGATATTAATGTCTACCTTACCTACAACAGGCAGAGATTCGCCAGCTTTCACTTGGCAGATTTGACGAGCCCAAGATTTGAGCTTATCCAGTTCTGCTGCAAACTCCTCATCAGAGGAATCTACATTGGCGAACTTACCAGCGCGAACTGTTTCTACTCTTTGCACCATAGTTGGTACTTGTTCTACTTCAAAACTATAACTCATTTGCTCTTCCTTATTGGAGTTAATAACAATGGCCTCAAGCTCTACATTCGCACGGACAAGGGCCTCAGTTCTAGAGCCCACTGCGAAAACTTTGCAAGGGGCGCCGTCTTTAACGATAGCCACAATTTCAGGCTTCATAGCGGCTGAACGACTATCTGAGAAAGCCACAACTTCAACGCCAGGCACGGTACGTACACCAGCTTTGATATGAGCTTTATGTTCATATTGTTCTACAGCAGCTTCATAAGCTTTAGCAGCAGCAGCAGAATTAACAGAAGAGACAAAAGTTTTGAAAGTTACTACGTTTGACATGATAATTTCCTTTTTGTAAGTGAAATAAAAAATAAAAGATGAACTGTTTCGGATGTTTTCATCCATCATCAGCAGAGACACACATCTCTGGACAGTAAGCAGTTTATAGTCATGCTTAGGACTGTTGATTATTTAGCTACTGTGTATCCAGTTGCTTGCTCACACTCTGCAACTGTCATGTGTGATGTTACACGACAATGTTGAAAGTCACTGCGACGCATAGCAGTAGATACATTGTTGAACAATACAACAGCGATGATAGCAATAAGAATGTAACGGATTTTCATGATATATTTCCTTTTGTAAGTTAAGTTGAATAATGAGACAGAATTATCTCATTTATAATAACACTCTGTATTGAATGCCATTATAGATAAGATAAAAAGAGGATGTGTAAGACTGGAGTTTCCTACACATCCTAAAAGTTATTCACAACAATAAAGAGAATAGAGACTTAGAGGTCGCATTCTCCTTTTTTGTCTTTGCAATATTTATCAACAGAGGTCATTTGAACCTTGTCGGTCACTTGTTCTGCAGCTTTCTTGCTTCCTGAGAACAGGAAAGAATAGAAAGAGAATGCAAAGAAGGCGATTACAGCTGCTACGATAAATTTTTTCATGGTTAAGTCCTTTCATGACTAAGAATTAAAAAGAAATTTATAAATGAAAGCTATCCAGTTCACCCCAGGGGGCAAATTCCGGACATATCCCCTATGTCAGGGATATCATTAATAGACACCAGGCGTTCGCATCCATTTTACCCTCAAATTACAAATCAAATAGCCCATTTCGTATCAACCTGCGTTCGCACTCATTATCACTTTCTACTCTTCCCTCAATTTGCCCATTCTTCTCTCTACTCCTCTCTCAACGCTTCTCTCATTTCAAGTTTCACACCCCTTCTCTCGTCTCATTCTCTCTATCCTTTCAACCAACCCCCAATCTGTTTGCCTTACGGCAACCAATTTGCCCGCCGCGCCGGTCAATCTGTTGATGATGCCAATCATTCCCCATGTCACCCCAGGGGGCTCAAATCAATGGGGTGTGGGTGTTTGCGTTTGGGCCAGCCGCCCGGTTTAAAATTTTCTGCCTTTTGTCATTTTCAAAGTCCAGTCAGTTGACTTTTCCTATTGTTTCTGTTCTAATTGTTTCTACAGGGAGGGTCGCTCCCTCCCTGTTTTGTATTGATTCAGATTTTTAAAAAGCTTTTTAGAAAGTGATTTGATTTTATGGCAAACTTGCGACAATCAATCTATGGGGGCATGTCAGAATTCCTCATGCGCTCTGAGAAGCAAGCCCAGTTCACCGCTGCTGCTGCGGTCGGTGCAACTGCCTTTGGTGCCTATGGCGTTGCTAAAGGTGCCGTGTCGGATAACACCACGATGTTTGGTGGTGGTGTCGGCGGTGCAACCTTTGGTGCTGCAGTTGGTGCCGGATTGGCTTACGCTGCTTCAGGTGCTCATGGCAAAGGGATGCGCAATGTCCTCCGTAATTTGAACAACAAATTCTCAGGTGCCGATCTTGCTGCGGAAGACATGTCGCGTCGGACCCGTGAAATCGGGATGAGTCCGAAAGACTGGGAATCGGCAATGCGCTCACAAAAGACCTATCAGTTCGGGGATATGAACTATAACACCGAAGACCTTCTTCATTCTGTTAAAAAGAATCGTGGATTCCAGAACGTCTCTATGACCGGCAAGAAAGAATGGGAAGCTTGGTTTGATGGAGGTGCTAAATAATGGGATTGTTTAACACATTCAAGCGTGAGATGGCTGCTAATCGTATGGCCACCCGCGCGGCAGAGAATTCTCTTCGTAACAAACGTGCTATGGAGAATGCAGGGTTCACTCTTGCTAGAGATGTTAGAGGGAAGGTTGCTACAAATGCTTTGGCAACCGGTGCTATGTTTGGTGCTGTTGGTTATGCCTACAATACAGCGACTGGCGGTGATGCTTTTGGTGGTGCTACTAATGGTATGATGGCTGGTGCTTTGGTCGGCGGGGCGCGTTCCGCGTCTAAGCTGATTCGTGCAGGCCGTGACGGTCGTATTGTTAAGTCTATGAGCCAATTTAACAACCGTGCTAAGAATGCCGGCGCCCAAATGGACACAACCTCCTTCTCTAACGCCTTCTTTGGCGGACTAGGTGGAGCCGTTGGCAAATTCAACAGTGCTAATCGTAGCCCTGTTAATAAGACTGCATCTGCAGCTAAGGCTGCAAGTGCATCCGGAACCGGTAGCAGTAACACATATGCCGGCTTCAATGCCAGATACTATGGTGAGCAATTTAGCGCCACAGCTGGCCAGAGTCCTAAAAATGGATTCTTTTAATTTCAACTAGGGGAAACACACATGTCTGAAAAAGACGAAAGTACCGTCCTGGGTGTAAAGATTCCTAAAAGCTTTGGGATTGTAGGTGTCTTTAGTGCCCTATGTTCTATCGTTTATGGTTCATGGATCGGTGCAACCGCTATGGCCAGGATCGAGTCCCAGCAAACGTCAATCACTGCAACGCTTGAACAAATCAAATCCGATTTAGTGACCAAGAATGAATTGGAGTCACGCGTTCAACTGTTGAACAGTGCTATTGACCGTAACAAAGAGGATATCCGTCGTCATGACGATCGTATCTCTCATGTTGAGGACGTATACCGAAGAGGCAAATAAATAAAAGATAGGGAAGCAATATGGGAACCCTTAAAGGAAACCTGATCGCTTTTGTATCTAGAAAACTGTTCTTCTCACTGGTAATCTTTGGGGTCTGTGCCTGGCTTCTTACAATAGGGAAGCTGGAATCAGGCTCCTTTGAAACGATTACAATCTCTATCATTGCTGTGTATCTGACGTCGAATATTGCGACCAGATATACCGTATCCAAAGGCAAGCTGGTTGCTGAGGCGGGTCAGGGCCAAATCCCCCAACCTCCGATGAGACCAGAACCGGAAGATGACGGACCTATGGAATACGAAGAGTATGTAAAAGATATGCCAGATGAGCCAAAAGGTTGATTTATAACGACTTTTCCGAAATGCAGGAGATTTTAGACAAATGCTGTTAGAAAGATTAAAACAAAATTCGGCGATTCGTAGGCAATTTGGCGTCCATGGTCGTATCAGACTGAAGTTTAAGGACGGTAAAGAAGCCTATATTTACACGCTGGAGTCCCCTTGGGACTATAATCCTGATGAACCTAACGGCATTGTTGGTCTTAGCTGCATTAAGGATGGGGTCTATCAAATTTCAATCGAAGAGTCTCCCGTTCATAAGATAAAGCTTCCCTTTCTCGTCAATCCTCAGAATGGGGTCCAATTGCGTCAAAAGAGTGCGGCGACGGACCGGTGTGGGCACGCTTTATGCCACATTGTCGACAGGGATATTTATAGTATTTACGGGAGATATATTCTCATCGGGGCAGACACTAGATACAACAGCCAGGGATTCTATGAACCAATAGAGGGATATAAGGCATATACCCTATTGATGAAGTATTTGGAAGAATCCGGCGATAAGGAGGTAAAAATTACATGGGTCAATTAGTTAATGACTTCAGTCCCAACTGCGGCAAGTTGACTGAATATTTTGAAGGCGTTGTTTTGCATAAGTATGATGATGGTGTTGGTAAAATTACCATCGGCATTGGTCATGCCATTAAGCCTGGAGAAGTATTTCCTGAGAAAATTACTGCTGAATATGCAAGAGAATTGCTGAAGAAAGATTTGCAGTCTGCTAAGAATGCAATTTTGAAATATGTGAAAGTTCCTTTGAACCAGAATCAGTTTGATGCACTTGGCGTCTTTATTTTTAATATCGGCGGCGGGGCCTTTGCGTCTTCTACATTGCTGAAGAAGCTTAATGAGAAAGACTACGAGGGTGCATCAAAGGAATTTGTTCGTTGGAACAAAGGTCGAGTCAAAGGAAATCTGGTAGAAATGCCAGGTCTGACACGTCGCCGGCTTGCAGAACAAAAACTGTTCAATACCGAACCAAGTGTTGCCGACCCTTTAAAATCCATTATCCAATAAAATAAGCTCCAGGGTTTTAGCCCCGGAGCTTTTCTTTTTTTTAGTTGAAAGGATTTGAACGGAAAGATGTTGAAAAGGAATCCATCACTTCTCTGAAAACCAGAGGAAGGTTTTTAACCATTCTCGCATCGGTAGAATCGTCAATCTCTTTGATTCGAAGATTCGATTTTGCGAATTTGTTTTCTAAGTCTCTGACTGAGTCTTCGCCGAATTCCAATGAGAGGAATTTCATCAGGCTGGTCGTATTGGCAAATGGATTGTCTTCGCCATCTTTTAGAGAATCTTCAATCTCTGCAATCAGAGATTTTGGCATACAGAGATTGATTTTGAGCTCTTTATGTGGAACCCACTTAATTGCTCTATTGTAGTTGATTGCTGTGTTAATCAGCATTGCTACAAGTTCTTTAGGAGGAACAACATAGCCGTCTAGGCTTTGCTCTACAACTGCGGTATAGTTGGTCCTGTATTCGCCTGTAGCCAATTTACGAAGCTCTGGAATACCTTTACCGCGCAATTCTTCGTATGACTGTTTATAGGTGTAGCGGTAAGTTGGGTATTCAATAACCACAGCGCTCAGGAAGTATTTGTTTTCCAGTTCTTCAATACCACGCATCGAGGTACGTTCTTCGCGGTTTACCATATAGATCAATGGGAAAATGTTAACTTCGTCACAGGCCACTTGTGGGTTACGCATTTTGCGCTCGTAGAAGATTTGACCAACTTCGTTGTTCACGGTTTCGTTAGAAGCCCACACGTCACGAACGCCGGTAGTCTCGTTATAGGCGACTCGAGGAGTAAGGCACATTGCGCAGGTAGAGCCCAGATTGTAGTAGGTGATACGCTCTGGCTGAGATTGGAAGAATTGGCCTTGTAGAAATTCGCTTTTGCTCATAGTAGTAGTTCTTTCATTTGTTGTTATTATTGTTAAGAGGACTGTTTCCGACATCCCTCACTACAGATATGTATTATACGGAAAACCGGATAAAAAGTCAAGTTTTTTATGATTTTTGTTTCCTTTAAAATCAATAGTTTATAAATTTACATTAAAATTGTTCTTGACTTTCTTTCCGATTGTGTGTATTATATGACACTTTGTGCACAAGAAATGTAAAGATTGCAAATAGCTCTTGACTTTTGTGCCGAAAATCCGTATAATAGCACTTATGATGTTGATGACGGAAGAGCACCGTGTCGGGATAATCTACGGCGTCCGGTCTCTCAAGAGACATCATCTTACTGTGAATTAGTCCTAGAGAAATCTAAATAACCTCGAGAGGCGGGGTCGGATGAGACAGTAATGAAACTCCTAGACGTGGGCGAGCCTAACCAAAGGAGTCAGTCGAAAACTCGTTGTTGAAGTAGCGTAAACTCCCTAATACAAACTCCCTGATTCAAAGTAATGTATCAAAGTAATACGAGAGGTGGCGAGTATAAATAAATTTCCTGTTATGCAGTGGATTGTAACCGAAATGATACGAGTAGGCCACATGGGAAGATGAAACATCTCTGGTCTTGTAGAGATAGCATATTGAGCTACAAGATGACACCGAAAGGTGTGACTATAAATGGAAGTATGAACGGTCCATGGATTGTGTTCCTTGGAGGGTCAAGATGGGTGAAGAAAAAGCCTAGGGCATAATTCTCTTACAATTAGGGTTATGTCAGTAAGACATCTACGTTGTACAACAAGGTTAGACTGGGTTTAGTTAGTTAATTCTAACTAGAAGACTGTATCAAATTTGTCTTCTAACCGTGCTATGGTTAGGCCTAACTGTATATATAGAAAACCTATAAACTTTCATAGGAAACGTTTTCTTAAAGCAAGTATACGTTGATAAACTTGCTACTATAATCTACATGGCCGCCCCGCCGGCGGCCCAGAGTAAACGAAAATAAACGATCTAGTCTAGGTCGTATAAACGGTCAATACAGAAAAGAAGGTTTCTTCCCTATTGATCTAGACTCTAGACAGGCTGCTACCGCAGCCCGGTTAAACAATAGAGAAAATAAACTATCCAGAACTGATAAATTAGCAGATTCTGATCTAGATCAGACCTAGATAATTACCTTGGAGGTAGCTTGATGCTACCTCCTATTTTATTTTGTAAACTAGCTAAGTAAGCTTACTTTGCTATATAAACTTGCTTATTTTCTTGTATTGGAAGTTTACTATGCAAACGTTTTAGAGAATTGTTGCTAAATCGTGGTTGTAACCACAGATAGCTACTAGGTCATATATCCGATTATTGCCTATGACCATGATTTAGCCTATACTAAATTATTCGATAGTAAATTCTGATTTCAGATTCTACCCAGATTATACGAGTCTTTACCTGCATCTATTTCCGTTTTCTCTTGTTTTTTTAGTATGTTGAGGTAAGAATAAGAATAATAATTTAACAATAGGATATTTAGTTCTATGGCTATTCCCAATAAAGAAATCCAAGAAATGTTCGACTTATCTGCAGGTATTATCTCTGCTCATGAAATGAGAGAGAAAGAGAAAAATAAGACCAAGACAGATGTAGAAAAAACAGTTTCCAAAATAAAAGAGACAGAATCTAAGTCTATTCCGATTCTGTTTTCAGCTAGAGGTATTAAAGTTGCAGATAACAGAATAACCAGAGCTAGATATCTGGATTCGTTATCTTTAGACGATAAGCTATATGAGAATATTGTACTGACAGAAGAAGAAGCATTGGCTTTCAGTACAAGTCTACGTCGTTCTACTGATGGCGGTATCACTACATATGCACCTATGGTTTGCAGAGGTGAGAACTGCAAGGTCAAAGAAACTTGCCTAACCGGAGACTCTATGGTTTCTATGTATGACGGCAAAAAGGTTAGAATTGACCGAATCAAGGAAGGCGATAAAATCATCTCATTCAATACGAAGACAAAACGAATTGAAGAAGATGTTGTTTATGCCACAGCATATGTCGGCGAAGAGTTGGTTTACGAAATTAGAACTACCGCCGGCCATTCTATTAAAGCAACCTCTAATCATCAATTCTTCGGCACAAAAGGCCGAGGCTCAAAAATCCGGTTTGTGTCTATTGATACAGGCCTAACAGTAGGCAGTAAACTTGCATACGAAGATTCATTTAGTGATGAAGACGATTCGTATGGAGATTGCCTAATTACAAAAATCGAATCTATCGAACCGGTAAGCAGACTTCCGGTATACGATATTCAGGTTTTTAACAATTCAAATTTCTTTGCAGAAGGGCTACTTGTCCATAACTGCCAGTTGTATAAAATGGGCAAGGCCCCAGTGGGAGCTCCTTGTATTTATGAACAGGATTACTTGCGCAGTCAGACGGAGAGGTACTTCGAAGAGTTTAATGTCCAACCAGACAGCCCGACGGAAATGCAGATGGTTGCAGAACTCGCAGAAATCGACCTCTATGAAAGAAGAGTTACCCAAATCCTCTCCCTCACCCATCAAGACTTCAGCCAGGAAGATATTATGGGGTTTGATGCCGGAGGTAATCTTATTGCCAGAGACGATATCTCTCGCTACCTAAATATCAAAGATAAATTGAAAACCAGACGAAATAAACTCCTTGAGTCTCTAATGGCAACCAGAAAAGAACGAGCAAAGATCGCTGTTCAGGCTGCCGGTTCAAGCGCAGGAAGCGGAAGTCAATCGCTCAAGGATAAACTGGATATGCTTACCGCTGCAACAAGGGGCAAGTATGTTGACCCATCGGTAAAGAACAATGACACAGTCAACGCGGGCAATTAAGCCAAAGAAAAAGCCAAAACAACGGCGCCGCATAAAACAGCATCAAACAAAAGAAGAGCACATCAAAAATAATGGCGCCTACTTCAACAAAGGCAAAAAGTACCGGGCCGGAAAGTATTTCTCAACTAAAGCAGGCAGAACTGTTGAGTATCGCTCATTGTATGAGTATGCCTTCTACAAAGGAATGGACTCTGACCACGATGTAATAAAATATATTGTAGAGCCAATGAAGATTCCATACTCAGACAACTCCGGACTAAGGCGCAATTACATTCCCGATGTTCTGGTTCTTTATGCAGACGGAAGAATTGAGTTATGCGAAATCAAACCGTCATCTGCAACGAAGGCTTTAAATGTTCAGCTAAAAGCGAGGGCTGCCGTTGCTTATTTAAAAGACAATAAGATAAACGCCAAATACCGGTTCATAACAGAAAAAGAAATCTTCGAAAAAGACGGAGATTATCGCAGACTGCTCAAGGAAGTAAAATGAAGCCATTTAGCAACGTCATCTCTCTTGACTTTGAGACAACCTCAACAAACCCAGAGGAAAGAATTAAAGACGTCCGAGACGGCGTTGTTAAATCCAGACATAAATCGCGTATTTGGTCTATTGGTCTCGCCACGAGGCAAGGCGGTACAGAGGCAATATTTAAGCCTTCAAAAGAACAACTCGAATCAGAACGTATAGCCCTAAGCCGGAAAGACTTCTATGCCAGCAATATGGAATGGCAGTCATATATCTCTGGGCAAAAGAAGCCAACGTCAGCAGAGCTTCTATTTGAAGCCACAGACCATGCAATCTTAAAGCATCTGGACAACAGTCTCACATATGGCAACTCTGGTATGATCCTTGTTCAGAACCTAGGGTTTGAACGGGCATTCTATGGAAGTCTCGAAGGCTCTTCAACGTCAAGGCTAATGAGTCAGATGTATGAGCGTTCCCCAGACGGTCAAACGAGACTATACACACCGTCAGAAGTTACAAAAGCAAGGGTCGCTGCTAATGACGCTAAAACGCTCTCAGATTTAGATAAGGCCATGGATAAGGTAATGGCAGCCTACCAAAAAGTAGACGCCTCTGTGATGAAATATGACGCAGAGAGAGCGGTTAAAGGTGGGCTACCTATGTTCTACGCTGCCGACCTTATGGATTTCACAAAAGCTACATTTGTAAAAGCGGCCGCTCAGGGCCATATTCCAGAAATCTACAAAGAGGCTGGTCATAACGTAGACTTCCTCTCAAGGCTCTTTCTGGGTGAACACGAGACCCACGGTGCATTGTCTGACGCAAATCAGCAAATTCGACTATTCGACAAGATTAACAATCTAAGAGAAGAGCTAATCTCTGGAAACATCTCAGAAGAGAGCACAGGCATCTTCAATAAGATGAGGATGGCATCCGGTACCGTTAGAGAAATGCAGGCTGCAAAATCGATCATCTCAAACATTGAGAAATTCAAAGAAAATGGTGTTTGGGATTCAAAGCAAAGGATCGACACGGCTACAGTTCCGGTTATAAACTCTCTGACTGGCGAAACCAATCACATCGAAGTGCCAAGATTCAATCGTAATGTCTCAAACGAAACGGGGTTTGCAAACTTCTTAACGATGGTTGGGAAAAGATATAGCGGCACCCAGGCCCACGAAGAGTTGCAGAGAATTATCAAAATGGCGGAAGGTAACATAGACGTTGCCCAAGACCTCTTGAGGAATCCTGATTCAACAGCAAGGATTGGCGTTGCGGAAATAAGCCGAGCAGATTTACTTGATAAGATTCTCAAAGGAGAGCAGCTGACCGGTGAAGAGCTTATAAGGATAAGAGATACAAATATTGCACAAGGGACACAAAAATCCTTTTCCCAATACGCCGAAGAAGCTTATAATAAAGTCAGAAACAGCCATGAGGCGCTGCAATCTATTCTTCCTCAGAACCATAGGGTCGGTATTCCCGCTGTTGGATTAGCAGCCGCGGGCGGACTTTTATACATGATGTCGGACTCTTTTGATGACGATATGAGGGTCAGAAAGCTAAGAGACAGACAAGAAAGACTAGACTTTAAACAGTATAACGACCCAACATTCAACAGGTTTTCTGCATTGGATTATTCAAACGCAATTCCAGCAGGATATGTAGAAGCACAATACAGGGATTCAAGAAGAGCGTATGAGTATTGATAGAGCACAACTCTGGGATCAGATAAAGCTAGAGTCTAATGATGGATTTTTCTCAACAGATAAATCCAGAACAAAGAATGCAATAAATACATCCCATAGACTATTCGAAAATAGCCTTGCACGAAAAGATCATCCTATTAAATGGTCTTCAAATATCTACCGAAAAAATGCAAACACCGATTATGCCGATGTTCGAAGAATGATGGATGCAGTCGACCCGCTTGAAAAAGGCTCAATCGGAACAGCATTAAAAGCAGAGGCAATTACAAACTCTAGAAATAGGACGGCCGCAGAGCGAATATTCGGTGCGGCTCCAGGTTCAAGCAAATACAATTCGACGCAGCCAATCAGGGGCGGCGGCATAAATAATATGTATGCCTTCAATAGCTACGAATCATTTGCAACAGCAGGTGCAATGGACCATCTTGGCAGAGCCGGTAAATTCCTTAGATTCTATGGCCTTCGTGATGACCTCATGAACTCTGTCGGTCTGATGACAAAACATCAAAAGTCAATTATCTCATCAGCAGCTACAAAAACATCAGATAAGCTGTTTACTGGCATGGCTCCAATAATGGGAGGAGTGTTTGCATTAACTGAGGCGTCCGACTATATCTTTGGCAATAAAGAATCAACTATTACAGATAATGCGGCTACCTCTATTACCGGAATGGCCTTAACTACTGCAGCAGGTACATACGGATTCCGGGTCGGCAAAGAGTTAACACACTCGGCAACATCTCTGCTTAAAGGAGTTCCGATCGTCGGTAAAATAGGCCGAGGAACAGTAGGAGAGGCCCTAGGATGGGCAGGTAGAGCCAGGGGTGTAGCCAAGCTTGCAACTGGCACTGTAGGTGGCCTAGTGGCCGGTGGCGGGCTAATGTGGGCAGCAGACACAGCTATAGGCCTAGCAAAAAGTCTTGCGGATAGAGATAACAGAATTCTACAAGTTAGGAATTCATTGTTCACATCTAGCGCCGGCAATACCTCTGTAAATACACAACAGCTTGCAACAAGCAGACAAAGGGCTTTTGCAAAATTATCTAAGTCCTCATTAAATGATAAAGGCTATATCCTTGGAAATGAGGCAGCTATACTGAAAGGCATATTCTAATGTCAGAAGAATTAGAGCAAAACACTGACCATATCCGAAAGGATATAGAAGAGGACGACAATCGGACACCGACGTCGTCTCTTATTCAGCTTTACGAAATGCCGTGGCGGGATTATCTAAAACACAAGAACTATGATACCGATATCGGCAATATGTGCAAAAACTGCCAAAAAGAGCAGATTCGCAAATACGGCGAAATAACAATCAAATGTTCAGGACCTAAAGATATTAGTATTCTTGACCAGAATCTTCTTGCAAATATGAACAATGAGGAAGTTGAGGAAATTAAGCAGGCAATGAGCCCTGTTTACTGGGCAGAAAAGAACATCGATATAAATCAAAAAGACCCAACAAAACGCCTGTATGTTAACAGATGGTATCAATCTATGCAGCTCACCTGCTCCTCGTCTAAAAAGGCCATCCGATGCGGACGACGATCCGGCAAATCATACGGCCTTGGCATTGATATCGCTAACCGACTTGTTCAGAATAGCAACTACCAAATTCTTGTAGTAACACCATTCCTTTCCCAGGCAAAGGAACTTACAAACGTAGTTAAAAAGATTCTACGTTCTCTTGGAGATACTGTAGGCACATGGGATGACCTTGTGGAGCGCTCCGTTACTTCTCCATATCAAGAGATTCAAATGAAGAACGGCTCTACATTTAAAGCATTTACCGCTGGTAATGACAACGCAAACGCTGTCCGTGGTCAAGGTGCACATCTTATCATTATCGACGAGGCGGACTTCTTAACACAAGAGGCATTCGATTCTATTACCGCCATCTTGATGGATAAACCAAATACTGAAATTATTTGTACATCCACGCCAATGGGCGAGGGGTTATTGTACAAGTTCTCTAACTCAAAAGACTACAAAGAGTTCCACTTCCCATCCTTCTGCATTCCTCACTACAATGATGACATGGACAGAGAGTTCCGCAACTCATTGTCCATGATGGCATATATCCAAGAAATTATGGCGGAATTCGGGCTGTCAGATAACTCCGTATTTGACACTGACCTTGTAAACAGAAGTACGCTTATTGATACCAATGTAGATGTCCACGACGTAATCCTGAATAGAGACAAGTACATCATATCGTTAGGCTGCGACTGGAACGCGGATAAGGTTGGTACACGAATCTGTATCATTGCGTTCAATAAAACAGATGGCAAAATCTTTATTGCCAATCTCTCCAATGTAAGAAGAGAGGGATGGACCCAGGTCGCCGCAGTTGAGAAAATCGTAGAGCTAAACAGACTTTACATTCCGGACTACATCTATGTCGACGAAGGTTTTGGTGAGGCAAACGTACAACAGTTAAAGCTGATTGCAGTGAACTCCTTTGGTAAACTTCCAATGGACCATCCTGACCTTAAGCTTAGAGACGTAGTTCCTGTAAACTTCTCTTCGACGCTAGAACTTCGAGATGTAATGACCGGAGAAATCCGCAAAAAATACTTCAAGAACTTCATCGTAGAGACAACAAAGCGGGCGCTGGAAACTGGTATTCTTGCATTTAAGAATCCTGTCGCCGCACCTATTGTTGAGCAGATGAAAAACTATATCGTTAAGTCTAGGTCTGCAAATGGACGCGAGATATACGAAGCTAAGAACCATGAAATTGGTGACCATGACCTTGATGCCTTTATGATTGCATTGGCTGGCCTTCAATTAAACGAAGATTCTATATTAGATACAAGACGCTACTCAAATGTTACAATTTTGCCACTTGAAAAACGTGGGACAGAGGCGTATAATGGCTCAAATCAAATAGAAAAACGCTCGTATTCAAGCGAGGACAAATACCATCGGACAGTTCGTGTCGCCCCTGGAATTAACAGGCGTTCATCAATAACTGGTGGACCGATGGGCGGCAGAGGTTCTTTGTCTAGAGAGACAGCCTCTACTTTCATGAATAGGTATCGAACTACAATGAGGTCAAGACCTAGATAAGAGGAATCTTCGAACTATGGATTACAATCTAATCAGGATTACTGATAGCACCGTTTTGTCGGATGCCGGTATTTGCTACTATGACCCGATAGAAGAGGTTATCAAAGAAGTTGGTTCTGGATATATGATGGGGACAAATCCAACGTCCCCTGTAGTCCATAAGCTGATGTTGGTAATTAAAAACGGCTCTATTAAAAAGGTAAATATCAAAGTCGTTAAGAATAGCGAACTCGAATCCTTATTCGATATCAAAATTCTTCCTGGGGTTTCGGCCCCAGGTCTTTCTTCCTTCGCAGAGGTAGACACATTTAATAGCCTTGAGATTACAGACGGCCTCCAGCCTTACTCACTTATTCCGTTCCATGTTTACATAAAACCAAAGGGCCCAATAAATGCCCTACTCAATGCTCCATTGGAGTTAACCTATGAGTTCTAGTTTTACTGTAAAAGAAATTAGCTCTATCCTTGAAGAGCTAACTGTTGCAAAATCAGAAATCCTTGGCAAGCTCAAGGACCTTAAGGTAACAGCAACGGATGAGCGAGACCCAGACGTAATGACGGCAGTAAGGAATCTCTACGGCGAAGAAGCGATAAAAGATGGCAAGACTTCCATTTCATTTGAAATGGTTGCACAATGTATCGACATCGTCCGTAGAGCTGGCAAAGCAAAAGCAGCGGAGCTAATTAAATGATTGAGCTATGGGGCTCACAGAGCCAAAATACAATTGTTGACCAACAAAGGGCGGAGTTGTATATGAGGCTTTTTCAGTATGCCTCATCAGACTTCGTTAATAATCAGGACATTAAGACATTTGCAGAAGATGTCTTGAACTGGGCCAAGTCTGTAGAAAATAGAATGAAACAGTTTGAGAAAGACTTAAACCTTCATACTCACAAAATTCCTGCACACACTCATCAGGTTCCACCACATACTCATCTCATTATGCCTCATGTTCACCCAACGGCATGGGGTCCAAGCGGGCCAAATGCTCCTCAGCCAACAGACACCGGCACATTAACAATGACCGGCGTAAATCAGGAATTCGAATCCATTAAGCCAACAAAAGAGCTAAAATGGAGAGATGGACAAATACCTAAGACGTATCAGAACACATCTGGCGTTACAACGAATCTAGATAACAAAGTCACAGCAGGCTCAGGAATCATTGGAGATTCAACCGTTCATCAAAGACGGTCAACGCCTTTGGCTAAGTCCATGACTCCTAATATCCCGCCTTATTTGTTGCCAACGCCACTATAGGATAAAGATGGAATTAAGCAGAAGAGTAAATCCGACAGCTAATACCTCATATGCTGTTGCGTATGCACAACTTATTGTTGACCATTTTTCAAGAGCCCTTCAGGAAAACGGCTGCTTAATTCAAGTTCCTGTAGGTCTTTACATTCAATTTGACGACCAATATAATAGATTAGTTGACTACATAGAGAGTGCACTGAATGCTGGCAACATTGACAATGATCGCGCTGGCGATCAATTTGACAATATCGTTTCCCCTAGTGGGGCTATTAACCCTAGACACCTCGCCGCGATAAAGAGCGCAATTAAAAAGGCAAGTAACGACTGTTTTGCCTGCAATATTGAAAAGCCTAAATTTGACTTTTCTGGCATATTCGGTAATCTGCTAGGTGATATTACCTCATCTTTGGACCAATTTAGAAACATAGGTAAATACAATAAAGCATCTGTTTGTCAGTATGCGTTCTTTCTGTCTTACCTTTGTTTACCAGACCTGCTAAAACTGATTGCGCTTATCCTTGCGGCAATCGTAAAGGTCACACAAAATATACAACTTCCAAGATTAACGGTCGCAGTATTTATTAATGCAATCCTCGGCGCCATTATCGAGGCCCTTGTTAAGAACATTTCCGTATTGGCTAGATTTGCCCTTACACCAGTTCTATGTATACTAGACTCTATTGATTCTATCCTTGACCAATTGCCAACTCCGGAAAATATCCGTAGCACAAGTGCTAAGGACTTAGAAGAGCTAGGTGTAAATAAAAAATTCTTAGAAGGCCAATACGACACTAATCTCAAAAAGAAAACAAAAGAGATTAGAGAGCAGTATACATCCCGCGTAAACAAATATGCAGAATCAGCAGAGTTAAACACCCGTAAATATGTAGAAGAAATTATGGGCCCTCTGCAAGAAACAATTAATCGTAGTGTTGAGTCGCTGAATAACTCAATTCAGGAGCTAACCGGTCTTTTAAATCACTTTAGTTGCGAACCTGCTCGCTCTGGTTTGAGCATTTCTCAATACCTAAGCAATCTTTCCGAACTTATGGCAATGGCAAATCTTCTAAGATACATTGTCAGGATGAAGGCAGGTAAGGCAGCAATCGAGAAAGTCTGTAATGCTCCTGCTGGACAGCAAAACTTCGGGCAAGATAACGATACGACGGCTATTGACGGAAATCTATCAATAGCTAATATTGGTGCTGTTATCGCTGATACAATTGGTACTGATATCGATCTCATTACAGATGAAAAAGGAAACGCCATCGCTGTTGCTATCAAAGATAACGAAGAGGGCAATAAAGACAACCTTTCCTTCTATTCTTGTAATCTGGATGACTTCGCAAGGTCTGTAACAGTCCCTGGCCTAATAGAGGAAATCGCCAAATACGATTTTCCGAACATAAAAATTGATGAGTGGAATCCTTCCCCATGGAAGGTTACAATAATTCCTGATTCTAAATACGACTACGGCCGGCCGAATACTTCCATTGTTCCGCTTACAATAAATACTGACGATCCTAATTGGAGTATTCCAAAACACATTCAAAACGTCGTTGGTTTTATCGACAAATATAACGGTGCAACAGACCCAGCAAGAACATCAAACGAAATTACCTTCGTAGATGAAGACCTGAATCGAATTATTAAAGATAGATTCGTCAAAACCGAAGACGACAACATCGTAGACGGCCTTACAGATTCTGCTGTTAGAATCGTCAATGAGGACGGCAGTGTGAAGATTATAGATTCCACTGGTCGAATCCAAACGAACAACGGTGCACCCACACCAACAGCAGTAGAGAGCGTGGAAAGATTGATTTCCAACTTCAGCAAAACAAGAGCCGGCGATTCACCACTTGGACAGCTAGACTGTATTACAGATATAGAAAACGTCCTTAATAAACTCGGAGACTAATAATGAAAAATGAGGATATGGGTATTCTTCTGAATACCAACTATTCTTCGAATCCAAAGGAAATTAAGGATGCTTTAAGCCGTAAAGCTCTAGGTATCAGAAGACAGTCCCTATCAAATCCGGGGCTGTCTTATTTTGGCAAAAGAACTGGCGGATTTAACGATGTGATCTATCATGGCTTCAAGAATCATGAATATGATCTATACGAATATGCTCGTATTATCGATACAGAGGCAATCGTTGCTAAGGCGTTTGAACGTCAACGCGCCCTTATCTTTAAGAACGGTTATTTCTTTGAATCCAACGACCCTAAAAACGTTGAGTATATAAAATCCAGAATTCGGGAAATCGAATACGTTACAGGCACTACGTTCCGCAACTTTATCGAGGAAATGGCCTATAATCTGGTAATGTTCCATAATGCCTACATTCTTCTAATTCGTGACGAAGACAAATCTACGGGCGAGTCTGTAAATGTCGGCAGTAAGAAACTAGAGCCAATCGCCGGATGGTTTAATTTGCCAACGGAAACTATCCAGCGTAAAATCAAAGAAAACGGCGACGTTGAGATGTATAAACAATATCTTGACCCGGCCACATTCAGACTGTTCACACCAGAGAAGGTGCGACATCTAAAATACAATGCCCGCTCTGGCTTTACTATGGGTACACCTCCACTAGAGGCCGTTAAGGACGACATCCTAGCCCTTCGACGTATTGAAGAATCCGTTGAGACATTAATCTATAAAGGTATCTTCCCTATGATTCATGTCAAGGTCGGCACAGAGGCAAACCCAGCAAGGGTCCTTGTTGACGGTACGGACGAGGTTGAGAAGATGGGCTATGTAATGCACGAGCTGGATGAATATGGTGGTATTACTACAAGTGAACGTGTCGAAGTGAAAGCAATCGGCTCAGAGTCTTTGGCGCTACGTGTCGAAAGCTATCTGGAATATTTCAAAGACCGAGTAATGCTTGGTCTTGGCGTATCAGATATCGACATGGGTATCGGCGATTCGTCAGGTAAAGCAACCGGCCAGATTATTTCTCAGACGCTAAAAGAGGCAGTCATTAATAAACAGGATGCAATCGCAGAGTTTGTTACTAACTTCCTATTGAAGCCGCTTCTCGTCGAGTCTGGCAGATACGAAGCTGAATATGAAATTCCTGAAGAAGACCTGGTAAAATTCCGCTTCAATCATGTTGACCAGGATGCCCGCATTAAAATTGAATCTCATATCCTAAATATGTTCAATAGTGGTTTACTCTCTATCAACGAAGCAAGAGCAGAAATCGGGTACAAAGAAATCAGCGATAAAGAGATTTCTAGAATCGGCAAAGATAAAGAAATGATCTTGCCAACCTATCAGGTCGAAGCTGCCAAGGTTGCAGCTACTGCTGCGACCCAAGCCAAAAAAGAAAATAGCTCCGGCAATAAAACAAAAGCAGAAGGTGCACAAAAAGCAGCTTCATCTAAGACTAATCCTAAGAATCAATTTAGCGATTCCTTAGATTCTAGCTTATTCCCTATTGAAAATATTAGAGCTGCATCTGCAAACAAAACGTTACTATCTGAATACATTGAGAATCATGTAAAATCAGTTATTGACATATCTGATACACAATCGGATAATAACGTAAAAGATATTGTTTCTGTCTTCTCTGACGCTCTTTTCATAGCAGCTCAGTCCGAAGATATCTCAGACTCAGATATCAAAGATACGCTTTTGGAAATTTACAAGTTAGTTGGAGAAGCATAGTGAGAGCGTTTAACGACCGCTTCGAGACAACTGCAAGAGTTAGTGTGGGAGAAGAGATTCAACAGCGAATCTCAGACTCCCTATCAAATGGATCAAAAGTAAAAAGCATCACAGTAAAGATGGAGGCCACCCACTCGGGTCGTCCAAATGGCAACAACTGGATTTACACTCCATCAGGAATGGCGGCGGGGCATAAGACATTTACCTCTCCGGTATTCAAACCTGTAACTGAAGAGCATCGACCCGACTCAAGAACGTTGGGTCGCGTCATTTCATCCAGATATGTGAAATACGAGAACTTCAGTGATTCATTTAATAATCTTTCTCCTGTAGAATATCTCAGTAAAGCAAAAGAGTCCGGCTTAGACAAACAATACAAGAGCCGTAACTATAAAGGCCTCGGCCACATTGAACTGGTAGCAAAAATCACAGACAAAGAAGCTATCGATAAAATCCTCGACGGCGAGTTTGGATTCGTATCAGTTGACGGCAGAGTACAAGATGCGTATTGTTCTATCTGCTCATCAAAAGTTAACTCTCCCAATCGTTGCGAACATAGACGCGGCGTAAAATATGGGGACGAAAAATGCTATTACGTCGGAGGCAAAATGCACTTCGACCATATATCATATGTTGCCACACCAGCAGACAGTAACGCTGTCGCAACATTAATTCGGGATAGTAAAAATAGTCGATCCCATCTACAGATATTAGATTTTGAAATAGAAGAAGGTAAACAGATGACAGTAAAAATCGAAGACATTAATAAGTCTAGCGAGCCACTTGTCGAATATGCCAAAACTCTGGGGATTAAAGACTATCAGCTTCCCTCTGAGGAAGGCCTAACTGTTCTGGATTATGTTTTTGGCGAACAAAAAACTTTCCCGATTGCCGACAAATTGTCAGCATCTCTGGCTAAGTCTTACTTCAGCACAAAAATCAGCGATTCGGCAGATAAAGAACCAATCCTTACACTGATTGAAGACAAACTTCAAGAACTCGGTGTTGAAGATGCAGAAGCAGTTATTGCCGATGCAGTTAAAGCCAGCGAAACTCCAGAAGAGCCAGAACAAAAAGTTTCTGACAATGTTGAACCAGCCGCTGCTACTGCCACATTCGATACTGATGCCGTTGCAGAAAAACTTGCAACCGCAATTGCTGACAAGCTTCAAGATATTATCGCCGGCAACGCGAATGGCTATCTAAGCTCACAAAACAAAGTTTTGCGTCAAGAGTTGGCTAACAAAACTATCGAACTTGTAAAAGTTCAAGACATGCTGAAAGAGTCTGTGGTTACCCAGATTTCAGCTATTGAAAAGATTTCAGACTCTGCTAAAATTGAAGAACTGAAATCACGAAGCCTTGATTCTCTTTCCGACAAGCTGAAAGACCTTCAGGCTGCAAACATCGCTCCGGAACCCGAAGAAAAGGTTTCTGACAGCGTAGAGGAAAAGAAAGAACATCTTGAGCCTTCTTCTGTTAAGATTGAAGACCATGTAGCTGAAACTGGTTCCGAAACTCCGAAAGAGGGCGAAGCAGAAATCGAAATCGAAGACGGTTTGGTATTCGCTTCCAAAAAAGAAGCTCAAAAAGCGTTTATGAAAGTTCTTTCTGAAAAAGGCACTGCGGCAGCTAAACTGTTTGCAGCAAAAGTAAAAATCAAAGGCGAAAGCTAAAATCTCCGGAGAATAATCCACAATGTTCCAATATCAAAACGTAGCTGCTAACGCTCCTAAAACCAAACACTACAGCCGTGAGAACTGGGCAACTCCTAACGTCATGTTCTCAGAAGGTATGCACCCAGCTGGTCAATTTATGCCAGCTCCTTACCTGCCGCTGATTCGCGTTCCTTCAAAAGACATTAAAACTCACGTCGTAATCTCTACTGGTAAAGTTGTTGCATTCGACAGCAACGGTTATCTGGTTCCTGCCGGTTTGGCTGAATCTGATGCGGTTTACACCGAACTGGACGTTCAAGAAGGTATTATCGGTCCTGACGGTCAACCTGTTACCGCCGGTCAAAAAGTTAAAGACAAACTGACTGCTGCCAACCTGACTGTTTCCGCTCCTGTTGGTGTTGCATTGTATGACTTCTGGCGTCATCCAGGTGGCGACGGTATCAACCCTGCTCACTTCAACTACCAAAACCTGAACTACCAACACCGCGTTCAATTCGTATGCGACTACATGGTTGAATTGCCATTGGTTGAATCCGACGCTGAGTATGAAAAAGCTCCTCTGAAAGGTATCTCTGCATTTATCGCTGCTAAAGGCGCAAATGCTGGCACCGGCACTCTGGCTGACTTCACCTCAGTTAAACCTGGTGACTTCGTTACCTTCGACAAAAACTCCAACATGGTTGTTGCTCAAGCTACGACCGCCAAAGAAAAAATCCTTGGTCAAGTTCTGCAAGTTGTTAAACCTCAAGAAGACAGCCTGTTGAAACTGGTTCGCTCTAGCTCTGCTGGTGGCCATGACCTGGACAAAATGCCTGGTACTGCCACTAAAGGTGCAGAACATAAAGTTGCCTACTCTAACGGTTACGGCCTGGTTCGCGTTAACCTGATTAACCGCTAATCCAACAATCATAGGAATAAATAAATAATATGTCTAAAAAATTCGACAAAACTTACGCAGACGAAGCACAAAGCATTCAATTTATTCGTGGTCTGTTTGACAACGGCGGCAAAACTGTAGACGGTGAGCAAATCTCTATCAGCGACGCCATGACCGGCAATATCGAAAGCCTGAAAGTTTCAGACGCTTTTGCAACTCCTAACTTCCCAATCGCGTTCAAACGCGTGATCGAAGAGTTCGTAATCGACGCAATCGAGCCGAACCTGATTGGTCACAAACTGTTGCAAACCATCCATATTGACCCGAACATCACTCAGGTTAACATCAGCACTTACGGCGCTATCGAAGTTGGTGACAACTCTGTTGCCGAAGGTGGCGAATACCCAGAAGTTAGCACCACTAACGGTGGTGGCCAACTCTACGCTGGTGTTGGTAAATACGGTAACCGTATGCGTATCACTGAAGAAATGTTACGCAACTCTCAATGGGACGTTATTGCATTCCACCTGACTCGCTTGGGTCGTGCAATGGCTCGCGCTAAAGAGCAAAACATCTTCCGTATGATCAACTCTGCCGGTGTGGTTGTATTCGACAACGACAATCCTACCCAATCTATCTTGGGTCGTACTACTGGTCGTGATATCTCTGGTGCTGGCAATGGTTCCTTCACTGCTGATGATATGTACGATATGTATGCAAACATGCTGGAACGTGGTTACAAACCTAACGTCATCCTGTGTCACCCATTGGCTTGGGCTACCTTCACTAAAGACCCAGTTCTGCGTGAATACGCTCTGAAAAACGGCTCTCTGGACAAATGGTTCACCAGCATGCCGAGCCAAAAAATCGGTGGTGACGTTCCTGAAGCTTACCGTCGTTTCAGCCGTATGTCTGGTCGTCCAGCTACTCCGCTGACTCCTGAAGAGCGCGTTGGTACTCAAGATACTCCGTTCGAGTTTCCTTCTTACTTCCCTGGTACTTCTGGTCTGATGATCATGACCTCTCACTATGTGCCGTTCGATGCTGAGAAGAAAACCACTTCTATCATCATGTTGGACACCAACGAATTGGGCGCAATCTTCGTTCAAGAAGAACCCACCGTTGACCAATGGGATGATCCAGCACGCGACATCCAAAACATCAAAATCCGCGAACGTTACGGTTTGGCTCTGTTCAACGACGGTCAAGCAGTTTCTATCGCTAAGAATGTTAGCATCGAACCTAACGAAGTTGTTCTGCCTCCTCAAGCAGTCGTTAGCGATTTGCCACGCATTCAACGCAAGTAATTTTTCAAAACTAGGTATATAATATACTCATAGTTGATTAAACAACATGGGGGTAGGGCTTAGAACTCCCTGCCCCCATTTTTTATTTGGTGAATAAATGAAAGCATTACAAGCAAAAGTAAAACTGTTGACGCAAATGTTCTTGTTTGGTGAAAAGATTCAAATGCGTCGTGGCCAAGAGGTCGTATATGACCTGTCCAAGCTGACCATCGGCGATTTGGAGATTCTTGCGCATCATATCCGCCGCGGCGAAGTGGAATCAAATATCCCTTCAGATAAATTCCATGAACGTGCACAAGCTCTCCGCAAAGAAGTTCAACAAGGTAAATACGAAAACGTTCTGAAGATCGAAGATGTCGAAGAAGTCCGTGTTCTGGATGCCGAGATCGAATTGGAAGATGGCACCAAAACTACTATTGCCGCATTGGAAGAAGCCAGCAAGGAAGATCCACGGGTTAAGTTTGTTCAAGAGAAAATCCTTGATGCCTCAACTTCTCTGGCAATGGTTGCAGCTAAAAACATTCCTAACGTTGACCTTGAAATTCTTGAGTTCGCTAAAAACTCTGAAGTTAACGGCAAAAATCGTAAAGGTGTTCTCGCCTCTTTGGAAGCTGAAGTTCGTCGTCTTGGCGAATCTGCAGAATCTGAAGCTGAAGCAAAGTCAGAATAATCAACTCCAAATTCGGATAGCACAGAATGTCAGAAAAACTAACAGTAGAAAAGGCTCTCAATACACAAGAGCAGCTTGACTTTATGCCTCTGAAGGGTTCTTTGAAACTTAAGTTATCTGAGCCTGTAAGCGTAGAAGCTTTGAAACCTCATGTCGCTATCCTTAGAGTTGGTAAGACATCCGGACTAAAGGAGCTGCGAAAGTCTTATAGTGACGCCTATAAGACTGACCGCGCGGCATATGTAGACCTCGATATCTCTGTCAATGAAACAGAGGTTACAATCACTCCGGTGAATCCATTTGAAGAACTTTCAGACTATGCTCTATATATCACAAGAGACATTCGGTCTGTATCAATGGAAATTCTCCTTGATGGAGAACCTGCCGGTGATAAGGTAACAGTAAGTCCTCCAGTTGAACGAGTCGTAGAGATTGCCCCAGCCGGGAAACCGTTTACAAGAAGCGGCAAGAAATTTATCCTTGCTGATATCTATGTCGACGGCGCCAAGGTGAAAGAAAAAGGCATCTACGGTCTCGATGACGGCGTAGAAGTAGAAGACTCGGTGGTGACGTACAACGACCAATCCTCTATTGGCATCGTAAAAATAACACCAACAGTCAAATCTGAATCCGAATTCGACTACGTCTTAAAATTCAAAACTGGTCAAAAACACCCGATAGAAGATATAACTCCAGAAGGAACATCTTCTAAAATTACCGCCGATAAGCTCTACGAGTTTTATCAGAATCCATACGATATGATTCTTCACACCAAGGGCGGTAAGACCGAGGTTGGCTCGTCAGGCTCTACGTCTGCCGGTAGAGAAGAAGAGGTTACACCAGAAGTCGAAATCAGACTTCCAAATAAAATCATCTTCAACTTTGATAAAGAGCTTGCTGAAACTCCAGTAGACCTTGCTTCATTCGAGTTTGATATTACTGAAGCTTTCGGCAATCAGCATCTTGGACCTATGGGTTTATTCAAAGAGGACGCATCATATATTTTAGAGTTCTCTACTATTCGTAGAAACAAGTCGCTCCAAATTGAAATTATCGAAAATGATGACGAAGAGCCGCACGACCAGTATGAACTGAGGTGGAAGCATGAGCCTGATTCACAGTAATACACTTGCCGGCAAAAACTGGAAAGAATCAGACCCTAATACAGGCATTCAGTCTACTAGGGTCTATAATACTATCGGGACGTTTGCAATTCCCTCTGTTCATGCTTCGTTCGACGGATTTGAAGGCCCTAAAAAGAATAAGGTCTTAATCTACGACGACAAGCCGGGCCGTAAGAAAAGAGTAATAAAAACGGAGTTAACATTCCGTGAACCATTTCACTCTTTTAAGTTTTTCGAAGCATTAGGCTCTACATATGGTATGCACGAAATTATCAATGAGCGGGAGACCATGGGAGAAGACCCATCTCCTATTATTGACAGATGGAAAGCTGAACCGGTATATATTGAACGCTACTCATCCATGAGGCCGAACATCGCGCTTAATTATAATAACAGCGACGAAGACCTTTGCGGCTTTATGGAAGAGCTTACAAAATCTGCAGTTCCGGAAGATAGCGGATTCAAGATCTCATTCGAAGACTTGGCAAAGACTATAGACGGAAGAAAATACCTTGAATTCCATGTTGGTGAATTTCATCTTCTGCCAAACACTCCAATTGCAATCCACCGCTGTAATCTGTCTGCAGATGTGCTGAACTTTAGAAAAGGCTTTAAAGCATTCAAGGATAGCGACTCCCTAAAATCAGAGGTTATTCAAATCCCGAGAATCACTCCAACGGCCAATCACTTCTTAGAATTCTATGTCGGTGTAGTCAGGATGAAAGACTCATCTACACGCCCTCAAGAGTTTAATAAGAAAGATATCGATATTCGTCACCCAAACAATATTGAGGCTGGTGCTCAGATTAGATGGAAATCTCTGGCTGACTCATGTATGGAGTGGGTAAGGGTTTATGACGGAACGGACTTGAAGCGACTTCTAAGCCGGGACATCTACACCGCGGGCCATTATGTTTTAAACACCAGATGCCGCATTGATTTAGAAAAGCTAAAAACATATCTAGCAACACTAAATCTTGCAGATGATTCACAGCTGATCATTCATCCTCCATCATTTAACGTACTCGGATTTGATACTTTAAACCTTCTATCAGAACCAAGACACGCTAGACTGATTTCAAGACTAGATCGTGTAGAGTTCGACGTTCAGCGTAACTATAAGAGCAACGGCGGCTTCCATTATCAAATAAAGGTGTATAACGAAGACAACACCACGTTATTGTTCTCCGAATCGACAGATTCTTCTGTTGCTCCATATGTACCAGACAATCTTGGTGTAGCTGCCAACAAGGGCACATGGAGATGGTCAAAACTTACCGGCAAAGATATAGGCGGGCTTCAAATTCCGTTCAGTAATTCCTATATTAACAATGCTGGTATCAACACTGAATTGTACGGTAAAATAACATACACATTTAACGAATCGGTCTCGGAGTGGTTAAGCCGTTACCGTAAGATACACATAACACTAGAAACAAACGACGGGACTGCATTAAATGGCTAATATCGAAGTTAGACTATCAACCGGCAGCACTACATCTACCAACCTGTCCGAGGTTAATAAATCCCTCGGCGGCAAGATGGCTCAGAGTGCAAATGAGGGTGTGTCATTCATCCTTGGTCAAAACAGTATGGTTGTAAACAACCTATGGGACGACATCAGCCAGATGGATAGCGAAAACAGAACATCTGATTATCGATGTATCTACATTTACAACAATCCTACCGGCTCTCGCAAGGGTCCGAGTATGAATCTGAAGTTGACACTGACTTCAAACTCATATGCAAAATTCCAGGCAGGTAAAACCCCTCTGCCGAATACGGACGCTAATATTATTACCGATGAGAGTCAAGCCCCGGTAGGTATTCAATTTGAAGACCACACAAAAGAAAGCCCACTGCTTCTTGGTCAATTGCAGCCAGGTGAGTATCAAGCAGTATGGTTTAAGCGCACACCAACAAACGTATCAGGAGCTGGTGAAGTTCGGGAATTTATGGACTTCCTGTTAACCGGTTCAACCTAATATAAGAAAGGTCGGCAATGGCACAAAACTTAGAATATGCACCAGATGACGTAAGTATCAACGGTATAATTCAACGGTATTTTGATATCTACTTGCCGGCCAATCTTGACGACCAAATGGAAGAGAAGGGGGATAACCCCTTCTTGCCTATTAATGGGCAGATGGATATCATAAGTCAAAACGATATCAGCAATGCTCGAGAAGTCGTCAGCATGATGGAAGGCTATTTCAAGGATATCCTGAATCCAAAATACTACGAATATTTTATCGCAGACGGAACAGGGACTAAGAAATACATCTTTCAGAAAAACGGCTCAATTGTCGGAACAAAAGTTATCGCAGGTTCGGCAAACAATTCAAATGTTGAACAAAAATATTCTTTTGAGTCCGATAATCAGATTATGTCTTTTGCGGATGTTGTAAGTGAAAGCGGTCCAACATATGCACAGGCCCAGGCTATCGAATATGATAGACAGGCAAGTTACTATCCTTGTATGATTACGCAAAGGACACTAAACTCTGAAGGTCAGAAAATTGGCGACACCTCTAGCTTTATGAGAATGGGCGGTGACGAGATAAGCAAGTATTATATGGAAATACCGCTCCTTATAATGCGCAACTCGGTTCCGATGACATCAGCCGATCTTGAGCGTCTTAAGCAATACAGCCAAAGGGCGGCCGGCGGTAAATTAGAATTAGAAATCTCAGTAAGTCCATACACCGTATTGTACATTGACGAAGTTCCAGGTTCTGAGCAGCCGATCAGACAACCAAGGGACAACCAAGACTACGAAGCAATGGCAGCGTCTCAGTTTGGTAGATATCAAACAAGAAAAGACTTCTCTATTCGTGCCGCAGATGGACTTGTTTCCGATATCCTGTCCACAAAGCGAGACAGCGATATCTCTACTCAAGACCTATTAGAAGCAGTTAAAGATATCTTCTCTGAAGGTGAAGATGTAAGATTGTTCGGCTCAAGTAATTCCTACGAAGTTCCTGCTGTTATTGAAAAGATCTTCATCGAGGCCGGAGAAGTTAGAGTCAGGGTAAAATCAAAACAAAGCACCAACGCCTTTAGGATAGAAGCAATCTCCGGAGTCTCCTCAAAGATTCTTGCAATGGCTTCTTCTAGCACGAGAGTCGGCATTACTCCTCCGGGAAAAGCAGGTAAGAGCGGCAGGGTTGCTGACGATAAGGCATCAAGAAATTCAAAAGGTTCTGCAATCAAGACCATCAATATTTATGCAGCAACTGAAAATCGTTCAGATGCTATAAATCCTTTTGATAGGCAATTTCTTGGCCCGAAACTTGATGATGTTGCAAAACTGGTGAATGCAGAAAAAGCCAAGAAAGAGGCAGAGCGCAAGGCCGCGGCAGAAAGGAATAGGAAGGCTTACAAATATAAAGATAGCCAATACTATGCCCCTCCTATTGATTACCAAGACATTCTGATTGAGGGGTTTAATAGTTTAGCAAATGCCTTTACCGGAGAAGAAAATGCAGCCATCAATAGAACGTTTAACAATTTGGTTGCACCTCAGTTAAAATCAGACCGAGATCGACTCTTCGAATTTACCTCATCGGCAATTGCTCCAAAGGAAAGCCTAAAAGCGTCTCTAGAAGATCTATATACATTTGACGCCACTACAATAAGATTCTTCAAGGCTTTGGATATGGCTGTTATAAAAGTCAATATCCTATATAATCCTTTTAGTTCATCTATCCTGAATGAAAGAGCTGCATTTAAAACTAGTAATAGTTCCCTAAACGTATTCGACCTCGCCGGCGTTAAGATTGGTTTAAAAATAGCTAAGTAAGGCTGTACTATGATAACTCTATTCAACGGAAGTTTAGATTCCGAGCATACAGCCTTAGCAAGGCATCAAAATGACGCCATCCGGATTCCGCTAACAATCTATTATACAGGGACAGAAGAATCTAGATATTCAACTGGGTTTACAATCGATACTGGTGAAAACTTCAGTTATAAATACAGAGACTACTTCTGGATTAATAAACCAGAACCGCCGATGCAATATTTCTGCGGATTTAGAGCAGGCATACGGCCAATCCCTATTGAACAAAGATATTCAGCGTCCTTTAAAATTAAGTTCTCTGAAAAGTTCGAGCAAAGATATCGCGCCGGATTTAAACGGTTCTTCCTATACGGGGAAAGAATCAAATACAATTACAGGGCCGGATTCAAAGTTAAGCTAGGAGCAGAGAACTTCAAGCTGCACTACAAAGCCGGCTTTAAAGTACAGAATAGAAAAGATGACCCGTTTATAATGAGGTTTACTTGTCCATATCTGTACAGTAGAAAAGACGAGTTTGAGTATCGCTACACAGATGCCTTTAATGTTAAGCTTGTGAACAGATTTGAGTTTAGCTATAAGGCCGGATATAGGCATAGCGTATCCAAGTTTGTATTCCCGCGCAAATACAATACCAACGCCGCGGGTGTTAATACTACTGTTGCAGAGCTAATTAAACCGTGGAAAGTTATCAAACAGAAAGACGGCTCAAGCGGTATTAGAATTGCCCTTGATAAGTCAAAACTAGACCTAGGTTCAGACGGCCTTCGTATCTTCCTGAATATGCCTCCGAAGTATATCAACTATTGTGTAGTTATGAGGGACAAGTTTGATAAACTTCCAGATGCTCCGGCAGCGCCGAAACCAGTAGCGCCTATTGCTCCTGTAACCGAGCAATGTCATAGAATCAATCACGGTGTAAGATTCCAGCCACTTAACATAATTGGAAGCGAAGAGGAAACATAATGCCTAATATGTCAAGAGTTCTGGATGACGATTTTAAACTTGGTGATTCCTTTCAACCGGATATGGTTCAGGCGATATCGGGACAAGAGTCAGACGCCGGCGTTGTGGATTATACCCCGTTCGAACCGGATTCCGATGAGCGTATAAATTACGCTGGCAGGCAGGCCGGATGGGAAAAAGATTCCGTATATCACCCTATAAAGAAAACATGGGTCAAGGTTGGCTCATTCAGGCAGCCCTCCAAGGAGTACATTGAAAAGGCATACGGCAACAACCAACATATGCTCTGCTGGGACGCTACATATGGTTGCTTCATCTTCGATTTTACAAGAGTCTATGTAGACAGAAGTAATCCTTATCACAGGGTTCTTTACCCAGCATGGGCAAGACCTAATAGTGCATACACTGCAGATGCGCCATATTTACCAATTGGTCAGCCATTCCAAGAAACGCTTTGTACTTATAAGTATCCAAGATTCATAGGATATTTTACAGACATACAAGACTCTGACGAAGGCTGGACTTCTGGATTATATCATATTCCAGGTACAAAAACTTCCCGCGTCCCAACAGTCTCTGGTGAACCCAAGGGAGAAAAGCCATCTCCAGATGCAGTATACGATTGGTGGGAAGGCAAATGGTGCGTTCCTGGTACACACCCATTCCCGGGCGAAATTCCTCAAGAGGACCAAGACTACGGCTGGAAGGTGTGGGATACTGCATTAGGTGTATACAGAAAGCCAAGAGATTGGGAGTCTAAAAACTGGCTGGACAACTACTCGTCACTAGTCGTAGATGGAAACGTATCCTACGGCGGGCATATTATTCCAAACTATGATAACTGGAGATATGGTTTAGGTATTCAGGGTGATAAGTATATCGGCGCAAGTGCAACTGGAGAGTATGCAGAGCATGCAGATGCAGAGCGGGTGAAGTTAATTAAATACATGAAAGGCGAATCATGACCGACACCACGAATGTTACAGGTGAATCTGGTGACACTCGGACACAGGGTTCTGCCGCTGTTGTAGAAAAGAAAACAGCCATCTCTGAGTATGCTGCATATGGCGAAAACCCGTTTATTGCAGAAGACAATGACGGGTTATTCCTCTACATTCCTTCCGTTATTCCTGCAGATATTACAACCGAGCAAGATATCGAAAACTACCTGAAAACAATAGCCCCTATTTCGATTTCAATCTATCGGTACAACAGCAATCCTGTTGATACCACTCAGATTATCAGAGGCGAGAAATGGGTTGATTCAAAAGTCTACGACCCTGGCGTATTGTATAATCTTGAAGCCAAGAAAATCGATATCAAAGAAGAAAGCATTGTTCTCGGCGCTAAAACTCCGCGCGGACTCGATTCTGATATCTTTGAGGTTAAATTCTCAGAACCTAACAACTGTTGTCTTGATAAGTCAGTTCTCAATAAGGACTCTTCTAACGGATGTACGATTATCAAAGGCGATATCGAATACAAACTTACAGGCGGCAATTTTGACCCTGCTGTCGTATGTTCAAGGATCGAGGCAGAAGACCTTATCGATAGTCTTAACTCTATCGGTGCTATTATCGGTATCCAGGACGGCTTTAATGCAGGCGGTATCGAATGGTGGCTCATTGACGCCGGCAAGGTTACAGACAACGAGGGCAATGTTATTCGTTATCCTGACCAATTCGCTAAAACAGAATCTTATAACTTCGACCCGGGCGATTCGTTCAAGAAAGACGACCGTAAGTCTGAAGTTAAGGTTGAAGTTCCTCCTCCAACAATTAGTCACGAGTTTAATCCAACGGTTCCATCGAAACCGACTCCGGTTAAACCAACTCCGCTATCGACTGACTCCAGCGATGCTAGACGATTTACAAATCTGGACTTCGTAAGGGATCCATACTTACCAGGATTTAGACAATGAGTAGAGAACTAGAACTTAAGCCGTGGCTTTTGAGAAGCGGTAAAATTTCAAATACTGACGGGTGGGTTCTAGAGGCCTTTGCTGCTGTAAATCCAAGACTCGAAAAAGAGCTCAGGGATAACAATGTGGACATCAAAGATATTTGCGCAGTAACAAAGGTCTATACAAACCCTTCTCAAACAAACTCCTTCAAGTATAATACGATTGCGGAAATTGAAACTGACGGCTGTCATATCGTAAACAAGGAAGGCGGGCCGCTTTCTATTTTATTCTCATACGGAAGAGTAGACCTTGCCCTATTGGAATTCTCTCAAACAGAAACAGTGGGCGTACCAGACGTGCCATTTATCGTAAGAGAGAATACAGAGGCCGGCATTAAAGCAGCCTACTACAATCTAGTTGACTCAGTAGAATTCCTAGAAGATGTAACAGGTCAAGAGGGCGTTAAGAAGTGGAAGGTAACAATCCGTCCAGATAACCGCGCCGCAATCTTTACCAGATGGGAAAAGAAAGTCAGAAGATACTACAACGAGTTTATAGTATACGCCAGACAATACAAAGAAACCGATAACTTCAATAGTTCCGAGCATCTTGGAGACCAGGCTAATAGTTCTGCGCAACCTGCAGCACCAGTTCCTCCTGCGCCAGCATCTCCATAAAATAGAACCGCCAGAAAGGTACATATAAATGTCAGAAAGAAAATTAAGGCCAATAGACTGGAAGAAAACAGACGTAGAAAACTTCTCAGAGCTTATGGCCCAAGGGTTCGCTGATAGGAATATGGAATACCTTCCTGGCGGCCTTGTTTTAAAAAGACCAAAATTCGTAGAGGATAAATACGGCTCAAGTGAAATCCAAGTTATCGGCATTCCATTTAAAAACGTATTCGGTCAAACAAAATTCCGTTACCATCGTGTAACACTATCAGGATTCGAGGCAGTATACAGACAACTGCTAGGAGACGAAATATCTCCAATAAGAATCGAAATAAAGGACAATAACGATGATAAAGTCCTAGAGGATGCTAAGAAGGTTTTAGCTAAACGACTAGCAATCCTGCCGCAGCGCTTCGTATTGGAGCTAGTAGAAAAGAAAATGAAAGGTCCAGATAAGCCTCAATACAAATACAAATTCTACTTTTCAATTCCAGAAACAGACTTCACAGACAAGGTTAACGGTCTATCTATCATCAACGACAAAGATGTATTTATCTACGTCGAAAAACCAAACATCAAAATCGAAGCTGGTCAGGGCATCATACCAATAGAAGACACATTGGTTACACTCCAAGGATCGTCCTCTTCATCATTTGTCAGGGACCCATATAGTTCCTATTCTGACATTCTTCCTGTAGAATATAAGCTGATTGATACAACAATAGGTGAGGACTTTGGCGAGAATCCGGTAAACCAGATTTTATACAAATCGCCGGGCGGTAAATTTAGAGGCCGCATCAGTCCAGACCTAAAAGCAGACCTATTAGAAATATCGGCAACAGGAAATTTAACATACAAAGACGAAGTCATTGAATCAAGATTCAAGGCTTCCGAATCTCCTATCTTAAAAATCAAAACAGTCTTCGGCGGGGAATACAGAACCCCACTAGCAGACCAAATTCCAGAATACAGAGGACCAAACGCAATTGACTCATTAACAACATTAAGTCAATACACATCCTCTGCAATCACTATCGATATAGCGTCATTAGAGCCCAAACAAATGGCGCGGCAATATGTTGATGAACTGACAACACTAAGTCTACACGCATCATCCTCTATTGATACAAACATAGTCTCCAAAGAATTCAAACAATCAATCCAAGAATTCCAAGAAGCTCTAACAACACTATCCCTACAAACATCATCATCAGTAAATATAACAATCACCTCTGGCGGACAATAACAATGGCATTATACGGTTACCCAACAATCACGCTAAAAGACAAAGACACCGGCAAGATTAAAAAAGAAATCTCATGCAAAAACATCCAAACTATCCCCGCCAGAATGATGATGACAAATGTTGGATATGCTGGCGGTTACTATAGAATAGGCGTTAGAAATAGCGGAAGTAACTCCAGTCCGGAAACCTACATTTATACAACGCCATATAGAATGCCTAAGAATCCGTTTACATATATCAATAATAGAGAACAAGAATCTTCCGGCACCATTTATCAGGCTACATATGCAGATGGACAAAAGGCCAAATCTATTGCAGATGTAACAGGAATTGAGAATGTAAGATGGGAACAAGATGCAGATGGACGAACAATCCTTGTTGTTAAAGGAGTCTTGTATGCACCAGAATCCGGCATTCGGCAAATTGGCACAATATATGTGGGGTTTTCATATAGGTCAGACTTTTTTACGCCATTAGATGAAATAATCATACAAGACGCCTCAACTGTTATCGATGTTACATACAAAATTATAGTATCTGGGAATAATGAAAGGGAGTATATAGCAAACCTTTCTGGACTCATTGGATATAGAAGTACGTCATACACCAGTCCGAACGGTACGATTTCCTTCCCAGATAGATATGCAGATTCTGCGACAGGGCTTGGTACAAACAATATGTATGGACATAATGGTAAATCTGAAATATATGGCCCAATTTATACGGAGATGAATAGCAGTCAATATAATTCAATTCAGTCTGAGTATGATAGATTTGATAGCAGAAAGCCGGTAGTTGAAGATAGATTTGACAGATGGAGCATGAGTCATTCCTACAAATATAGTTTTAGTTTCCCAGAAATGAAGAAAAGTGGCAATATCGTGGGGTACATTGGAAAAGGCAGCACGTCTATTCATCCTGATGCTGTTAAAAAAATAAGCAACGGTAAGGGTGTTGGTACCACATTTTCAAAAAGAAGAGCTGGAAAAGATTCAGCAATTAACCCTTTCTTTGAGGCTTCTTCTGCAAAGAAAGGTTCCGGCATGATAAAAGCTGTATCCGCAACAGAGAAGAAGGGGTTTCCGGAAAGATGGGAAATTGATGTAGTAAAAAGTGGAAATCTCCAAGAGGCCGAATTTAGAATTAGGAAGGCCATAGTCTCAGAATATTTGGCTAATTCAAATGTACAAATTTATTCGAGAGTCCCTCATTTAGCATACCATGGCAATACAAACGGTATGCTGTATAAGAAATACAATCATCCTGATGGATTACTATACGAGTCTTCTCCATCTGTGTGGCCTCTATACGGACAAAATCTCGCAATCGTTATTAGAAAAGGCGTTCTTCTGACATCTGTCGGAAATGCGAGATATTTCATTCTGGACGAGACAAATCTTCCACATGAGAATCGCGGCATTCAAATTACAGGCATTGCCTGGGATGACAGCCAAAAGGGGCTCTTAGTAGGGTGCGGGGAAAGTGGACTGTATCGTGTGGACTTTGACAACGATACAGATAACGAGCCAGTTGTAAAAAGAGTAACAAAAGACGGCATCGAGCATGTATACGCCATCTCTGGAAACGGGAAGGGGAGCGTTGCCATTGTTACAGATGCCGGGATCATGTATTCAGACAATCTTGGTGAAACGTGGAATACCAAATCATTTGACGTTATTAAAAAACAGCTAATAGGCTCGGACGATCAGATAAAAGACTCTTTCAACATCGAAGAAAAACTAAAACACTCATGCTTAGCGTTTGTAATGACAAACGACGGCGAGAGCGTTGGCATCTGTCTATTTTCTTATGGCGACACCTATTACATTCCATTCATCAAACTGAAGACCGAAGATAAATGGTTCAGATTAGGTAGTTATGGTCAATCAGGGTACACTGCGTATAGTTCCATATCCTATTCTACAGATTCCAGCCGTATCAGACTTTATCCTATTTGTATAGGTCCGGCAAGAGCGGAAGAAGAGAAAACCACGATTAGAGATATGGTAAACTCAAGAAAATACGCGTTACAGCCAGGTGCAGCATGGGGAATCGGTCCATTAGAAAAACTGGCGATGACCTGGGTAAGACCTATTAATATAGCCAATGGGGGTGTTGCCGGCGGCGATAGCAGTTACAATATGAGTATCCTAACCGGGAATGAACATGGTGCCAATTTTGATGTGACATTAGATAAAGGTAACAACCCAACAGCAACTCCGGTCAGGTATGGCTATGGTTCTGTAATTGACAACGGAAGATGGTCCATTGAATTAGTTAAAAGCCATGAGACTAATAAGTTCGGCATACTTGTAGCAGGTCCAAATATTGGCGCTACAAAAGACAACCCGGACGCATTCCTTTATTACTCAAGCAATGGCAACTCTTTTTCCAAATCGAAGGATTCTATATTTAAAGCCTTATCTGGACAATTCGAAATCGATGGCGTTAAATTTGAGGCAACGGGAGAGAGGTTCGAAGAGGGCGATTGTTTTATATTCCACAGAACCATGTCCTATATTAATGACAATGTCTCAACCGCGCGTTTCGTTGTTGAAAACTCATGCCTACCTGTATCAGGATGGTTACAGCAGTCTGGTACCATTTCCGAGGAAAATAACAAGCCGACATATAGGCAGCCAATCAATTACCATCATAATATGTATAAAACTCAGGACGGAAGACTAAAAGCGAAGGATAGAACTTATACTAGGTTGTATGAACTCGACTCATATGCTCCTCAGTATATACTTCCCGGGTCTTCCAAAATGAAGTTTGATCTGACAACAATGAAAGGATCATTTGTTATACAGATTCAGACAAAGTCAAAAAACGGTAGCAGCACCTATAATAAAAATAAGAACATCTTTATATCTAAGACGGACGCTGGGATTTCCTACTATTGCAATACGGGATATTCGAATAGTATAAATAACTTCTTATTCTCAAAAACTGATATATTAAAAGCCCCAAATAACTTTTCAATATCTATTGACGCAGAGAAGAGGGGTGTAACGGTTAATGACGGAGCTACTGTAATATGGACATCTGGTTCGGATTCTTCTGGATATAGGCAAATTAGCTCGGTAAAAATAGTCCCCGTTACAACATCTAAGGTGTCCGGAACGAATAAACTTGGATTTACCAGCTATTGGGGCGGAAGTCTGGATGGTGAAGATAATGGAGAGTCCGAAATTTTTCTTCCGACGTTTGAATATGCGTATCGTGGCACCCTATGTACAAGACTTGGAGATGAGAATTCTTTATCAGGATCATTTGACCCCGTGTTTTATGGGTTGCCGTCAATAGGGTCGGATTCGATGTTTCAGGTAGAAATAGATGGCAAGCCGGCCGAGGTCGTACATTCTATGAATAGCGAATACTCTCCAGATTTCCTTATAAAAGAAGAAAAGCCAAACCGTGGCGGTGTCTCTGCGAGCATCTCTGCAGGTCAGGTAAAAATTGAGCCTTACACAGGTCTAGTATTTTTCTCTGATGAAGACATCGGTAAGCCATATAAGATTAGATACAAATATTACAAAGGCGATAGCCTTGGAATAGGTGAGGCAATCCTTGAATAACCGTATCAAAATATACGGATTTAAAGTCGATTTCAAAGATGGCAGCTCTGCTAATGTGGCGGAGTCTGCCTCTGAAATTTCACTTTCTCCGTTTTATGCATCAATAAGGGATATTGAATTAAATGTCCCAGCCGAGAATGTTTCATTTAACGAACAATTCTCAAAAGACGTTTCAGAGATCATCTTTAATAAATCCATTTGGATTGACAATTATATCCGCCGCAAAAAACTCCGATTGACAGACGAAGAACTGTATATGATAAAGCGCGACTTTGTTATATGTTCGGTCCTTGCCGGTGTAGCCAACAAGTTATACGGTACACTTCTTAAAGGTCAGTCTGTTAAAAAGGTTCTTGGTGATTTTGAAGTTCAAAGAGATTCGACATTCGATGTAAGTTCTGCTCTTAAATTTGTAAACGAATCTAAGGGATGTGCTGATGATGTCCTCGCCGCAATTGATGAAGCCTCAACTCTTCTTGCTGTCGGCTTTGTTAAGGGCAAGTGGAATTGTTCCAATCGTGTTTCAAATAGAGAGTGGCACCATCCAGGCTATAGAAGCATTATGCCAGTTGCGGCCAATAAATTCTTAGAGCTGGACGGAAAGCTATACAAAACAGGATACGGATATGGCAACGAACCTTTCCCCCTTTATCGCAGAGGTTGATTTGCGGCAAGAGATGGTCGATTTGTTTACAGGTGATGAATTTGTAAATAAACTTCGACCGTTTATCTACCGTAAGTCAAGACACAACGACGATGGAACCAAGGTTAAGTGCCATTGCTATAACGAGATAAGTAAAGAGGGTATGACAGATTGTCCTGATTGTGGAGGCGCCGGCTATTTATGGGATGAGGAAATAATCCCGGGCCATATGTGGTTAACACGCTCAATCATGCCAACAACAGGCTCTTCTTATAATAACGGCACATCCCGTATTGGACGCTCAGTAGATTCAGCATGGGTATTAATCATACCTTATAAACTTGAAGCCTTTGAAAAAGACATAGTCTATCTACCAGTAATGAATGATGAAGGTTCTATTAGGTTTCCAATCAAACCAGAAAAGTCATACTACATTACAGAGGTCCTAAGAGTCGGATTCGACATGGGAAGAAAAGACTTTACAGCAATAGGACTACAGACACGATGATAGAGCAACCGGATTTAAGAGACCCCTATGAACTTGCGCTAAAAGAACTCGTTCAGCTTTCCAATAGAAAAGTAGTGGAATCAAAGTCTTTGGAGCAAGTATTTGAGGAACGTGCAGGATTAACGATTGACAATTTTATGGAATCGCTATATCCTCTATTCAAATCAGAAGGGCTTCTCATCGAAAATGAATCAGACTTTGGTCCATATGACCCAAACAAGTTTTACTTCACTGAAATTTTCCCTGACCAGCCAGATGACACGCCGGTTCAAAATGTTGTAACGTGGGAAATCTCACGAAGAGAGCCGGCCCTCTTTGATTCAAAAGTAGTACAAGGTGGGACTAAGCAATATAGACCAGTGCTACTTGGTCAAGTAAAGACCAATCAAAACCGACTAGCTGTTGTCTACGAATCAATGTACGATAACTTAGTTAGTTTTACAGCCTGGTCTACAAGTGCTAGGGATGCAAGAAGGTTAGCTTCAACTCTGGAAAATTTGTTCTTAAAATTTAATCCTCAATTTAAGCGAGCGGTTAGATATATGGTCTACAAGGGTAGGTCATCTACCATTAACACTGATCATTATAAGAACCGGAGGCTATTTGGAGTCACACTTTCCTATCTCATAGGAACAGCAGAACCTGGGTTCATCAAACAGGACGAGATTGTAGCAATTAAAACCTATAGTCAAGTCGTTAATTCTCTGAAAAATAGAGAAGTAGAAAAAATAACACAATTGATAGATAAATGATAAGGTAATTAAATGGCCACATATCAACACTTGCCAGGTGTAAACCTAGAGCTTCTGGATGGTAACCTTCGCATCGACCAAACTGACAGCTCTCCTCGCGTACTTATTATCGGTCGTGCAGAAAAAGGCTTGACCAATGCCCTGTATCCAGTAACTGACACTAACCGTGCAGCTGCTGTTTTCGGCCAAGATTCTCCGCTAATCCGTAAGATGTCAGAGGCTCTTATCGGCGGCGCCCGTCGTGTTTCTCTATACCGTATTGGCGGTAAACAAGCTAAACTGAAAAACATCTTCGGCAAAGACAGCTACCTTGCCGCAGTTGAAGCATCTGTTTCTGCTGTCGACAATCTTAAAGTCTATGTCGGTCCTCGTCCTAACAACGATGGTAAAGCATGCTTGATCGTTTTCAAAGGCAACGAAATCGTTTACTCAAACGTTCCTGGCTCTGAGATCAACCGCAACCAAGTTGAAGTCTTTGGCTTTGATCCTGAAACCAAAGTCAAAATCGGTACTCCTACCGAACCAATCCCATTCGCTGAAGTGATTTTGAAAGAGTACACTCGTACTGCCAAGTTCGTCGGCAATGGCACTACAACCAAATTCTCCCTGCCCGGTGTTACCAAAACTGATAATGTAACAGTTAAAACACTGACAGTTGATGGTGAAACTAAAAACTCCGGCTCTGACTTCTCAGTCAAGATCGACAAAGCAACTTCTTCTCAATATGTTGAGTTTACAACTGCTCCTGAGGCTGCTAAAGAAATCCAAGTTCTTTATGCTTTCAAATCGAGCGGCAAAGTTGCCGGTTCTGCAGTATTTGTAGGCAACGGCTCTAAAACTGAGTTTGTTCTTCCTGGCACTAAGAAAGAGTACGAAGTTACTCTGGATGTTGTTAAGGTTGCAGGCCAAGACAAATCAGGAGACGCCTCTGTCGATAACGACACCGCTGGCACCGACGCAAAGGCATTGAAACTGACCGAAGCTCCTGCCGACCAAAGTTTAGTGATTGTTGAGTACACTGTCGACACCAAACGTGAAGCTGTTACTGGCGAATACGAAGAAGGTGAAGATAACATCAACACCACTTGGAAAAACTACTACGAGTTGCTCCACACTGCATTGGCAGAACTGGAATCTGTTAACGCAATCTCTGTAGTTACCGACTACGCTATCATCGATGCTCCTAACATTGCTGATGGTTCTAACGCACTTGACCGTCTTGACTACGTTTACGTTTCTGAAGAAAACGGCGAACTGAAATATGAATGGTCAACCGAGAAGGTTCTGTACCGCAAAAACCGCGGCACTGCAACTACCTCTAATCCTGCAGAAGCTGATATCAACGGTAACGGTCAACCGGTTGTATACCGTCGCTACCATGAAGCCAACTTCGCTCATCTGCTGGCTAACTTCGCTAACACCATTTCTGAGAACGAGCAATTCTGCTTGGTAACTATCGGCGCTTCTATGCCGCGCTCTTTGTCTCAATACGAAGTTAACCGCTGGATCGGTTCTCCTGCCACTTACGACGCTCTGGGCAATATCGTTTCTAACGGTACCGGCCTGTTGGGCCTGCGTAACATGGTTGAGCGTGCTGACACCCGCCGCGGCTTCTATAAAACCATCTCTGGTTTCGTAGATGGCGCTATTGTTACTGACTCTAACGGTGCACCAATCAACATCGGTAAATTCCTGTCTGTTGTCCCACAGGTAATCGTAACTCCTTCATACTCTTCTGCTGGTTCTAACACCATCGTTACTAACGGTGCAGCAGTATATGCAGGTCTGATTACCACAATCGACGCCAGCGTATCTACCACCAATATGTTGATTCCTCGTATTGCTCTGCCAGGTGAAATCAAAAAACTGAAACTGGACCAACTGACTGGTGCTGGTTATGTCTTCTTTAAGACTACCAACAACAACGTTCGTGTCGTTTCCGGTGAGCTGGCTACAACTGCCGACTCAGACTACCGTCTGCTGTCTACCACCATTGCAGTTGCTGAAGCTTCTAACGCTGTCCGTGATGTCGTTCAACCGTTCATCGGTCGTGGTCTGACTGAAGCTACTTTGGCTGCTGTTGACGTGGCAATTGAGGGCGCTCTGCAACGTTTGGTTGAACAAGATCACCTAGTTAAATATCTGCATGTAGTAAATCAACGTCCTGTTGTTAACGGACGCGCAAGTCTGGACGTAGCTCTGACTATCGTTCCTGCATTCGAACTGCGTGAGATCAACGTAGCCGTTAAACTGGCTCTAGAAATCTAAGACAAAGGAGGAGCTTAATTGCTCCTCCAATTTAAACCAGGAATATTATGTCAGATTTTGTTACATATAATGCCACCACCTCTGGTGTTGATATTACCCCTGTACTTGCTGGTAAACCAATCGGTACAATGCAGATGATTTCATATCGTCTGGACCGTGAAAAATTGCCTGTTCACACTATGGGCTCTCCTGATGCTCGCGCAATTGCCCGTGGTAAACGCACTTGTATGGGTTCTTGCGTATTCACTGTATTTGACCGTGAAGCACTGTTCGACATCATGGACGAAATGGGTCGCTCAGACGTTTGGTTGGGCAAACATGAAACTGCCAACTATCGTCGTGGCGGTGCATACAAACAAGTAAACAATGGTCAATACCAAGACGCAATCCCAGAAGCTGCTCGTAATGCGATTTACGGTTCTACTGACCCTCGCGCTAACAACGGCATCCGCGGTGGTGGCACTTTGAATCCAGAATACGGCAAACTGGACTTGAACACTTCTCAAGGTATTCGTTCCGGTCTTCGTGACCTGACCAAAGCCCGTTTGGCTGACCAAATTCTCCCATTCGATATCGTATTGGCTTCTACTAACGAATTCGGTAGCTCTACTAAAATGACCATCTATGGCGTAGAGTTCGTATCTGAATCCGGTGGTGTTTCTATCGACGACTTGACTACTGAGAAACAATACTCTTTCATTGCTCGTTCAGTATCTTCATGGGAGCCGATGGACACCTTTAACTCTCGTTAATACTTAAATCTATTCTCCTATAGGTGTAATATGCAAGATTCAACAAATCAGCCATTACACAAGGAAGAATATCATTCTGTGGGTGGCGATGCCACCCACATTATTTTTAACTTCCCTGGATACGGCTATCTTTACATGGGCAGTCTTCTGTCACTGTCCTATCAAATATTCAGAGACAAAGTCCCGGTCTATAATCTGGGAAGCACAAACATCGACGGCTTTGCTATTGGTAAACGATATGTAGCAGGGTCAATTGTCAAAACATCTTTTCTACATGACGACCTGCGTCAATTCATGCAGGATATTGCAGACGGCATTGGTATTAAGGAGCCGGTCGACTCTATCTATCAATTAAAACTCGAAAAGCAGAAGACTTATCATCACCTGATGGCAGATGATATTCTTCCATTCGATATCATTATTCTCCTAAGTTCAGAATACGGCGCATTCTCTGTATCAGAGGTTATCTATGGCGCCACCCTAATTAATTCTGGACAGGTTCACTCTATTCACGACATCATTACTGAAAACACTTTTTCATTCGTTGCTAGAGACGCCAGACAAACGCGTAACAAGATCGGAAGCGTTGTCTATGGTGAGGCTAAGCACACAGGCATAAAGGCCTCACAGCTGTCAGGAGAGGCTGTTAATTACCATAAACCAGAAGAGACGTATTTCTACGACAGATGGAATCAGTCTGTCAATGACGCAGTTAAAAAAGGCTCATGGTCTCCTGACGAAATTAATCGCATTAACGCCTATTCTCAGCTTGCTGGTAATGGCACACAGGCCAACGTTCCTCAGAGCTATCTCGATGCGGCCAGAGATGAATATAAAAAACAAGGCGCAAATGGCACACCAGATTCCAGCACAGGCTCTAGGCCTATGGACTACGGATCCCCTGTATTGGATAAAAACAGTTTCAAATCTAACAAAGAAGGATTTGAGGTAGAGGACGGCGATACCATTCATGTAAAAGCCAAGAAGACGGACGGTTCAGATTACAAGTCTAAGTCTGGTGATGGTAGAACCTCTCTTCGTTTTATGGGCATCGATACACCAGAGACTGACCACGACAAAAAGAAAGGTCAGCCATACGGAAATGAGGCTTCAGATTTCCTTAAAAAATATGTTGCAGATGGCAAATGGGATAAAGATATCCAAGACGGCGTAACTAAAATTGTAGGTACAGATACCTATGGTCGTAAACTGTTCTACAATCCGAGATACATTGAATCTGCGGTAGAATCAGGTATGGCATGGTTTAGACCAGAAAGCGCCAGACAGGCTGGTATGTCTCCCGAAGATATTAACCGCATTAAGCAGAAGTATCATAAGGCTAAGGCCAATAAGGTCGGTTTATGGGGCGGAGATAAAATCGTTGATCCGGCTGCTCATAGAAAGACATGGGATAAATAATGGTTAAGTCAAAATATAATATCTCAAATACCGATGACGGCGTTCAAGTATCGGTCGACGGAAATAGGGCCGAAGAGCATTCTCGGGAATATAATATCGGCCTTGAATATGCCCTTGCTAAAAATCTTGCCCCTGGTAAAACGGTTACAGTTGACAAAGCCGTAATCGAAAAGATGTATCCGAAGATTAAAGATACAAGACCGGCCGACCCTAAGTTTAAGCCAAAGGGCGTTCCAAAAGCTAACGGAAAAACAGACCCGGTAGACACTATGTCTGCTATCTCCGTCAATAAAAGGGGCAAGCAATACAATCCGAATCCAGGTGAAACCCAACGAGAAAAGAATCTTGCACATCAAAAGGTTAAGTCCGCATCTTACGACGGCATATATACCAAATACTTCTCAGCAAGTGATTTTAGTATCTACGTTGGAGATATCCTAATCGATCGTGCTGCTGGCATCGCTATTGGAGAGTCATTAACAAGCACTCCGATTTATACTGTCGGCAATAGTAGATACGACTTCTTGGCCAGAGGCAACGTAGTTGTTAACGGCATCCTTCGTATTAATAAAGCTGAGAAAGATTATCTTGCTAGAGTTCTTTCACACTATCGTGGCCGGTCAAATGAGTTCAAAGTTCTTAGCTCATATGAACAGCTTCAGCTTACATCCGAAGAGCTTGCCAAATATCGCAAGCAACTCAAGGAATATCAAAATGAGCAAGTGTCAGCAAAATCAGTTCTAGACTGGGCAGACCTAGGCGAATTTACCATCCATATGGTTTATAATAATGCAGACGCTGTTACAGAGGGTGTTCAACAACGCATATCTATTGTAGAATGTAGAATAGTTGGATATGAACACTCAGTAGACATTGGGTCTGACGGACAATTAATAGACGGATATAAATTCATTGCCAAAGAGGTAATACCAGAATGAGAGCAGAACGAATTGAAGGGTTAAGCTCCCTGCACCCAGACGAGCTTACTCCTGACGAACACGAACAGCTTGCCGACGCTAAGGACAAGATTGAAGAAGAGAAGAAAGAGCAGACAGATATTGACATTCTTCTAAATGCACTTGCAGACAAAGAAGACGCCCCAAAGCTCTATGACATTGAAGATGGCTAGAGAAATAACGGTACAATCCACGTCTCCTCCGTTCTTGGCGGCAAAGACCTGTTTATCTGGCGAGTACTGCGTCGTCAGGAATACTCCAATATGATCAAGCAGGGCATGATGAATGACGAGGTCCGAGCAGAAGACTCAGTTGTTCGCCGCTGCCTATTGTATCCCGAAGCAAAACAAGAGTTTCTAACAACAGCCCCAGCAGGTTTTATCTCTACATTAAAAGAACAAATCATGTATCGTTCTGGATTTGTTCCACTGCAACAGGCTTATTCTCAAATTAAGATTCTATAATGAGCGCACTAGGTTTGAAGACGGGGACTATTGTAATCCCCTTTAATAGCACCCCTATTCAAATCGAGGGGCGTGTATATAAAAATCTATCAGTTCTAGCAAGACTAATGTCTATGACAGAACTAGATAGAGCTATGCGAATCAATCTGGAAGACCCTGCAACCGAAGACGAACTATACGAAGAAATCTTTAAAACTTGCGTCATTAGTGTTCCAGGCATTCCAGAGGGTGTTGACTACAATAACTCCGCCGCCGGCTTTGTTTCAACTGTCGGCAAAGTAATTTTTATTAAATCCAAGGAATATGTAGAAGACCCATTCAAAGCATACGATATAGCGGTAGAATCAGTTCCAATGGTTGAGGCTATGGCCGCTGTAATTTCAAGATTCCTAGGTATTAAATATTATGAAGCAAAGGCGCTTCCAATAAACGACCTATTTGAAATGTATGCAGCCTGCCATGTTGCATTCCCTAACGAGGTAGCCCCTATTGTTAAACCAGAGGAAGATAAGTCAGGTCCACCATCATGATAACTTCTAATATTGGATGGTCCGCTCTAGGAGAGTATCGGGACCGAAAAGAAGAAGCCTCTGCACATCGTAGAATATTGATGGACGCAGAGACATTTGAAGAAAATCAGTCCGAAGAAGAAGCTAAGGGTATTATTGGTTCTGTTGTAAAATACGGCCTAACTCTTGAAGCTCTTGTCTTGGCCAACCGGGCACTTAAAAATAAAGATGTACAACAGAAGGTTGAGCGTTATACAAATCTTAGTTATCTTGCCGACTCTATTAAGGGCAATAAACAAGACGCTCTAAAAATCTTCGGAGGCGGGAAAGTTACCTTAGCAAACTTGTCTATGAACGTGGCAAGGGCGTTCGAGGAGCTTTCCCCTTTTTCTATTTTGAGAACGTTTAATACGTCTCATATCTTAACTCCGTTTGCAACAGCGGAATCTGAATTTGATTTCTCTCCCGACCTGCTAAAAGCGCAAAAGCGTTATTTCGGTCATCTGGCTTCAAAATACGGTGAGCGCCAATTAACAGACGCAGATTTTAATCTAGGTCTAAAATATTCAAAAGGACAACTGCTAGATAACTCTGGCGAGGTCGTAATTAAGAATGCGCGACTGACCCTCACAGAATTTGCAGGCACAGAACCAGGACACTCTGCAACATCAAGCTACAATAAAATACTAAGACGACATGTAGCAGTAGGAGAAGGTGCAAACTTTCTGACCAGAAGAGAAGTTGGAGATCTAGCCAAGGTCGTGCCAACAGAGACTCCATTCACCATCATTGCTGCGAATAAGGATGCAAGCATTGGCAAAGAATGGATGAAGTCTGTTATCGGGCAGGCAGTTGCTCAGGGCTTTAATATGGTTAATGAGCCGTTAGGATTCTTAGAAGAAACCGGCGGCACTATAATTAATCAGGATTCAACCCTGTTTAAACTCATCCGAAAATACGGGCGAATCAATCCAAACGCTACATCAGAATCTACAATAAAAGAACTGGCCGCAGGGTATGCAAAACATGGCACAATGAAACTAGCAGCATTGGCGGCTGGTTTTTATGCACTTGATAATGCATCTAAAGTTATAGGCACTGATGATTCTGGTTATGGCAAAGGTATAGCAGAAGGACTATCTACCACATTCTTAGGCGCTAAGCTTCTTTATGCTGAAACCGTCTCAGATAGATTCGAAGAGTACCGTCAAGAGCAAGAATATGTAGCACCAGGCTCAACTTCTCTCCTTAAACTTGCAGGGTTTCCTTTAGCCGGCGCAATGTTCGGTGGCACAATAGCATACGGAAGAAGAACACTTCCTGCCGTATTGGCAAATGACGGTTATATCAAATCAACAAGAGAAGCAGCAAAAGAAAGCTTCATCTTCGGACGCTCGGTAGCAACATTAGCGTCAGGAACAGTGGTAGAGGATGCCGTCTCAGTAGGTACAAGGGCAAGAAGATTTGCAACACGAGGTGCTGCAATAGGTGCACTGTTTGCATTGCCATTCCTTCCCGGCGCTCTGGTTGGCGAAAGTAGCGACGACGTAAGGGCTGAATATCTAGAAGGCAAAGATGTAGCTATTCGTAAAAACAGAGGTTGGTTCTCATCTTCTACGCCAATCGAAGGTGAAGGTATCAAATACTACACCAAGAACTGGTACCAACGCTTAATGGCCGGCAATAAGGATAAGGTTCTCTACGGCGACAACGATACCAAAGAGGATTTAAATCCATTCCTAAGCCCATTAGACTACCTAAGAAATCCATATCAATTTGAACAGATGCATCAAGATGATATGCCATATCCTGTATGGGGCATGGATGTATCTATGGGCGGCTGGGTAGGTCGTGGATTTCAGATGGCATTTGGTGATGCCATTAAACCGGATTTGATTAACCCAAGGATGGAGGCGCTAACCCAAGAGCTGGGCGGCGCGGAAGGTGGGGAACCTTCTATCATTCCTTCCTTATCCATCACTCAAAACATATCAAACAAACAAATGTCTCTTATTGGAGAAGGCAAGAGTACATATGGAGAGTTAGCTAAATACGACCCTAATACAGAGTCTGCTAACTACATTGTTTCTTCCGGTCTAGACTTTATCGGCCTTAAAGGTTGGGCCGCATCAGGTGTCCTAAAAGATTTTGGTCTAGGCATTCCAGAGTTACAAACCCAATACGCAAGGTCTGGTGAGGCAACCAATATCGCCAGAGAGTTCGAAGCTCAAAACCTCGGCGGTATGGGCGGCGCAGCTGACGTTATCCGACGCATCATTCCAATGTCAGCAGACGTAACAGGCGAGCGGTTTAACCCTCTTAAAAACACGGCTGCTCCTGACTGGCTTCCAAGTCAAGGATATTTCAACGACTTCTCAAGAGGCGCATTCTGGGATAAGGTAGAAAACGGATATGATAGACTTCCAGGCAAAGGATACGAAACATGGAATCCAGAACTATCTGGAATTGATCCTAATGACTACCCTGATATCAATAAATTCGAAATCCTCTCAGATGTAGCATTCGGCAGTAACGAATACTACAAAATGTATGAGAAGATGGAGGATATGTATCGAAGAAAGGTTGCAGGCGAAGAGACAGAGATGTCTGACGAAGATGCAGCCAAGTTTGAAGATATCTATATCCAATCCCAAGAGCGTTCAAGGAAGAAGCGATTCTTTGAATACAAAACGGATGCAGACATGGAAGGCATTTCGATGTGGGGCAGATTGCTTGGCTCCATGTGGGAAAGCACTGCACACAATGCAGAACTATCAACCGAGCGACTAACATTCTTCCGGCCGGCGGGCAAGTTGTTACACCAAAGAACAGCAATAGAAGACTATGTAAAAACACAATTATCAGAAGGCGACACAGCACTCTGGGATAAACCATACAAACACTTCATACGACCATTCGTAGAAGACTCATACAAATACATAGACTCAGAGCATGTTCCAGAATACATTCAAGAGCGAAGAAACGTAGACAACTACTTCGATGCATTGGAATATTACAAACAGATGCAGATATATCGCAAGTCTGCAGGTGTAAACGACTACCAGGCTACGTTAGCTAAACAGAAAGCAGGACGAACTGTATACGGTGCAGTAGCATCGGGTCTGGACTCAAGACAAGGCGTAGAATCTGCCTACGGGGCACTATCAGATAATGAGCGTGCATACTTCTCTTCCTTTGTTAACGCAAACGAATCTGACCGCGGTAAGATATCAAGAATTGTTGATGATAACAATACAGCAGACATGTACCGTATGTTATGGGCAAGAAAAGACGCAATTGACAACGGAGACGATGTTGGCGCCCTAATTCAGCAAGAAGAGCAAGACTTAATCGATGATAACCGGTCAGCTTATCAAGCTTATCAAAATAGCGGAGATAGGAATATCGGCATCTCGTTCAGAGAATACGTCCAAGAGCTTCGAGCTGCATCATTAATCAAAGAAGCTACCGGCATTCCTACTGCCGACTTCGCAGGCTGGGACCCAAGGATCGAAATCAAAGACGTTAAACTTAGAGCGCTCCAGCTATCTAAGGAAGACGTTAGAGAGTACGGATTTTGGAAATCGGACGAAGAAGATTTAGCTAGACAAACTTATCTCTTAAACGAAGACCAGGTTACAACACAGTTAGGCTCTATCAAAGAGACAAGGGCCAGACGAGAGTTCCAAAAATCGCTACTAATCAAAGACCAGTTAATGAAGCAGGGCATCTTCGCAAAAGATATACGCTTCTCTAATACCGGTTTCGGCGATCAAGATATAAACATAGGTTAATATATGGCAATGAACAATCTAGTGCTCGGCGGTACTGCCGTCGGCTTTATGGCAGGTGACCCAATTGACAGTCCGATTTCATCCATCGCTGGCATTGGATTGGGAGCTTTAGTCGGTTCTTCAATCGAAATTGTAAAATCAAACAGGGCTGAAAGAGCACCACGGGGCGCCGCAGATATCGCAGTAGACCCATATAAATTGAACAGCAAAACTAACCGTGCCTTCACAGAAGAGCAATACGCAGAAGAGATTCAGCGTCAAGCCAAACGATACGATGCAATGACCAGATACTCTGGCCGCAGAAGTATCAGAGAAGCAACAGCCCAAGCTCAGAAAAACAAAGGCATCCTAACTGACACAATGAGAGAGGAAGCACTTCATCGTGCAAATACCTCTATTGGCAAATGGGAAGATGCTGTTCTCAAAAACTTCAACGCGCTATCAGGTTCCGACTTAGCAGAAACACTTGGTCAAAGCGGCGCAATGAAGTTTATCAGGGGCGGATATACAGCAGAAGAAATATCCGAACTTGTTAATCAAGGCAAGATAAACGATGACCATTTCCGAACCCTAAGACGAGCCTCATCAAGAGAAATGATCTCGTCCAAAACAGAGGCCGGGGCGGTTGATTTCTCATCTAACCTTAGAACCGTAGATATGAACTGGGTTAAGAACAAAGAGATCCAAAATCGTGGTTCATTATCCATAGATAGAACAGCCAGCATAGAAGAGAAGATGAATGCACTTAAGGGCTACCTAAGTGGCACCCTTGGTCATGACAACGCCTTCGCAGAAAGATTTGCACATAATATCGCAAACTTTTATCCTGGTTCTGCTATTGATATTTCTGACTCTAATATCTCAATCAAGATGCCGAATGGGGAAGAGATTAAAGACCTCATTCCAGAAAAAAGAAACGGCATCTTATCCTACCTTAAAAACGGCAATGTCTATGAGTCTAAGCTATATCAGCCGTTTGCAGATTCAATCGGGGCTACATTAGGCGGCCTTGAATTTGCGTCACTATCTTCAGACGGAAAGAGCGTTGTAATCAACTCTTTGGTCGGAGAGAATGCAGTAATTGACGGCTTTACAAATCTTGAGGTTGCGGGATTTAGAGCTCATGTAGAGGGCACTCCATATGGCAAAGCCTTAGAAGAAATGCAGAGCCTTGGAGCATATGTCGGCCCAGATGACGGTAAGAACGTAGTCAGAGCGCCATCTCTCGACACAAAACTTCAATTTAATTCTTCTGACACTGGCAAAATTGTAAGGATGAAGGACGCCAGCACCTTAGAAGATTCAAGACGAATCATGGAAACAATCAACAACGCCATGATTTCTCAAACCGGACTGTCAACAATTCCCTCTAACCTTCGTCAAAGAACATATGCAGTATCAAGCGCCTATCAAGCTGCACAAGCTGTTGCTGGTATTGCTCCACACCCAGAACGTTCAACAGGTACGCTGTCAAGAGGTACTGTAATCGATCTGGCAAATACGACACATGAAGAAACTCGCCGCATTGCAGAGGCTTCTCAAAAGCTGGTAGAACAAGGATTTGGTCATAACTTTAGCGGTGCTATTCTCGCCCCTATCGCCGGACATGATAGCAGTTTTAATCACACTATTGGCAGTGCTGTAATGAACATGGTCCTAGAGGATGGTAAGACTGAGCAGATGCTAAAGGGCATCCATATTAATGCCGCCGGAACTGTTAGGCTTGGAGAGGGCAGCTTCACAGGTACAGATGCTCAAATAGCCAAAATGGCAGAGCTTCAAAACGGCAATAGTATCACCTATAAGGGCGGAGAGAGCATTGGCTTCTTCGGGGGTAAAGAATATTTTGCACCCAAAACAGTAGACTCATTTACTGCCCAAAGAATTGAGAATACAAAAGACGGATTCAAACTTATAGGCAAGAACAACGTCGTTACAGAAACAGATTCAAACTCTGGTATCAAGATTTTTAACGACGTAAAATCAACCTCTACCTACAGAACAAAGAGAGACTTTGCATTAAAAGAGATAATCGACCGTTTTGAAAAAGAAGGGTCAATCTCTATGGAATCCGGCGCCATTGTTGTTTCTCCCAAAAATACTCACAATATAGAGAGACTTTCTAATCTTCAAAAGGTTATGCCAGAAGGCAGAACAAGATTCTCTCCAAAAGAGTTCCGCCATATCATTCAAAAATATGCAGAACAAAATGAGGCAGAATATGATGCCGCAATGATTAAGGTTAATAAGACCTATAAGGATATCAACGTTCGCTCAGAAGACTTCAAAACTGGTTATACTCTTCAAGAGCTAGAGGTTAGCAATTACAGGGATAAAAACCAGGTTGCTCGCGCTAAAAACGTTATAGCAGAAGTTTTAACCAATAGCGGCATAGATGTAACCGGCAATCTTCCAGATAATGTTCCATTGGCACTAAAAGACATTCAAGGTTCATTTGCCAAACTGTCAGAGCAGGGATTAGGGACAACCGAAACCGGCAAAGAAATCAGGAATGCTAGAGCAAGTCTGTTTGCAGCCAAAGCAATTGAAGATTCCAAGTTCTCAAATGTAGCCCTGGGCACTATGCTTGGCAACTTATCACAGGCTCATAATAAAGCCATGGCAAGAGGCAAAGCGTCTGTATTCAATGTTGCATTGGGAGATGGCACATCTCAGGCCATTAATATTGGCAAGGGTCACGATATATCAGATGCTATGGCAGAATTCGTCAAAGCAACGAGCAAACGTCAAAACCTTTATGCGTCTGGTGCTATTAACTATGACCAAATGTATGGCGCAGTTAAGGGCGACTATATGGCTCTTGAGTCTATCGGCGCACATATGGGTTTGTATAATCTAGCAGGTATTCGTCCTGGTACCGCTGCATTGACCGGTGAATCAAATAAAGGTCAAAAGATGTCCTGGTTGGCCGCAGATAGGCTGGAGCATCTAACAAGTTCTCCCACTTTAAAAGATGGGCTAACAACCTTAAATATGGATGCCGTCTATGAGGTTAAAGCAAGGGCACTTGAATTGGAGCATGGCAATTCTTTTGGAGATGTGTTCGATGCAGATAGCAAAGAGCGCAACATTCAAATAGACGACCTGTTCCACAAGGATGAGGCTAAACGGCTAAGAGCATTCGAGCCGGGCGGTTCTCTAGAACATGTCAAGCTAAACGACAATATCCTAAACATTGAACTTCCAGTTCCAAAAGGAATGGCCAAAGAGTTCGGCAAACAAAGATCATTATCTATCCCAATCTTAGACAGCAATATGAGCGGATACGCAGAGCTTCCAAATGGCAAGGACGCTACAAAAGAGGCTACAAAAATTAGAAGAAATCTTCTAACAGCAATGTCCGACTATATGTCTTCAAAAGAGATTGGTGGAGTAACAGAAGAGTTTGCTGCAACTGCATATATGAACGCATTTAAAGCATATAAGCAATTTCGACGAGATACAGGAAGCGCGGTTAAAAAAGCTGTCGCCGGCCGAAATTACAAAAACGCATCCTACTCTACTGTTCAGCCGTTAAGCGAAGTCCAACAAGCTGTATTCGACGAAGGTATGAACAAGGATAGAATTCGAACCTTTATCACAGAGGATGCAGCAGAAAGCTACGGCCTAGATAAGAAACGCTTCGAGTATCAGGAAATTGGCGATAGCGGAATGTTTAGGGTTATAGATAAGGAATCTAGACTTCCTGTCCAGTCTCTATTTACTCGTGAACCTGCAACCGGCCCAAACTCTGTTCTTAGTACAGAGCTTATCGTAGACTCGAATATGGGCCACGGACACGCTGTCGGTATGGATGCTACCCTTATGAAATACAACTCAGGGGACTTCGACGACGATAAAGCAATTATGGCTTTGGCTGATACAAAATCAAAAGACTTCTCTAAAAACAATAGAGAACTTATCCAGATTATGAAGAATCAGTCTGAGATGATTAAAAGCCATAGGGCGGCAATTGTAAAACTTACTCCAAAGCTGAATGAGGGCAATAAAAAATACGCCGGCATTACTGGTGTTGGAGATGCGACCAAGAAGCTTATAGAAAATATCATGTCTGGTAAAGAGCGTGATATTGAGGCTCCACGAGTTACCGCATTCCACCAGTTGGTCGAAGGCGCATTAAAACGCTCCAAAGAAGAGGAGGTAAGCCTGCTTCATAGGACCTCTATGGATGCCAAGGCAAAACAGGAGGCCCTAGAAGAAATTAGGGCTAGGTATTACATTGCAAACCAATCTGCATATCTGATGCAAGAGAACACTCTTAAATCCGTTCGTATGGCAAATAAGGGAGGAGTAGAGGGAAATCTCATGGAGCAGATTGAGCAGTTTATGGCTGAGAATCGTGGTAAACGGGCAGACTATACCAAACTTGGCGATACCATTGGTGGCTTCTTAGAGTCTCTGTATCAGCACTCAGATGATGATGTTGGCAAAACTATTCAGTCTTCAATCAACACAATCAGAAAATCAGTCGGCAAATACGGCAAAGAGGTCTTAAATGACGCTGAAGCTATGGTCGGCAGTGAATGGAGCAAAGCAGACGCGCTCTCTGCTGCTACAAGAAGGGCTGCAGATAATAGTCCAGCAATCACTGAATCCTTGCCAATTCCGTCAAATTCTAGTACCATTAACAAAATAGAAGACGGCGCTTATAGTGTATTAGAGACACTAAAACACAATAAGAATAAATTGATTCTTGGTGCAGCGGGCTTGGCCGGACTAGCTATGATTAGCAGGTCAGAAACTCCAAATCCAAGCTCCCCAATGTATAACTCCCCAGTAGCTAGAACTAATCCTGTATTGGAAGGTAGAAGTTCAGAAACAAGCTACATCAAAGACTATGGCAGCGACCCTAACTCAGTTACTATCAATGGTCAGGTTATCAATGGGTTCTCAGATGCAAGAATCAAGCAAGGGCTAAGAGGACTGATTCAGGGCGACACCAATCAACGGTCCACAGTAACATTTGATAATAGAACTTACTAAGAGAAGAATATGGCAAGATTTACTTTTTCTATCAACGGAATGCTAGATTTAGAACCGATCTCATTCGACAAGGTTGATAAATTTTATACAACCCAGCACGAATTTCTGCGAGATACCTCGGTTCTGACTTCTAAATCCAGATATAGCGAGATGCTTCATCTTGCCACATTCGCATTCAACGTATCTGACCCAAAAGATGTAGAGAAGCTGCAAACGCTCATCGCTATATGCAATGCTTTTCCATATATCTTTATTCGGTCAGACTCTATTGTCGAAAACCATTTGATGCCTCTAAATCTGGCAATCGGCTCTGGATATTATATGTATGCACTACATGAATTCCAGGCCGAGATGTCCTCAACGGATGCAGACCAAGGCGTTGTTACGGTTTCTCTAAGATTACAAATGGTTAACTGGAAACCGCTGGCCAAAAGTATTAAATTTATCTCCATTGAAGAAGCTTCTCAGGTTAAAACAAAATCCGGGAAGCTTCGTAATATATCCGAATACAATGGTGAAGAGGGAGACCGAGTTGTTTCATCTGGCAACTATGTGAAATACGTTGATAACCCAGACGAATCAAACGTTCTTAGCCTTATGATTGAGAAATATATGAGTGATGATATTGAGGCTATTTTAAACTCCGGCCTATCTCGCTCATTTGAATTTAACCTTGGTTGGCCTTTGGTTATGACTGACCTTCAGTTCGAGGATCGTCCTAAATCTGACTTCTGCTGGAATCAGGTAAGACAGTTCAGAACCCTGAAGACAATTGACCTGCAGGGTACATTGGCCTTAGACAACAAAAAGACTTCACAGGCAAACATTTCCGAGGTTACATCAGAGAATGCAGAACGTTATGACGAAACCGGTAGAATCTGGGTTGGCTATGTAAGAGAACGACTTGCTGGTACTAATGTCAAAGACGGCGATGTTGCTTTACAGTCAATCACAGTTCGACGCAGAAATAGGTTTGCTAATCAAACTGTTCAAGGTTTTGTTTATCCATACGCCCAGTATCTCGGACGTTCTCCATCTGAAATCCTAATCACAACAGCAGTAAATCATACCAAAGGTATGGCATCTACAACCGCAATGCAGGCAGTCAAGAAAGCAGACGAAATGACGAACTATGTCAGAGTCTCAACGCCGGCGCTAAAAGGTTTAGATGTTCTCGCTATTGAAAACCCTCTAGTAAACGGTCTAGGTATCAAATATGCAATCCTAGATTCATCTCATGCTACCACTTCTGGTTCTTTAAACAATCTCCTAATTAACAACTTTACCTTTATTGAATCCGATTCCTACGGAGCTATCGAGTCTAGTCGATACGTTTTAGCCTCATCAACGGAAGGCTGGAATGATTCTGCAAACAAAGCTCAGCGTATTCTTGCCGTAATCAGTCAATACAAAGCTCTCAAAAAAGAGGGAGCGAGCACATCAGAGTACAACGACATGATTTCGACAATCAATGTCAGACTGGAAAACGCCCTCAAGAAATCTATCGATGGCGAACTAGCAGAAGCAACGAAGCTAAGAGATTCAGAGCATTACAAAAAAGCAGATGATACTCAGAAATCGGTCTATATTATTCAATTGTATATGCAGCTTGTATCTGCAAATACAGCATCCGGCTCTGAGGAGCGTATCACTTTAGAGCGCGTAAGGGTTCTTGATTCTGAGATTGAGTCAATCTATTTTGATGTACTGACAACTCTAACTCCGGTTACTATTAAGGGCTTAAAAGAAGACCTGCAAAAAGAAAAAGCATGGATAGAAAAACTTGATGGTAGTTATACATCTTTCAGTGGCGAAGGTATCCCAGATCTGAAGATAAAAGAGATTTTTGAATCTCTGCCAGCAACTCCAGAATATAAATCCTGGAGAGAGCTTTCGTCTTTCCCGTTTATCTATGACCAAGGTATTCTGTCTCCAGATAAAGTCGTGGCATACTGGGATGAAAAGCTTCCTGAGATTAATAAACTACTAGAGGCTACTGGTGCATTAATCAAAACTGATTTAAATATCTACACGACTGCTCCAGCTATGAATGACGCTGGTGGCAACTCCACGACCGGCGCATCTGTTATGGTTCAACAACCAACAGGTGGAACTGCTCCAAAACGAAAAGCAGATGTAGAGCTAGTCTATACCAGAGACCAATACGAGAGAGATTACAAAGTCAGCACAAGATCAAACGGCCGATTGCTTCCACTTGAAAATATCGTAGCCTATACAAGGCTTGGTCGAGATCTTCAAAACTTTGGCGGTCGACACATGGGTCTTGATATGCCGGTTCCAGTCGGAAGCCCCGTAAGGGTTGCTGACGATGGTATCGTGGCTATGGCCCGCTTCCAGATGAACAAAAATGGTAAGCGCGGATACGGTAATGTTATCTATGTCAAACACGCTAACGGCGTTGAAACGAGATATGCCCACCTCAGTAAGATTTTGGTAAGAGAAGGGGCAAGGGTAGGTAGAGGTCAAATCATCGGACTTTCAGGCAATACTGGTGGTTCTACCGGCCCACACTTACACTATGAAATCCGTATCAATGGCAAGGTAATAAGCCCTAAAGCATACTACGGTAAATCAACAAATGGCCCTGCTTCTATTGGTAAAGAAACCAGAAGCGCATCATACTCTGCTGCTGCATATGCAAGAGGCGGTTCTAGAGCAAGGTCAAGTATTATGACCTTAAAAGAGTTTATCTCTGCTGGTGAAAGTGGAGGCAGTTATGATATTGCCAACTGGTATATCGGCAAAAGGCTAAACTCAGGCAATAGGGGCATCTCTAATAAAACAGTGGCCCAGGTAATGGCCATGCAGAGCGCAGGACAGGTTTATGCAGTAGGTAAATACCAAACCATACCTGTAACCCTCAGGGCCGCTGTACAAGGTCTACGGCTGCCTGGAAGCACGCCTATGTCTCCATCTGTTCAAGAAAAGATCGGAACATGGTTAATCTTCAATAAGCGTCCTGCACTTGGTGCCTATATCAGAGGCGAAAGTAACGACCTAGATAAAGCACACAGAGAATTTGCCTTAGAGTGGCGATCTATTCCAATGCCAAACGGACGTTCAGCAAGCGCAAGCGGAGACAAGGTTCATGCAGGCTACACTCCAGAGAAAGTAAGACAAGCATTACTAGCTGCTCGTGCAGCCTATGTCAAATCTCTTTCTAGTGGTAAGAGCAAAGAAGCGGCCCAGGAAGAAGCAGTTGCATCAACCGCACTTGCAAGGGTTGCTGCCGGTGAGGATGTATCAAAAGTTGCCGAAGATTATATCAACGAGCTTTACACTGGCAGAGAGAAAGACCCAATCGAGGCAGTAGTAGATCCAGTTCCATGGACAGAGGAAATCCAGGCTAAATCTCGTCTGGAAAACTTCGTTAAAGACCTTAATCGAGGAATTCAAAAACTGATTCCTACATACAAGGTTTACATGGTTCTAGGTAACGATGAAAACAACCTTATTAACCTAATCAACTATCGCCAGTCTGCTGCATACTATGAAGTCCCGGCGGTTAGAAATATCCGCGTAGAAATGGCAAACCAGGATAACCCTGTTGCTGTTGCTACGTTCGAAGTCCTAAACGCTCTTAATACTGCATCTGACCCTAAAGAAATCAGAAGTAATAAGCAGGACAGAATAGATATTCGCTCCTTAAATTCTGACGCAGCCCGCATTGTTGCTATGGACCAAATCAGGTTAAAAGCAGGCAACAAAATTCAAATCAGAATGGGTTATGGTAACGACCCAAACAAACTCACTGTTGTATTTAACGGTATTGTGACAGAGTCCGACGGAGGAGAAGTTCTTACAATCGTAGCAGAAGGCTATGGACGAGAACTGCAAAATGAACAATTATTTATTGGTGATGTAGTTCCGACGTTCTCATTTCTTTCTGACATGGACAACCTCTATGTTTCTGCTGCCGTTGCCAAGGTATTGAAATCAGCCAACCTAGATCACTTCGGTCGAAACCCAAGATGGTTCGCAGACAATGCAGATTTCAGAGATGTAAGAGGTACTTCAACGGAGACCTTGGCGTCTCAGACAGTCGGTGATAGCGGTATAGGCTTTGGTAATTCTCTCTGGAATTCACAGATGGATGAATACTTCTTCTACTCTGCTAAGGGCGCAACAGAAAGCCTTGAAAACTTCTGGCTTATGAATGTGGATATGGCTGACCGGTTCTTTGTGACCTCATTAAAAGACCTGTTCCCATTCTCTTTGAACGAGTTCTTCTCAAACTTCAACGTAGTGAACAAAACGGTCTGGGACGTATTAACAACGGGCCGCCGCATGTTCCCGTCATCTGTCCTATTGGTTAAAAATATCGAAGGTCGCTCTACAACATTCTCAGGAATTAAAGAGCAAATGATGATAGGCAAAGAGAAGCCAACTTCTCTAGCCGCAGAACTACTTGCCAAGATTCAGAAGAAACAAGAGTTCAAGAAAGAGGCAGACTCAGCACTCGCGGGCGATACTACCGGTATTGGTCAATTTGTTGCAGAAAACCAGCTAAAAGAAAAAACAAAAGTCATTGGAGAACAATCTCTCAAAAACAATGGTTCAGATGTTATCGACCTTCTTGATGCTGCAAACTCTAACAAATATACAGACATCTCTGCTTACGTTCCTGCAACCAACTTCCATATGATTAACAGCTCATATAATCTGATTTCAAACCAAATGAGATTAGACCAGAACTGCATCACTGGCGCTAAGGTAGAATATAATAGCGACCCAGAGGATTTTGGTTACGGCGAAAACATCTTCGACATGAAAGCCAACGGCGGACTTAAAGGCTCATTAACCAAATTCGGTTATATCAACGACAACTCAATTAGCTCTGTTGGTATGGCAATTAAAACTGCCCAAGGTTATCTGTTGGAAGAATTAGAGAAGATGTATGATGGCGCAATCATCATTACAGGCAACCCTGATGTACAGCCCGGCGATTATGCCTTCGTTCAAGACGACCTGAGAAATATGTCTGGCGTTATCAAATGTCGTGAAGTACAACATGTATTCACAGACTATGATGGCTATGTAACAATCATCACTCCGGGTATGTTTGTAGAACCTTCTACTCATATGTATTCAAATCTGTATATGAAACTAGGTATCTTCATGAACTTCGTTTCAACAGCGGCTTCTGAATACGCTCAGGTTTCCAGTGCAGAAACTATCCCTGGGCTTATCTATGAGCAAACAGCATTCCAGCCTACTGACCTCGGCGCTTCAGTTTATCTTCTGGGCGCAGGGAATGTCGCAGTAGGTATAGGGTCAGCAGCTCTGACATACGGTGCAGCAAGCAGAGTTCTAGGAGGCTCGCTAATTGGACAAGCTTCAAAAGGCCTATCATTGGCGGCTAGGGCGGGCAAAGCGGTAGCAGGCGCAGGTTGGGTACGCTCACTTGCACATACAGCAATGTCTTTCGGTTCTTCAGTTGGTTCAAAAGCGCTTCAGGTTTTACCAAGAGCAGCTAAAATTATATCGGCTGTAAGAGCAGTAGCAACTGGGGCAAGAGGATTAACAACGGTAGCAATGGGAACATTGGCCGGAGGATTCATCGCCACGGCAGCAGTATCGGCTCTTGTTGCAGTCCTTGTTTATGGCGCATTGGCTATGGTTCAAAACCTAATTGAAGCATACGCCCTTAAGCTGGAAATGAGACACCGTGCATTGATGAAATTCCCAGTCAAGGTTTATGGCCAAGAATATACTGCCGGACTGTTAGGATGGAATGATACAGAGACCCCTCTAGAACTTCAAATCGAAACAGTAAAAGAATCTATTAGGGCTTTAGGCGACATCAGCGAAGCAAGTTCACAAGCTGGGTATGATGGCTCTAGATACGCCTTATACTTTAAACTAGCTACGGAATAAAATATGTCATCGGCTCTGATAAACAAATCCGGGGCCGACTTCACAAGGGTCGGCTCTATTCAATCTGTTTCTATTCAAGGTACACAGCTATTTGCCGTAATCAGATTAGAAGGTGAACCCATGCGAGACATGATGGGCAACACCGTAAACTGCGGCCGGCATTTAGTAGGATTGCCAAGATATGCTCCAGAAAGCACAGCAACAATGGCAGAGTTATTGATCCCTATAAATATCAATAGCTCTATCCAGGCTGTAGATCCAAAGACGCTTATTAACTGCCGGGTAATGGTCTTCTTTTCTGCAAACGGTTTTCCTGAAGGCGCGACTATCATCAATCAGCCAGATGCCAGAGTTATGAGCAGACGAGAGTTGTTTGATTTGCGGTCAAGGAATAAGGATGGTATAATAGACCAACTGACAAAGAGAGAAGTCCAAGCCGCAAGCAAAGAGGCTTCCAAAAATCTTGAAGTAATTCAAGGCGAGGTCTATGACCCCAGATTTCACAAGGGCGCCGTGGGTGTTTATGGTAGCGAACAAAGCATGTTTGTAGCCGCCCCGATGCACCAGTCTCAATATACTGACTTCTCCACCCGTATTGATAAAAAATACACAATACTAGACGTACAAAAAGAAGCCAGAAATAAAGACTGCTATATGCCCGCAACAGTATTTACAGGACGCAGTTAATGTCTCTTATACTAAGACCATCTCCAACTAGCTCTACGGTCTTAGATGTTAGAGAGGATGTAGCTGCCGTATCTGCAGGCTCTATGTCTGTATCGGTTCACAAGGATTACGGGACGTTTGTTAACGGCCCGTTTTCTGTATCTGCATCTCCAACATCAATGACCTTTGGCGGGTTCTACAAATTTAATCCGGTGGCCTTATCAGGCATGCCGTCTACAATCATTACCCCGGTTCCTACATTTGAAGTTACAGTTCCTACTAAAAACATTGGAACTCAACAAGCATTAAACTCCATCGTAGTAAGCACCATCACGGGGATTTTCTAATGTACTCCAAAAATATACAAAGAGAACTCCGTATGGATAAATACGGGGACATCTCATTTAGCGGCTATGATATCAAGTCAACAAGAAACGAGAACGATATCGTAATTCAAAACGCCGCCCATAGAATAATGACATCTCACAGAGACCTGTATCTTCATAGATTATATGGGGCTAATCTTCAGTCCTTTATCGGTCGCAAGATTAACGACGGCCTAGTAAAAGAAATGCAGCGGGCTATTGTAGACTCATTAACATCTGACAACTTTTTAAATGCAGCTCAGATCTCTGTTATTCCTATTCCAGATAGAGATAAAGTCTTTTTCAAAATCTCAGTAGGAACAACAGGAGACTTCCTCACTAATAGGGAAAACGAGCTCAATATTATATTTAGCCCCTCTGGAGGAATAAGATATGTTTAGTGAGGTTACAAACCCTACGCTGACAAAACGAAGAATTCTGCAAAAGATGGCAGAAGTTACCGGTGTTAATAACGATAGCCGTTCTTCTATTATGTCTGGCATCGCTGAATCTGTTGGCGGAGTTGTATCAGACTCTATCAAATACGCTAACGGAATTGTTAATAGCACATATACCGAACTTGCAGTAGGCGATACTCTTACTAATAACGCCTTAGAGTTTGGTGTTGTTCGTGATATTTATTCCGACATTTATGTTGATGAACAGGATGCAGCTATCGTCCTTGAGCCTGAAAACGGGATCTCATTTCCCAGATTCTCAGACGGTAAACTTGCAATCAGTGCAGGTAAGCAATACAAAATCGGCTCATCTACAATCGAAATCCTAAGAGATGTGCATATCTCCGCTGGAGAAGTTGCAATCCCGGTCGCGGCGAGAGTTATCTCAAACTCGCAAACCGATATAAAAACAAACACATATATCGACATCTTCAGCAAAGACAACGTACACACAACCGGCGCAATTCTTAGATTTAAAAAGCCAATCCATAATAGGCTCTACGAAGAGACAGATTTGCAACTAAGAAACAGGGTATTCTTAGCTAAGAGCAAAACTCACGGCTCAAGCAATTCTGCATTGGCTGGCATCATCTCTTCGATCCCTCTAATCAAATACTACGACATCGAGGAAGACAAAGCTCTAGGCGTCACCAGAGTTTATGTAGCAACGGACAAAACACTTTTAAATGAAGCCGAGCAAAACTTTGAAACGATCGTATCTGCAATTCGCTCAAGGGCTGACTACAAACTATCCGCAGAACAAAGAGTAGAAGTCCATGAGGCGGAAGTGATTAGACTATCCCCATTGTACATATACAAAAACATCACAGAAGAAATGGCTATGGCAGCAATGGCTGATGCCTTTAATGGTGTTTATGTTCCATTCTCTAAAACGATAGATATTGACGAGCTGAACAAACGTATCGTCGAATCTGGTGTTGGTGTTACAGTCGATAGATTTATAACTTCCCATAAAACGTTAGGGATTATCGGTTCTCAATCTAGCGGTATTCTTTCTATCGACGGTCCGTATGTTGTCGTATTCTCAGATGCCGAAGCGCAAGGGGCACCAGAGTGAAACAAAATCTATCCCTTAATCTCTTGACCAAATACTTTGCTAAATGGTCAACTCCTTATTTGTCTCAATACTCAAACGTGGGGAGGGTCATCTCCCCCGTTTCTGATATCATCAATTCAAATCTCGAATACGCATCCAATCTGGTAAATATCCGATACAGAAATTCTGGACTAGATACATACTCAAAACTCTATACTATTCCTTCTTACGGCGAATACAAAAATATAGAAACAGAATCTTCAAGAGTTATTATGGCAAGTGGAGATGTCGAATATGTCGGCAAATCCAATTTGCAGAATGTAGGACAATATGGAGAAGAGTTCTTCGGTTTATATCCTGCAGACGGAGTAGAGCTTCTTGAAGATGAATCTAATTGGCTTGAAGATTCATTCTCTGTTAGCCTGGAGCCGGGAGAGACACATTTAAACATTCGGTTCGTTTCTCCTAATAGAGTGTATCTAATATCTGCTGGCGGCGCGGGAGAAATCCCTGTAATCCTCAGTGGCTATACCAAAGACTACCAGTATGTAACAGAATCAATAACTGTTACACATAGCGGATGCTTCGAGTCTTTCAACGAATTCTCTGAAATTTGTTCTGTTCAAACTCCAATTAAAATCGATATTGCAAACTATGTAGACTGCCAAGAGCAGCACTCTGTGGTTTTAAAAGAAACTGTTCCTACAAGAGTAACCGACCTTGACGGTTCATTTATAGATGCAAGCCTTATCTTTGATGAAGAGACTGTATTCCTGGTTGACAAAGAGAAAGAGTTAGAATCTCCTGTCGGCCAATATGATATGGAAATCCCGGCTAGATTTGGGTTCATCTCTTCTCTATTGGACGTATACACAATTGACGAGGCTGGATGGTTGGGTGTAGCAAAACCTACCTTCAGTCTTTCTGCAGATACAATCGCAGACGGCTCAGCCAATAACAACGAATACGTCTACCTCGAAGACTATGAGCATAGGGTTGGCTCTGTTATCAGAGCAAGAATCAAGGCCCATGATATTGCATCTAGGTCTAGTGGAAACAATATCCGTATCTCAATCAAGAACGGCGATACCTTATACTACATAGACAGGTTCGGCAATCTTATCAGCGATGAGAACACATGGATTGATGCCAGACTTGCAGCAGATACAATCAACGTCGCTATTATGTGTGACAACAAAGACCCTTATCTTTTCAAGGTTGAAGACGAGGACGGTAACATATATTCGACGATGATGGCGCAACTGCTTTCACAGTATTCAGATATTATCGATAGCTGCACTGCAATGTATATCTATAACAAAGAGTTATACGTTGTTAGAAAAGGCTCTGTATTCAAAGTAAGGCCGCTAAGACATATTTACTCCAGATATAACAGCTCCAGGATTGCATTAGATTCTGACTACGGAAAGATTAAGGTATCATGATTAAAGTTGAAACAATTGATATCAGTCCCTTTACTAGGGCAGAGCTTTCTCCGTCTTATATTAAATCAATCGGAGAAACTTATCCGGCAATCGCCATCTACGAAACAGACAAAGTAATTTCTGTTTACGACGGAGTAATTAAGGTTGATGGAGAGGCTATCGACCTTCTGGGGCTAACGATCGGCGGACTGTTCAAAGCGCTAAAAGCTAAGGGTCTAAACGTAAAGGTCTTCAAGGGTATGGAAACCTTGCCCGCCCTTTCTATTGTAAACTATTCAAATACTGACCTGGTCTCAGCAGAGGTAAAGCGTTCTCCTGTATATAAAGCATCCCTTGTATCAGAATATATCGCAAAAGGGCTAATCGGCAGCTATAGTGAGAACGTTGAGATTACAGTCCTTAGCGATAATGTAATCCAGGGGCAAAGAAAATACTTCACAGAGAGCGAAGATAATCCTGTTGAAATACACAGCCTTCACAAAGCCAAAACATTCGTACTAATGGCAGCAGATGCAAATGTAATCAGGGACACTGCCAGAATTAAAGATATTCAACAAGTCCATGATGCAATTCTGGATTTTAACCTTCGTACATACGGGAGAGACAATGCCTACATTAACGTATAGCGTAAAAGTCGGTACTACTGCCGGTGTATCACAGGGTTACAAGAATCCAAGTCTAAGACTATCAGAGGTCGATCCAAATAGAACAAGGTTTCTGGAAACATACACAGTTCCGGGTAGTGTTTCTAAATTTGGATGGGAATCTGAACTTATTTCCTTCGACGACTTTGGCAAGCTGACATCTTGGCCTCTTTCGTTTATAGGGAGCAAAGGCTCTGTTTCTGCTGTGTCTGGATACGCATTTGTTCCAACAGAGAAAAAGATAAAGCTTAAGACATTTGTAAACGCATCCGCAGTTGTTTATAAGCGTGGCGAATTTGACTCTATCTATATCAAATTCGGAGAGCAGAAAAGCGACAAGTATTTTATCTATACTTCCAGAGTTGGCGAACTAGACCATATCGAGGAAGATTCTCATAACCACGGTATCAACCTAGACGAGGTTGGGTCGCTTGCAATCGAATTGTCACATGTATCAATTCCGGAAGAGAAAACAAGGCGCTCTTCTGAAAAAGTTATAGCCTTAGACTTTTACCCTGTTGCAAATGTAAGAGTTGAAGGTTCAGACCAATACACAGTAGATACATATTCTGGCATTGTAAGAAATAATTCTGGTACAGAGCTGGCTATAAAATACAACCCCGCGCCGCTTGTTATTGTTCATAATGGTCCAGCAGTATATACTAAGTCAGTAGACCCATCGGTTTCTCTAAACCTATTAGAGATTAAGAATCCGAATCCAAATAAGGTAACGTCTAGTCAAAACCGAATCTCATCTAGTGTTAGCTTCTTCATAGAGTCAACAGGAAGGGTCGAGCTAAACGGACAGGTTTATATCCAAAGCAGAAAACATATTCTTCCACCAGGCGATTACGAGCTATCTGCACCAAGTTCAGAGTGGGCTACAGCAGCAAATCAAAAAGTTGCGGCCAAAGACATTTCTGTTGTCCAAGATACCAAGGATAGGATTCTAAGAAGATATTCTTTAAACGGCGCAAACCCAATATCTTCAGAAAGTGTTGCGAATGGAGATGTCTACAAGGTAAAAGAGGATAAGAATTCAGGCTCAAATACCCTTGAGGTTGTAGTAGATAATGAAGACAGAAGTGTTATTCTTCCTCATCTTGCATCGCCCTCTTCGGTAACGGTAGTAAAGGTGGGCCACAGAAATTCAAGAACAGAAGTCCAGAACCTTGAAAAAGACAACCTTGCTGTATTGAAGTTTCCAACAAAGGGTAGATACATCATAAAATACTTCCCTGTAAAAGAAACAGAGTGGGATGATTCAAATTCAGCCATTATAGCTTCGGCGATATCTGAACTAAGCGCCACACAATCTGAAATCAAGGTTTATTACGGAACAGAAGAAAACGGGTCCGTAGAGTATTTAAATATAGACAACCCTATTATTATAGGTAGCAACAATGGATAAACTAACTCTGCTTTCAGGCAGTACAATAACCCAACAGGGAACAATCGATGCAATCAACAAATTGGTTGAATCGGGCAATAATACCAATCGGGATATTGGAGATGTCAATAATTATAGCGGTAAGTCAGAATCTCTAAACGGAACCCTGGCCGGCACTATAGGTAATGGCGAAAAGCTTGCTCCTCAAATTCCATTTGGCGAAACAATCGCAGACTTCACAGAGAGCTTTAGCGGCTCGTCTTCTCACGACTTTGTATTGACACTAACACCGCTGACTGATGTAACAATCACGGCACAGGGCGGCAAGTCATATGAGAAGGTAGACAAATCTACAATGACCAACGATTCACATTACTCTATCGAAGGTCGTAGATTGAACTTCTACAAAAATCCAGAAGGCCAGTTCTCTGTAACTTACAAAGGTAAGTTTCCAAGCTTCCCCGGATATGAGAAATACACTACCAACACATATCCAAACATCTCAAGTGTAGCAGAAGGCAAACAGCCCAAGTCAGAAGTTCAGAAGCTGGATAACACTACCTATTCTGTAACCATCAAGCCTACTACCAAGGTCGGCGATGTAAATATTCCTAATGGCCTTCAGCCTGCGCTACCGGATAAAGTTCGACAATATGTTGACCCTAACGGCGCAAAAGAAGCTAACCCTTCCGACGTATCTGTATGGGTTAAATCAGATGACAGATATCAACGTGTAGCAGACGCTGTTGTATATCTTCTTAGCGACTCTACATTTAAGTTCAAAACCCAGATGTCTCTTCCGGCCAATCCAGAGGTAGTTCTGTATGTTAATGGTTGGACAATTAGTGATGGTATCGGCCTTCTGTATAAGCTGTTTAGTTCTCATGCACACAATGGCGAAGACCCATCAGCGTTACTGAGCCATTCTAAACTCGTTGACCTGATTGCTGACCGGTATGTACAAGGCCAACCAGGATTCGGCGTATCCAAACACAAAGGTGACGACCATCCTCATTACTTCCACAGGGATGGTTACACTCCTGACAATCCTGGTAACTTTAATAATGCAATTCTAGGCGACGTACTTATTGGCTCTACTAACCCTGGTGACCTATATAACAACGTCCTGGATAATTCCCATAAGCTATTCTTTGGTTCTGTATCTACCGGCGCCTCTTTGATGTATGATAAAGACTTCCAAGGTATCAAATTATTTGGTACAAACTCTGGTCTTAAAATCAATACACACGGTCTGCCAAGCGAAGAGAAAAATCTTTACGCAACAGCAATCGAATTCGACGGAAATAAACTTTATTCTACCGGTGATAAGGGTGATGCTAAAAACACACTCCATATCCGCGCAAAAGACGGCCTGGTAAAAGTCTCCAAAACAGACGAAGAATTAGCATCTATTGAAGCTAAAGCTATTAACGTTCAGGATGGAACAGTCTCTGGTACTCTTGCTACAAAAGGTACTGGCGGCATTAAGGTAGCCAAAGTAGACTTCCGTAGTAATGACGGCAATAAAGTAGAGGTAACGTCAGAAGATGCCGAAGCATCAGTTGAATTCAAAGTTCCTACGTCATTTGAAAAGCTGGCGGCTAAATCATTTAATCCTACAGCTATTGGCATCTATGGTGATGGCGCAATCAAGTTTGGCGACGAAAATGCAAACTCTATCAAGAGTGTAGAAGGCACTGCTACAATCACAGGTAAGAAACCCCTGACAATCGAAGAGTCTGGTAAAAACACAGGCATTCGTTATCAGCGTCAAGAAGGCTTGCCATTTGCCAATGTCTATGTCGCAGCAGAGAATGGTGGACAGGCAACTCAAACTGACCATGACACCTACTTCGAGACCGGCGCTGGTGATTTATACTTCCTTAAAGACACTACAAAAGTTAATAGTGTTCTGGGAACTAAATACGGCTTCGGCGAACTTGCTAAAGATGGTGCTACCCGAGTTGACAACCTGACTCTGATGCCTCGTGCAAATATCTTTGCTGGTACAGGTGATTACTATAATATCAAGGTTAAAGAGTCTTCTCTGAAACAACGTCAAGGCCTACATATCGGCCCAGATGCAAACATCTATGCAACTGGTGCAGATGCAGACTGTCCTCCTGGATGGCTGGTTGTAGAGTCTCGCAATGGTGTTGTGTTTGCAGAGACCCGCGCGGGCGAGATGAACTGTTCTAACCTATCCTACTCAGAGGTTACGACAGGCGCACTCAAAGTCTTTGGTTCTGCCTCTATTGATAAGAACCTAGGTCTTAACGGTAATATCGATGCTGGTGGCTATGTAAGCGCAGAAAGCGGTGAGTTTAAAACCAAGGTTTCTACAAAAGAAATCGAGGTTTCGGGCAACTCTAGATTCACAGGCAAGGTTGACTTCACAGAGAATGTAGAGATCACTTCAGGCCTCGCTGTTGGCGGTTCTATTACAACCAAAAACCGATTAGAGTCAAACGAGCTTGCAGTTCAATCAAGTGCAATCTTCTCTGGTCCTGTAAGCTTCTCCAAACAAATCAACATCGAAGGTGATATCTTCTCTCGGGCAGGATTTAGTGGCGCAGGTTCAATCACTACCACAGGTTCTGTATCAGGTGATTCTGGTAAATTCAATAGCGCCAATATCGGTCAGCTCCACGTTGTAAACCAACTGGATGCGCGGGCAGGTATTAAAGGTTCTGGTGACTTTATTACTACTGGCAACCTGACTGCAGATGGCGATGTAACTGCTACAAATGCACGATACACAGGCACTGTAACTTCAACTCTACTGGACGTATCAAAAGACGCTTCTGTTAAGGGCGATATGTATGTCGGCGGCAAGGTTCAGCTTAATGGCGACACCTACATCGGCTCTGATGAAAACGATAAGTTAAACATCCTAGCCAACTCTACATTCAACAACAACCGCAATATCTTCCTTGGCGATGTAGAGATTTCTGCTCCAACCTCAATTAAATCTGAACTGGAAGTAGTAGGCCAGTCTAAATTCCAATCTGCGATTCAGGCAAAAGCAGGTCTGGATGTAGAAGGTCCGATTAACTCTAAGTCTAGTGCAGAATTTACCGCATTGGATGTCAAAGAGAACATCAGCGTTGCAGGCAATATTTCCTCTCAAAGCGATATCGCGGCAGAAGGCCAGATTCGTGCTAATAAAGGCGCAGTTGTTTTAGGCAACTCTACATTTGGTCAACAAGGCGACAATATTACCTTTGGTGGTGATGTAATCTTTGGTAACGATAAATCTACGTTCTCCGGCGAAGTATTGATGACCGATAAGGTTACAATTTCCGGCGAGGCTACACTTAACTCAAAAGTTAACGTAGAGGGTTCAATCAAAGCCAAGGGTAACCTTGAGATCGAGGGTATTGCAAATGTTAAAACCATTCGTGCAGAAGCCCAGTCAGAATTCAAGGGCGGCTTAATCGTAGATAGACAAGCAGAGTTTAATTCTGTTTATATCAAAGATAAAGCTATCATTGAGAAAGATGTTGTGCTTTCTGGAGGTATGAGCCTTCAAGGCGATATTACCGCTGTTCCAGGTTCAACAGCTACGCTTGGTCAGGTTAACGTTTCTCGCGGATTGACGCAAATCGGCTCGGCAGAGATTAACAGCTTTGCAGGCGAAACCAGATTCAACTCCACAGTTAGCGTGTCTGGTAAGATGTCGGTATCTGGTGCTATAATGACAGGTAGTGAACGGTCTGGTGTTATCATTGAAAATAACACAATCCAAATGACCGGCGATGCTTCGTTAATTAAAGCAGACTCTATGGCAGTTAACAGTATCCGCGGTGATGCGACAAAAACTGTCCCAATCACTTCGTCTAACGCTGCAATGTCCAGAGAGGCAAGTAACCTTAGCCGCAAGAAATTCACAGTAATCAACAACGCATATGTTGAAGATTCTCTTGTGGCAAATGGTAACCTCTTCTGTTTAGGTACACTATTCGTTAGCGCCATTGAGGTCGTTGAAAACGATAAAGCCAAAAACGAGCTGAATAATAAATCTGTTCTTAACGTAGTTGCAAGAAGGGCAAAATACGCTCCATGACGACAATAACCTACAATATCTCAATTGTAGGGAAGAGACATTCAGCAGAATTTCAGCAAGCCACAGACAGCAGAAATGCTGTCGTGGCTGTTGATACTTCTCCCTTGAATGGCTCCCTAATTGAGATCGAACACAAGAGCCAGGGCGACAGACTACGCTTTGTCAGACTGGAATCAAAATCTATTTCCGGGATTGCTATTCGTTCTAGCAGTCCTGATATCCTAATCACAGACGTGATTCACGAAGGCTCTCCGATGTGGTTTAAATACCAACTAAGAGGAGAACCCTCTATTGAACAAAAAGCTAAGTGGACAAAAGACGAAAACTGGATATATAGCAGTTCTCCATATCTAAATGTTCAATACGGGAATATCAAGATTCGAGAAGTCGGCATTCCTGTCTTCGTAAAAGAATCAAACCATTTTTTCAATGCTATAAAAGCAATCGACAACAGAACGTATTCGGTGTCTCAGGATTCTTCCGGAGAATACATTATCAGATGTAAAAACCAAAACGTCTCATTCTCAAGTATACAAGGAGAGATAGCAACAGTCTCCGAATATACTAATCCAAGCAGCCCAACAGTAGGCATCTTTGCAAACGAATACTCCAGCGATAGAATCGCCTCGGTGGGAGAAGCAAAAGCAAAATACCGCTTTCAGTCTCCAGAGTTTGTAGCTTCAATCATCAAAACAAACAAAGTTAAAGTACCGGTTCACTCTGGTGTAGCTAAACTTCCACACAGATACATTAATCTTGTAAAAGGTTACAACCATAAAAAGGTTGTATATAATCAAGGTCTTGTTATTGTAGACGGCGATATTCATTCGCTGGAAGTGGAGTATGAATATATCGAGCCGGTAAACAATTTCGCATCTATCCCTCTGGACATTATCAGAGCTTCTTCTGTCGTAAGGGTTTACGCAACACCATACTCAGTAACCAAGGGTGATGCAGAAGATTTCCTAAATACAGAGCTTCTTTTCTCTGCATTTGATAAGACCGGTGTTTGTATCTATTCTACAATGTCTGATGTAAACACATCCGTTCCTGCTGCTGTATCAGTAACACAGACAGGCGCGGCGGCCCTTAAATATAATGCAGGTAAAGGCGTAAAAAGCTCTAAAGCTCCTAGAACAATATTCGCATCTTCTCCAGAATTAGAGAAAGATACTGTATTGGAAGTAGCAGAAATCAGGGTAAAGGATATTAACCTTGACTATGCAATCTCAGGCAGAAGAGCTATCCCTTCTTCAGGTAGCGCAGGTATTAGGGATTTAAAACTTCCAAAACTATCCTACTCCAGAATAGTCCTTACAGACGTAAAACCACAATCTATTAATTCTAACGTAACAGTAATAGATGCAAATCTATCTGTTGGATATCCGATTCTTATCAGAGAAACGGACACCGATATTCTCGTAGAAATAGAAGATAAAAAAGAAGAAACAGATGTTGATTTTGTCAACGATGATGATGGCCGTTTCCATAGACGCAATCCTCCTGTATTCCTTGGTAACAATTCTAAGGTCTGCATAGTTAACACCTATAATTCCCATAGAGAAATCCTAAAAGAGCTGGCAGTAAAACAGCTTGATGGCAAAACGTATATTCAGGCCAAGAAATCTGACTACCCAATAGGCAGACTTACTGCGGAATACGTTCATCTGTCTAAGATTCCGAAAGGCTAAGACATGAAAGAGTTTATTCAAAATCATCAGTTTAACTATGTTAACGATGAGCTTCGTGTCAAAGGCATTAACCTAGACGGATATGGGCTTGCTTATGCAACCAAAGAAATAACAAGGTTTGGTGAAACTGCAACATCTTCTTCTGACTTCCTTGTTGAGGCTATGGATAGAATTGAGGCTGATCTTGAAAAGTGGCATAACGGCTATATAGAAAAACTCGGCATTATAAAGAGCGGGTCAGACTTTATTCAGGGAAGTAATCTTTCTTCTGAGGATGCGGGACACTATGCAATAATGGAGATAGATACATCTGCAAATGGAAGTATGATTTATTCTGCATCAGATGAAGCATATGTTATGCCTCCATACGACGAAAGATATTTTGCATGAAAGAATTAAGAGAAACACTCCGGCCGGGCGTATCATTCTTTAATAGAATCGTCATCCGTCCAAACGTAAGAGATGTTGTAATTTTATCCATTACCGCTATTGATTCAACAGGTAGAGCAAGTCCGGTTATATCCTTCCCATTAGAGCTAGACGAGCCTATTGTTATTAAGAACAAACATCGAAACTCAATGGCTATTGAAGTTGCTATTATTCATGAGCACATTGAGGACGGAGACAGTCTTTCTAAGTTCGTTGACATCGACGCCAACCGTATTTCAACAAACGATATAGCAAGTCTTAGAACCAAGAAAACAGAGATTTTAAACTCTGGCTCCGTTAACGTCGTAATCAAAGGTGAAGACTTAGAGACTGCCATTATCTCTGGTAATATCAGCATTACTGGTTATTCTCGTTCCGGTGTCGAGCTCATGGACGAGAAGGTTACTCTTGGGCTTGGAAAGACGAGAGAGGTTATCCTGGGCAAGGAGCATTCAAAATATAAACTATCTGGCGCATACAAATACAGGGACGGCATGACAAGCAAGGACGAAGTAGTCATTAAGGATGGCAAAATAGAGGACAGAGATGAATCCTGTCTCTATATCGCCTCTCCAGACTATGCCGGCGGCCTTTACAAAAATGAGAATATAGCTATCGATGAAAACAATTCGATTAGAATTTTAAATCCTCATGTGTATAAAGTTTCCTGCTATCTTGATGCGATTGTTATTGACCCAGATAAATCTGAGCCTAGTATCAAATACGTTGGGATTATATCAAAATGATTAAAGACTTTTTCAGTTCTGCTTCGGTCTATTCAAAAAGACTGCCGGGATGGAGAGAACAGCTCCTATCCGACATTAAGATGCGAGCAGACAAGCTTGCAACATCTGTGAATGATTCCAACAATAGAATCGCTATGGCAATTGGTAAGTTTGCAGAGGGCGTATCAGATATCAGGGAGCAGATGTCAGATGTATCTGACCTGTATCTAACGGTATCGACAGTTAGCGGCAATACGAATAGGCAGTTCGGTATTAACAATATGCCGATTCTAAAAAACAAGGGCATCGTAGTAAGCGGCAGCTCTCTTGCTCTGGAAACTAAGACCTACTCACCTGTTCCTATTGTTGGTGTAAAAATCAATACAAACGGACAAGAAGGCAACTCTGCTGACTTTGATATTCCAAGATATAATAACAAAGATACGATCATCTCTGAAACTCAATATGAGGTAGAGAAATTCGATTCTGCCATTACCGCAGTTATCGGTATTGATCTAAGAGACGTAAATCAGGTAAACAGAATTTCTATGCTTCATTCTGAGTATGGCATTCATAAGTCTGACGTTATGTATCTTGAAGTGTCTCCAGACGGGAAACGATTCTATCGTTCAGACTTTTCTGTTCAAGAGATAAACGGCGTAACCCAAATAAGCTTCCCTGGTGTTAATGCCGCTTCTGTAAAAATCTCCCTGCTCCAAAATAATCCGTATACCGCTAAGAATGGGCAAACAAGATACGCAATTGGTATTCGTAATTTGTCAATTGGTATTGCGACATCTATCGAAAGCGGCGAGATTGTATTTGGCCCTATTACTCAGAAAGAGGAAGTCCTTAAAGCCTCTATTGCCGCATCTATCCCTACTGACAAATATTCATTTCAAAATATCTCATTTGAAATCAGTACCGACTCTACTACATGGTATCAGGTATCTACTCCGTTCTCTGTAAGCGAGCATCCAAAACATCTTGATTTTAATACAAAATCGGATACGTCGATTAATACCAAAACGCCGGTCACTACACTGTTCTTTAGAATCAGAATGACTGGCAATAAGCATTCTCTCCCATTGATGGCTTCAAGTATTGATAGACATATTCAGCAGGTAAGTCAACAGTCTCCAGTAATACAAGTGCCGTTTGCATTGTCTGATAAATACATCGTATCAGAAAGACTTGGCTACCAATTCGGGGAAAGAGGCTCGTACTTCCTATATAACGACAATATCGATCTAGTTGATTCTATAAGCTCGATCAAATCTGAATCTGATTATGTTCTCAAAACAGTTGCTCCTATGAAAAATATAACCAGAGCAACAATCAGGGCAGATAAGATTAAATGCGCAATCGAGGGCGGGGAAATTTATAGAATTGTTCCTCCGTATTCTATCGACCCAAAATCAGCCAAGGCGTACAAAGCGTCTTTGCCGGTAAAAAGAGAAGTAAGAATTTCCGACAGTTCAAATATGGTACTACCATTTGAGCAGCCGGCGGGCATATACTCTTTGACAGACGGAGAAAATAGCAGAAAGCTAAACCTTACACTAGGAGCTTTCACATCTTGTTATCAATGGGTATTTAAACCATTAGAAAGACCAGTATCTCTTATTGATCCATTCGGCAAAAAGGTAGCAGAATACGAAGCAGGAAAATATATTAACCTGCTAGATTATTTCACCGTATCTATACCGACAAGCTCAGAACGTTCATCTATTAGTGTAACGTTCAATAGCCGATATCCAGAAACTCCTTTAAGCGGGGGAGAGTTTACCCTTATTGACGGCAAATACTACTCGGCTTCTCATTCTGCAGTAGTGAACGGAATGTATATTTCCTACGAAGAGATTCCTTTGGTTATGCGTTCCAATATCAATGGTATCGACCTATATACAGAAGAGGCCAAGTTCTCTAAAAGCAGAGAGAAACTGTCTAAGTTTGATGGTCAAACATCTGCCAAACTTGCTCATTCTGGATTACTAAAAGGCGGCCTGAGATTTACAAACAAGGCATCGTCTCTATTGTCGTTCGTTAAAGAGGTTACATACATCAACGGCATTGATGAATTTAAAACCTCTGGTAAGGCTAATATCCTTATTCCTAAATCTGTAAATAGATTTAGTCTAGGTAGGCTCGTTAATCATTTTGACGACATCGAGATTACCGGCGGCGTTGAACAGTTAAGCTCAAAAGTTTTCAGTAAGGACGAACTCGTCTATCGCGGCGACTATATGCTAGAAGATGCAGGCAATGAAACATTTATTCAATTGCCAGAAGGGGTTAAAACTGACGACATTATCGATACCTTTATCACCGTATCTGTAGCAGATTCTAACAGCTCAAGTGGGTTATACTCTATTGACTACACCAACGGGATGCTGTATTCTCAGTCTACAATTAGCGGCGAGTCCGAGGTCGAATATATCTATTCAAACATCTTCATTTCTGGTTTTCCAATTAAGGTTCTGGACAAGAAATCTTATACAGTAACCGACCGGCAAGTCGAACTGAAAGATGCGACAATGGATAACGAATATATTGTCCTTTCAGAAAGCAAAGCAGATAAGAGTGCAGAGATCTTGCGTTCTCCAACCTTGAAGAATTTAGCATTAAATACAGTGACGGTATAAGATGAATAAAGTAGAAGAAGCAATTTACAATTTGAATCTATTTCAGGCTTCATCTACCGAGGCTGAAGTTCCGGCCCTTGGTTCAGAATATACCGAGGCCGGACTTAATAAGATTCTGAAAGAATGGTACGATTTACTGTTCTGCAATCAGGACAAGATAGACGAGATTCTACCGCGGATAGAGCAGTTCGAAACTAAGTCTTCTAACTATGTTAGAGACATCAAAACTAGGCTGGCTAAAGCGTCTTCGGATGCTAAGGCCGCCAATGTTGCGGACAGGTCTATAACCAAATACACAAAGGCGGTTTACTATTCTCCATCCTCTATTTCTTATATCGAGGATGAAACTACCGCCTATGTGGATGGTGGAAAAATTGTTGGAGTTAAGGAATCTGATACATTCTCAGGAAGTGAGGGTTCTGTAATCTCCAATAGGACAAGCTCTGGTATTTCTTGTTATATCTTTGAGGGGAATAAGAAGGTTGATTTAGTATGGACAACAGGCTCCGGCGCGGCCCAGTCGTTAAATGTCCTTAATTCAAATATCAAATCAACAATCTCATATTCTTCTCTCACAGGCGGCACTAAGAGTTTTGTATTGGATATAGATAGAAAAGAATACGGAGTCTTTAACAATATCCAGTTAAAAACAAAACGAGCTTACGTCTACACCATCTATACCAGTAACGATTCAATTAACTATAACAGAATTACAGATAGGGTTCTCACTAATAGCTTAAACGAATCAATCGGCGAAACAAATGACCGTTATGTCCGTATAGTTATCGAGCTTGACAAAAACTCGGACTATGTGTCAGGTAAATACATCTACACGGTTGAAATAAACTCCTTCCATATAGCTGTAAAAAGATACTCAACTCCGACAGAATATGTCACTGGCGACATTCCTATCAGGGCTACGGGCGAATTTGTAGCCATAGATACTTGCGATAACTACCAGTCTAAAAATGTCGATATGCACTACCAGATTTCAATTAACGGTGGCGCGTATAAAGACATCAAGCCTCTACGGAAGCTATCAAAAACTGGCAGGTCAATTAGGAGCATTTTGCCAATAAATGACTATTCTGATAATAACATTGTTACGCTACACACCCATACTAGACATCCTGAAGGGAACACTTTCACAACTGAAATAGATCCGGCGCTGCTTGAAACAAATATCTTCAAGTATTACGACGCTACCAATCCTATCTCTGTAGATGGAAACGTAGTATCTGCAACCGGTATAGCTATATCAGAAAAGGTTATTAATTTCAAAGATACCTACTTCATTAATGGTGTTCCGTTCTCTGGTGAGTCTACTATTTACACAGGGTTCAATAGTTTGTCATTCCCTGCCGACAATTATGTCGAAATCTATGACGTAACTAAATACACTCTAGTTTCTTTTAAATCCGGGGAGTTTAGGGTTGCAGACGCGGCCGGCGTAGAACATACAATCGTAGACGAAGACTGGGAGAAAAACCCATTCACCTCTATTGTCCTATCGCTTAAATATATCCTTGGTAAAGAATTAGAGTATGGCAAAGACGTTAAAACCAGCAAGTCAGAAAACGGCTATCAGTTAACAACACCAGAGAATGTAAAATCCCTCTACGTTGCTGCTAGACAAAAAGACGCTATTATTAACACAGCCAGAATCAAGATAAAGATGAAAACATTAGACGGATACACAAAACCAAACGTATCCAGAATCCTAATCAAGGTGGCCTAATGCAGTTAGATTTAAAACTGAAACAAGCCGCATTCTTCTTTGTTAATGGAATATCTGTCAGAAGAGAATTTTCAACATTCGACATTGACAACGGTGACGCTACCGCTCTAATTTCCGTAGTTAGAGGAATTGAGGGAAACAGGATTGAATCGTCTATCTCTGCTGAATCCATTCGGGCAATCGTAACCCCGTCTGGAGGTGGAGGAGGCGGTGCTCCCGGTAGGCAGGGACCTCAAGGCGCTAGAGGAGAAACAGGGCCGGCAGGCCCAGCCGGACCACAAGGACCAACCGGTTTGACAGGCCCTATGGGTCCACCGGGGCCTCCAGGACCTCCGGGGCCGAAAGGGGATAAAGGCGACCCTGGACCAAAAGGGGACCCGGGTGAAAACGGATCATCCTCAAGCGGTTTGTTTGACATCGAAAAGTTCTATAACTCAGCTCTTGATATGCAAAAAGACTTCAGCATTAAAGAGGGAACTTTTGTAGGTGTGCTCGGCCCTAATGGCAATAAAGAAGATTCTACAGTCTACAGAAAAGTCAACGGTCGTCTAGAAGAAGTTGTAAGCTTTGCAGACATCTAAGGAAGAGTAATGAACGCAATCACAATCATCTCTCTTCAGTTCAAGAAGTTTATCGATAAGTTCACATCGATCACGGCCGAACTTGCCGCACTGAAGAAAAAAGTCGAAACCATCGAGGGCAGTCCGGCATACACCGGCGCCGGGCAAAAAGAAGAATTCATCGTATTGACCAAAGATATGTTCAATAGCAATGGATATCCCTTCACAGAAAAACCAATTAAGTTCACAAACAAATACACCTCCCCAGTGGCACAGGTATATATCAATCATAAAACAATTGCTAATACCACTACTGCTACTACAATCCAAGTGTATTCCTTATCCGAAGACCAATGCTTCCTGCGTTACGGTCCAGGTGTAAGGCCAGACCAAATTGGTAACAGCTATAGAGCAATCCTCCATGTTCAGGAGACTGGAACCGACCCAGCACTGTTCAAGAAAATGTCAAAGTAATACAAGGTAATTAAATGAATATTGTACAATTAATTTCGTTGCAATTCAAAAAACTGGCAGCCGGTCTAGCCTCAGTAACTGCTAAAAGTGAAGAGCTGGAGAAAAAAGTAACATCCCTGGAAGTTACCGGCGGCGCTAAAGGTGAAAAAGGCGAAGATGGTAAATCCGCTTACGAGCTTGCAAAAGAAGGCGGCTACACTGGTACACAAGAAGAGTGGCTCAAAACCCTCAAAGGCGAAGCAGGTCCTCAGGGCCCAATCGGTCCACAAGGCCCTCAAGGCCTTAAAGGTGAAATGGGCAGCCCTTTTGCTATTGCTAAAACCTTCGAAAGCGTAACCGCTCTGGAACACGACACAACCGTTGAAGAAGGTAAGTTCGCCGTCATCGCTTCTACTAGCCCTGACACAGACACAGACAATGGTCGTCTCTATGTTCGTACAGCAGATGGCTGGTCATACTTGCTCGACTTGTCAGGCGTTAAAGGTGTTCAAGGTCCAGCGGGCCAAGACGGTCCAGCAGGCCCAGCAGGCCCTCAAGGTATCCAGGGTGAAAAAGGCGAAAACGGCCAACCTGGTGCTAAGGGTGATAAAGGCGACGCCGCCAATCTGTTCGTTGCAGAAGTCACTGCCCTAAGTGAAGCCGGAGAAACTTCCGACTTTAAAGATGGAGATATGTTGTTAGTTGTACCTGCCGGCACTAAAAAAGAAGACGGCAAACTTTACAGCTTTGAAGAAAGCAACTCCACCTGGGAATTGGTATTCGACTATTCTACGGTCAAATAAGAAAAAGAAAAGGGTGGTCGCGCAATAAAGCACGGCCACCCTTCAATATTAGATACGGAGAGAAAATGAAAATCAACAAAGAAAGCATCGTAGGATACGTTAAAAGCTTTTCACCATTCTGGGTTAAAGTACTTCCTGTAATCTTTGTCTTTGGCCTTGGCTGGATTGCTATCTATCAATATGGACAAAACCAATACCAGCGCGGGCGTATTGATGCAGAAGCAATGTATCTCAAAACATCCTCAGAACTGTCAGATAGAATCCGAGGCGTAGAAGGTATAGTTCTTACACAATTCAGAGAAGGTCGAAAAGGGATCCGAGACCTATTCCATGACAGCAATGCCGAACTTCGAGCACTCATTGTCGACAAAGAATGTGTTTCAGATGACTTTAAGAACGAATACAACAAAAGGCTGAAAAAATGAAATACCTATTAGTAGCTCTAGCTGCACTATCCTTGAGTGCTTGTTCTGCCTTTGCACAACAACCTAAAAAAGCACAACAAATACAGATAGCAGAAGAAGTAAGACTCGGACATTGCGAAGAGGAAATCCAAGAGCTCCAGGGCACTACATCAAGAGCTTTAATTGAGCATTCATTAGCGCTAGTTGAAAAAGTTCATGAGTGCAGACTTGAGAAAAAATACTTAGTAGACCTGATTGACGGATACAATAAGGAAGCAGCAAAATGAAATGGTCAGTAAAGAAATTATTTAAGAACGAGTACATTACACTTGAAGGTGTAACCATCGGAACTGATGCAACCGAAATCGAAGTTGCAGATAAAGATAAATCAGCTATTCGTGCAGTTAAAAATACACTGTCACGACTGAAACGCGAGAAACGTATTGAAGTTCTGTCTGGGGATGTTCCAGAGAAAGCTGCAACTGTTTATGCTAAGAAAGAAAAGCAAGCTAAAGCAGAACCGGCTCCAGTAGAGCGTGCAGCAGTAACAGAACAAGTTCCTCCAGCTAAACCGGTAAAACCTAAAGCGGCGAAACCAGAAGCGCAAGCTGAAGGCGTAGCAGCTTCAGAAGAAACTAGCCAAGAGTAACCAAAGAATACCGTTCTTTCCAACAACTGATAAGTTAGCAGACCTAACTATAACTAGAGTAAGAAAATCGTTAAATGAAATGGTTAATCAATAAAATGAAATGGTTAGTTAGAAAGCTCAGAAAACACGACTATATCACCTTCGAGGGAAAGACGATTAAAGACGAACCGACTGAGATTACTGTTCCGGACAATCCGAGCACAATCCGGTCGGTTAATAATACCATTAATCGACTTAGAAACGAAGATCGGATAGAAGTCCTTTCTGGCGAAACTACAGACAGTCATAATCCTTTTAATGGTTCGGGTATTCCGGGCGCGTCTGGTAATTCTGGCAATCAGGTTAGTCCTGCCAATCCAGGTAACACAGGCAATGCTGGAAATCAAGACCTTACCGGCCCTACTATTGATTCTTCTACAACCACCGAAGTTAAAACAGAAATAACTCCAGATGGTAAAGAAAAAATCATAGAAAAGGTAACTGTCAAACAAATCGTCGATATTAGAGACGATACTAAGAGTAAAATCGAAGAACTTTTAGCCTAAGAAAGAAAGTATGACAACTCCTAATCTAGACTCAGTAACCCTATTAATGGCCCAACGTATTGCTGCAAATAAAGCAGAAGCAGCAGTAATCAAAGGGGACGTTGAAAAGGTTAAAACATCTCAGGCTGAATCCGACAAAAGAACAGCCGAAGCTCTTGAAAAGGCTAAAACAGTCGAAGGTAAAATTGCCACAACAGAACAATCTGTAGAGCAAGTTAAGCTACAAGCAGAGGCAGCTAAACAACAATCGGCAGAAGCCAAAGAGCAGGTCGAGGCTGCTAAACAGTCTGCAGAATCGGCCAAACAAGAAGTAGCGCAACATAAAGCCGCAGCAGAAGAGGCTAAAACAAAAGCCGAACAAGCCCAGACTAAAGCACAAGAAGCACTAGATGCAGCTAAAGAGGCTAAATCTTCTATTGTTACTCCTACTGTTGATATTACTGTCGGACAAGAAGGCGACATCAAAGTCAATAATAAAGACACTGGTGTAAAAGTCGTTACCCCAGAAACCGTTGGTAATGAAGTAGGTAAAGCGCTAGGCTCTGAAGACGCAAGTTCTAAAATCCTCAAAAAACAAATTGAGGCAACTGCATCAGAACAAACCCTAAAACCACAACTTAAAGTTGCACTCGAATCAAGCATCTTCTATATCGAGGACGCTTTAACAGAAGAGCTACGCAACAAAGTTATGTCTCGCTACTACGAGCCTTTGGATAAGAAAGAAGAAGGCAAACGAGATGCGAAAGAGATTGTTCGTCTGATCCAAACCTGGTATGACAAGCTTCCTTCTCACTCATACATCTCTTCCCGCGGCGGCGTATTCCCATTCACCAAAAACAAAGGTTACAAACCAGAATACTACGGTGCAGATAGCCGTTCTATCAAACGCAATGGTAACGACCCGCAAACAATGGTAGTTCATGGTCAGCAACCATGTATTTCATTCTACAAATCTATCGGCAATAAATTTGATTTTAAACTAGCCAAGTTTATTATCGAAGAGATGGGTCAAGATGCATTCCACCTTTGCGGCGATTCAGTAGATAACGAAATCATCCACGGCGGTACAATTACTAGCCGTGCTTATATGGAATTCGGCTACAAAAAAGGTGCAGACCGAGACAAAATGCTCTTCCCTCCTATTGATGGATGGACTAAAGAAGCTCCTCACATCGGCACTGGTTGCGGTGATAAAGGTACAGCAGAAGCAGGCTTCAACACAACTACCCAACGTCACGACATTGCCGGTTATATGAACAACGGCTATGAAGCACAAGACATCCAACAACCGGACGATTTTGACGAAAACAAAATCATGGAATTGCTCCGGGCTGGTTCGTCTCTACGCTTCCGTAGTGCAGGTGGATACTTCAACGCTCAAGGCAAATCAGAATTCCCACAAGCAGATGGTACTACCTCTCCTAAATGGGGAACTTGGCGTGGTGGTCAACATGGTAGCCGTGCATATGGTTGGCGTCTATTCGGTACTCGCAACACTGTAGTTCGCTACTTCGACGTTCGTGGTTTGACTGGCGGTGCAATTAACTGTGGTTTGTATGGCACTCCAATGGGTGAAGCAGTTGATGCTCGTGACTCAGAGGCTGCATTTAAAGCCGGTATCGTAGCAGTTAATACCAAAATCACTGGCGGTTACTTTACACACAACTACACCTGCGGCGTAGAATGTATCCGCGCATCTGGCTTTGAACTGACCGGTATCTATGCTCCTGACTCTGTGGTCGGACACCCTGATGCTCACCTTGAACATACTCGTGGTATTGGTGGCGGCACTTCCCTAGACCCAGGCTACCAACAATGTACTTCTCGTTACTTGCCAATGGATAATATCTTTATCCATGGTAACGTATTCGGTCGCGGTATGCGTAAAGTCATGGACATCCATACCGGCAACAACGTTCGAATCATCAACAACAAAGGTGAAGCTCAATACTACGGCGTATCAACCGTAATCGAAGAACTCTTCGCCGGTAAACTTATCGACAACAAAGATCGTAACAGTAAAGACATTGCAGACCCTCATTCCTTCTACTATCAAGATAGCAACATCGAGGTTCGAGGCAATACTATTCTTTCTGGTCAATTTGGTTTGCATCCTATCAACGGCGCGAAAGGTGTTAAATTCCGTCGTGACGGTAAGAAATGGTGGTTGCGCTGCCATCAAGTCTGGGCAGATAACGTCGTATATGCTCCTCGTGGTATCCAATGTAACTTCGGTCACAACCACTTCCTGATTGAGAATAACCAATTCACCTTTGCCCTTCCATTCGGCGAGTTCTGGGGTATGCGTTCTATCTCTGGTTTGACTATTACAAACCAAGGTTCTGGTTACACCACTCCTCCTAACGTAATTATCGAAGGTGGCGGCCCAGAAGCATTCGGTGCTAAAGCCTCGGCTAAAATCAAAGATGGTAAAGTTATTGAGCTCAAACTAGACCGTATGGGCAGCCGTTACTCAGAAGTTCCTACTATCCGTATTGAAGGCGGCGGCGGTGAAGGTGCAACAGCAACTGCGTCTATTAACACTGCAACCTATGGTATGCTTGTAGGCGCTGAACCACAATACGGCGAGATGCTCGGATGTGTTATCGCTAAGAACTGGGTACAAAACTCTCCAGAAGGCAACTTCGCGCGTCAAATCGTTATTGGTCGACTAAGAGGTTCAAGCTTCATCTCCAACTACACTGACGTAACTCCGTTCTCAAGTGTAGAAAAAGGTAAACTCCCATTCGGTGATCCATACATCTCTGTCTCTATGAAGTATCGAGACGGCTTGCAAAGTATGGGTTTCTACGGTGGCTCTCTGGATAGCTGTGAAGTGTTCGGCAACTATGAATACAACCAGCTAACTCAAAGTCTACACGCCTGGACTGGTAAAAATGCAAATAGCGACTCTCACAAAAACTACATGCCTACCGGCTATCAAGCTGCAGCAAACGTAGCAGAGATTGCTAAACTTGCAGCTAAAATCTCTGAGCTAGAGAAGAAACTTACAGCGGCTCCGGCCTCCCCTGCTCCTACTCAACCTCCGGCAGCTCCAGCACCGGCAACATCTGAAAACCAACCAGCAGCAACACCTGCTCAACCTGCGGGAGCTGAAACAACTCAGAATGCTCCAGCATCAGGCGAAGCTACTCAAAATCAACCAGCTGCACCAGTAGCACCTGCTCCGGCGGTAGAAAGCCCTCAACCAACAGAAGTAACGCCAGGTGAAGCAACAGCCCTAGACTTCTCTGAATTGGCAGCAACTGCAGAAACAGCAGAGTCTGGACACATCAAGCTGAAAAGCATCAACTCTTCTCCTAGAGGCGGCGAACCAGAAAACTGGGCCGGCCCGGTAAAAGAATTCGATGGTCATAAAGCTATGATCACTTCACACTCAGACGGTAAAGGTTTCCGCTTCCTAGAAACAGAAGGCTTTACAGCTAAAGCTGGTGAAGACAGAGCTATCGTTCTTCCATTCAGACAATCAAGAGGCGGCTCAACAGGTTCTGCATTCTCGCTCTCTGTATTGAAAGATACTTCAGTTCTTGCTCCGGCACTTATATCTACCAATGAAGAAGCTGGCTTCAAACTGCGTCATTACGCTGGTGTTAAAATCAACGGTAAAGATATTGACCCGAACAAACTTTACGAGTATGATAAATGGTATGTCGTCACTATTGTCATTAAAGCTGGCGTAGACTTCAACAAAGTTAGATTCGGTGCAAACCAACATGCTAACTCTGTCAGATTCGTAGCAGTAGGTTCAGGTATTGAGTTTATCGAAGGTAACACTTCTAAAGCTGATGAAAAAGCAACAGCACTTATGACTCAATACAGCGTAGCCCAATAAGGACTAAAGATGGAAAAAGAATTACTTCTTTCCCAAATCGAAGAGCTTAAGCAGCACTGTCGTCATCTCCAAGACAACATCAAAGAGATGTTCGAAAACGACAACCAGGGCGGCGGAATGGCTCTAATCGATGAACTTCAAGATGCAGAGTTTCTAATCGACCTTAAAAAGGCACGAGTAGAAGAACTGGAACAAGAAGGACAATAATCAAATGATAGAAACCATTACCATAACTGGTACTGGCGAATCTGTCTATGAAGTTCCTGCAAAAGCAAAACGCGGGACGGTTAAGTCTAAAAACGAAGTTTATCAAGTGCAAGAAGTAGACGGGAGCCTGGATACAAATTCGGGCACCGTCCTTGTATTGGTAACACCAGAACTACCAGTAGGCTTTAAACTAGAACTAGAATACGAAGTCCCAGATACAGAAGCACTACAAAGAGTAGAACGAGCAGTCTTTGGAGAACAGCTAAAAGCTTCCTCCCTAAAAGACATCATCGTTGTCTTAACCAATATCATAGAAAGACAAAACAACTTAGAAAAACTCCTATACGACAAAGTAGGATACTCCGAACTAGATGCAGCTGTTCATCCAGTTAAAGAGTCTCTAAGCCTAATCGTAGAGGACATCAAGTTGCGTCAGCAAACAAAAGAAACGGCCAAAGGCAAAGGTAAAGCAACCAAGACCGAAACGGCCGCAACATTTGATTTATCTCCTACCGTAATGAAGAAAGTCGAAGACCTTCTAAACGGATAGCAAAATAAAACCCCGGCACCAATTAAGGTGTCGGGGTTATTTTTATGGGTTAAACATACAACGCTTTGTTATATGTATCCGGTGTGAAAAATTTCAGAGGGTCCAATCGTCCAGTAAGGCCTTTGCCTGGATGTTGGGAAGTTCTCACCTCAAAGTGTAAATGAGAACCCTCTGCCATATTTCGCATAGTACGAGCATTGCCAGAAGAGCCGGTAAGGGCAACGGGGTCGCCAGCCTTAACTCTCTGTCCCTCTTTAACAAGGATGTCTTTGAGGTGTGCATATGCAACGTACAAACCGCGGTCAAGCTTAATAATAAGCATACGACCATACCCATTGTCGTCAGTTGTTTTGACAAAGGTAACTACACCGTCATCAACAGCATAGCATCGGTAGTTATTCGGAACAGCAAGGTCAACGCCCTGATGCGCCCGAGTTCCACCATTACGAACCATACCAAAACCGGCAGAACGAACAGATGCCAATTTAGCAGTTCGTAGAACATTGAACCCATGTTTCAAAGGCTGAAATTTAAATCCGCCCGGCAATGGGTCATAATTGCTCGTAGATGGCTTTTGAATCGTAGGAAGGGGATTTGTATTAACTGCAGGAGAAACGCTCTCTACGGCCGTTTTTGGCGCCTCTGCGTTCACTTCTTCCACTTCCTCGTAGCTATCTTCTTCCAGTTTGTATGGAACCTTCACTTCTTTTTTGTTCTGGTTAGGCTGATTTAACAGCCCACCAATAAGATCAAATATATTCATAGGCTTTCTTTTTAATCCCAGGTTTGAAATTTACTAAGGAATTCTGCTGCAAGTGGCAATGCCGGATCATACATGCAGTCTTCTATTTCATATGATAACACATCTGGGACATCATCGAACCCTATGGTTTCCCTCCTCCATATCAGAGAGTCGTAAACCGGCCCTCTTCTAAGGAAATCTCTAAATTCGTACTCCAAGCAGTCCGGGAATTGATTGATGAAAAATGTTCCGAATTTAAATTTTGCGTCATGGTTATACTTCGGCAAAGACCAAGTCATAAACTTGTTCAAAGCATTATTCCAAAGTGTCGGCCAGTTATCCTCGAGGATGGACCAATAACGGGCGTTCATTTTGAAATGTATCTTCAATTCAAGTCTATATAGAATATCATCCCGTATTAAATCATACGAGCCTTTCCATTCCTTCTTGAATACTCTGTCAAAAGTCAGGTAAGACCTTGTTAACCTTGACATGATATGGTTCATCTTCGCTGTATTCTTAAGGCCGGCGTTCAGTTCCTTTTTTGTAAAATTGGCCAGCTCGTTAACATACGAAGATTTAAAAACCAGTTCATCTCCAATAGGCTTATCTAGCCCCTTTTGGATTCTGTACTTATTGATTTTCTCGCGCCGCTTACGTCGTGCTTTAAACTTACGTTGGGCTCGATAATATGCAGACCAGTCTGTTACATATGGAACTTGTCCATCGTATTTACCGACAATAGCTGTTTTGCTCATAACTGCATAAATTTAGTCAATGAAGCCATAGGGTTCTTGCCATAATTGCGTTGAAAGGTTTTCTCTTTACGAGTTAGCAAATCCAATGCAAAGTTGACAATTCTTTTAGCTAAGATAAGCATACTTTGGAATGCTAAGATTCCAAGAAACTTAGAGAGTGACAACATAAATAATACCAAGGATTGCTTTGCTTATATCTTTCTATGCTAATTTTGAAAGGCGAATCCTATAACCTTCTAAATCAGTTCGGGCCGAGAGGACAGGCTCAATTCGGAATTCATATCCGCAGCATCTATCATAACCGGTTATAAAATTGATTTCTGCTACGGGATTCCAGGCCAGCTTTAAATCCCATTCAAGAGGAGCGCCACAGATATGGCAACAACTCATCAGTGCTTCTTCTATTGTGTCGAATATAGCACCATCTTCGGCATCTATATAAACAGGAGTCATACAGATACCATACCTTCAAAAGCTTCTTTAAGAGAAACAAGATAACGGTTAGAGAAGTCGTTTTCAATATTCACGACACCTTCTACACCTTCTCCAATTCCCCATTCAGACATATGCCCAGAGAACTTAGACACTTCGCGCTTCTCTTCAGGATCAACAATACGGATAACCTTGCCACCGCTATTGATCACATAATCACGCTCATTGTCAAAACGAATATCAGATACAATAACTACATCATAGTCTCCATATCGTTCTGCGATTCTTTTGTCTAAGACCTTAACCCAGATATCCTCAGATATCATATGTCTGCCCCAGTCAGTCCCAAGGCTTTGGAGAATCTCTCTTAAAGAAACTCCAAAACCGTCTATCGGGTCTTCCTTGCTTCCACGACGATAAATATCATCAACATCAAAAATAGGTCTAACCATATCTCTAACTGCATCAGCAAAAGCAACCTTTGCAATTTTCAGGTTAGGATATTCTTGAATAATATGGTCGGCTGAAAAGTCTTTACCACTGTGGGCCTTTCCAGCGAAGCCCAATAGAAACGGTTTCTTCATTATTATTATACCTTATTTGGATTTAGAAAGAATCTTTTCTTCCAAATCAAAAATGTCCAAAATGCCTACACGGCAATGCAGCTCTGCATAAACCTGAAGATTTTGAAAATCTTCTTTCGTTACCTGCTTGCAAAACTCAGAAATGGCGTCAGTAACTCTAGCATCTGCCTGTTCTAGGCGCCAAAGATATGCAAATCCTATTCTTTCGGCAACATATCGGTTATACTCTCTAATCATCTTTCGAGGGTCGTTTAGGATATCAGAGTTTGCATAATGAATACCATTAGCCCTAATAAGGCCTTTTAATATTTCTTCTGAAGTTCGAGCCGGAACAGAATATCCCTCAGAAATTACACGAACGGCATCTAGATGAAATTTGGGATCATTAGCAATAGCTGCTTTTAGTTCTTTTAGCAATGTTTCTTTTGACATTTTAAATCCTATTGAATCGGATGTCCTTCTACAGCTACAATCTTGCAGAAGCCCCATGTGTCATCTACCTCAATATCCACATTAATAGTAGAAAAAGCAGAACGTATTGCATCTTGCTGCTCTTCATTAAACATAACAGCACAATGGTCCAAAGGAGGAATTTGTCCTTCTTCCATCTTAAATTTGCATCTTACCAACATGTTAAACCTTAGCAGTATGTAGCTGTAAAAATTAACCCAATAGTCCGTTTAGAACAGCAATAAGGCCGGCAGCTTTGCGCTTGCTGGCACGTTGCTCCAAAGCGGCTTTATGACGAAGCAGCTCTTCAAGAGGAGAAACTTCTTCTTCTTCTTCTTCGAATTTATCCAGCATACTAGCAAGCGTAATCGCACCAATAACCTTCAAAAACTCTTCAAAGTCTTTTTGCTCTTTGTCGTCAACTTCTTCCAGTAGGTCTTCAAACAGGCCTTCTGTTGGAACAACTTTGACCGGATTTTCTTTTTCTGCTTTACGCAAATAGCCCAAACCATCTACGGCATTGCTTCGTTCTGCAGCACGATGGGCTGCTAAAATTTTGGTGATATCACCAGCGGATACATTATGAATCATTAAAGTTTACACGCTACACAATCGTCTTCATCATCTGTGTTTGAATCATCAGGGACTTCGATAATTTTACCCTCCATAATATCAGATGATTGACCATCATAATTATTATTATAATACATGGTCTTACCGCCCAATAAATAATGGAGATAAATGTCCCACGATACAACAGATGCGGGCACCTTGTTGTTCGGATAATTCTGTTTGTTATAGTATGTGTTAACAGAAATAGCCTGGTCGGTATATCTCTGAATAACAGCATAAGTTTTAATCAGCGCCTCATTAGACGTATGATCCCAAATTCGGTCATACTTATCTTTAAGCCGCGCTAATTCAGGCACTACAAATTTAGCCTGTCTATTCTTGCCGCCCTTAGAAATAATTAATTCCCGTATTGGTTCAATACCATTAGTAGTGCCAGAACCAGAAATCTTGGCACTTGTTTCAGCAGGAAACATAGCAATCATAGAAGCATTTCTAACACCATGCTTAGCAATTCTAGCACGGAGACTAGTCCAATCCAGTTTCTCTTCATAATTAAACAAAGAGTTATACATAGGAGTAGTCATATCTTTTGGAAGTTTCCCTTCCGCCCATCGAGTATCAGCGTATGCGTCACAAACGCCACGCTCTTCGGCAAGACTAACAGAAGCACTAATAATCCCATAAGAGAAATGCTGCATCCATTCATCTAACAGTTCATAGCAATTGGAATATTTCTTATCATTCTTAGCTAACCAATATGCAAGACCTGTAATGCCAATACCAATAGGTCTGAACAATCTGTTATGTTCCTCGGCCGCCGTAAAAGGATGCTCTTGGAAGTCTAACAAATTGTCAACAGCACGCATAGTTACATAAGCTACACGGGCCAAATCTTTAGGGTCATCAAAAGCCCCAAAGTTAATCCCACTAAGATTACATAAAGCAATTAAACCTTCTTGTCTGTACGTCTTAGTTTCGGGGTCATAGATTCGATTCAGGCTTTCGGTCGGTAAAACAATCTCAGCCAATTATTGTTACACAGATTAAATCTGCGGTATGGTCATTTCTGCCATACTCCCTACATTACTGCAGGGTTCGGACTATATCATCACCATATGGTAATACCACTTAGGGCCGGGCGCTTAAATCGGTAATTAAGGGAACTCTATCCCTCCGATAGTCTCTGCACCTTCATACAATGTATCGTATGCTTGGCTCAGAATAATCACATAGTGACTTCTTCTGAATTCACCCGGTTTGCATTAAACGTTTCCGCTTAATGGTGCACAAGTTTACACAAATTAGATTGTTTAATAGGATATTTATCCGTATTGTACATAGAATGACGGTTAATATTATCCGCAAATCCTACATACACTCGACCAGTCCCGAATCTTTCTTCCACCAATAGGTCCATAAGGTGTCGGGCATTAATAGTCCCAACAGCCTCGCCTTTATTCATGGCTCTGGTATAAGCATCATAAAAATGAGAATCAGAACAGCTAGAATAAAAAGCATCATAAACCTCTTTGGAAATATGTGGTGAGAACAGACCAATGTCCCTATTTTCTGCCGCGGCCTTAAGCATAAAGCCGTTTAAGAATATAGAATGGTCAGAGTGCTTCATAGACTCGGAATCCTTCTTCATATTGTTTTTATAAAGAAGAGTTTCTTCGATGTCTGGATGTAGACCCCACCAGTTGAATGTCAGTGAGCCCTTCCGGATACCGCCTTGTGAGCAGGAAAGTGCGCTATACTCGATAGATTTAGCATGATATAGCGCTCCACTATTAATAGCAGCACCATTACGAATTGCGGCATTGCGTTCTCTTAATCTGGATGCACCAATACCAAGACCCGCGCCCAGTGTCGCATATTTACGGGCAGCAGTAGCAGATTCGCCTATTGAATCAATTGAATCTCCAGACTCAATCAAAACACATGAACTAAAACTACGAGTAGGTTTCCTCAAATTTGCAATATGAGGAGTGGGAACATTTACCCGACCAAGAGACATATTGTCATAATGCTCTTTAACAAAGCTTAGACGATCTGTATAAGCATCGCCTTTATCATTGATAAAGTACATCATAGCCGCAACCATATACGAAATCTGTGGAGTCTCGTAATATTCTTTGGTCTTAGCATTCTTAGCTAGATATTTACCTTCCCATTCGACCGCGCCGGAGATAGAATATATCATATCTCTATTGTGATCGATTTGTTTATTCAGCCATTCGATTTCTTCTTCAGAATACTTCTCAAGAATAATCTTGTCATAAATACCAAGCTCTGTATTGCGCTTAATGATTTCATGCAAATGTTTAGGCTCAAAATCACCATAAACATATTTGCGCATATTACAAAGCAAGATACGGCCGGCAACAATAGCATAATCAGGATGCTCTTCATTAATCAAATTATTAGCACTGGTTAAAAGCGCGCCATTGATCTCTTCAGTAGTAATCCCATCATAAAACATAATGTTGCTATTGACAGCAATTTCAGAAACAGAAACGTTGTCTAACCCTGCACATACAAAACCAAGAAAGGAATTGATACGTTCAGGGTTATAGGGGACAACGTCACCGTTACGTTTGGTAACGTTGAATCCCATATTAAGCCTCTTCCAAGTTCAGTGCCTTAACAAGCTCTACAACTTTAGCACGGAGGTCTTTAAATTCTACATGCTCATAAGAGCCTGTATCATCACGATCAATGAAGATTTGAGGAACAGAGCGAGGTTCGGTTTTTCCCATCTCTTCGAATCGTTTCTTCAGTTCTTCCATTTCTGCTTTACCGGCATCAACATAAGTCTTTTCAAAATAGAAACGCTTATGCTTGTCGATATATTTCGTACCCAGGCTTTCCAGAATGGTAGTAGCCTGAACACATTGCGGGCAATTGGATTTGGAATAAATCAAAACCTTCATTGATTTTTCTCCGATTTAAATTTGTTAAACGCAGCAAGAAGCTCATCGTAATTCGTTTGAGACTTATCAATAATGCCGCGCTCGTAATCTGTTTTCTCTGCTTCTTGCGGGGCCACTTGCTCTTTTTCCTCACCATTCCAAGCTGTTACCCAAGGAATAGGATTCTTAGTTACAGACTGCAGGCCACACAGCTCTTCCAGCGGCGGGAGGTTGTATCGTTTCAATCTAGCAGTTGCCAGATAACGCAGATACTCTTCAAGGATCGCTTGGTTAAAGGCAAAAATTTCACCCTCTTTGAACAGGTATTTACACCAGTCAAGCTCTTCCATAATGGCATCACGCCATATTCCTTCAATTGCACGTTTAACGTCCTCTTCTTCGGACACCATAAGGAAGTCAATATCATCAACAGGAAGAATACTTAGCAGGTTGTTTGTAATTGCGACGTGAATGTTCTCATCCAGTAATGTTCAATAGGGCTCGCTACTTCCCTACCAGCTTATTAAGCTTCTGCATATCGCTATGCAGCTCAGACTATATCATTATCTCCGTATTGGAGATATCTGGCTTTTCGAGTGCCAATAGCTTGCACCCTACGCCTCTCGGCTAGTCGTTGCCCTACTTTTCAATAGGTCAGGATTGTCTACTAGAGATGTTCCCTGAATTAACCAGATTGTTCGACTAGGGTCACCCCTAGAAGCCGCCATGTGTTAACGGTTAATGAGTTTAATAATACGCGCAAGTCCGGGCAATTTGCCCATTTGTCCAAAGATGAAACTACACGCAAAAGACACCTGGAATCGAATAGACTCCAAAGCATTCGCAGTGTGCAATGCAAGCCATAGTGCTCTTACAGCATCAATACGCTCACATCTGCCTTCATAGTAATCTTGAACCTTTTGAATAGCATCATCATAATACTTACAGATGCTATCTTTACATTGGACAATCTCTTGGATGTCCATAACAGTATCCAGGGTTTCTTTTGGGTTCACAAAAGACTGTTGGATAATGTGAGTGTAAGAGAACGAGTGCAGGCAGTTGCCGGTAATAGAAGGAATGTTGTTGTAACGAATAACAAATGCACCGGTCGGAACAGTTAAGCAGTAAACCTTACCCTTGTATTGCTCATAGGTTTTAACAACATCGTCACCGCGGACAACGTCATTACCTACAAACTTAACAAGATAGCCATTCTCAGAAGGCTCAATCACAACATGAATACCGGCCAATGTTAACAAGGCCTGAATATCGTCGGCAATCTCTTTTCGTTCAACCCAAACATAGTCTGAGTCATCATGAGATACCATTCCCATTTCCATAATAAGGCTTTGGAGCTGGAATCCCTTGAAGTAATTCATCGAAGAAAGAGGAAGTATATCAGTAAGGCGATCACAATAGACATTTTCAATCGCTCCTCCCAACTGGAATTCAATACGGTCGTCAAAGGTATAGCTTGGTTTCGCTACTTTGCTAAGCATCGCTGCTGCGTATTTATTACGACCATAAAAATGCAATTCATCAGGAATGCCTTCATCAGTTTTAAGTTTATAACCCAAAACCGTTGCAATGATTTTAGCTTCCGTCATATTATCAAAGACAAAATCAAAATCATCTTCATCAAAGACAGAACCGGTCAAAGGCAGCTCAACACTTGCATCAGGTTCAAAATCACCAGCTTCAACAAAACCAAAATCACTATGGTCGCCAGCCTCTACAAAAGGCATACGGTGGCTCTTAGTGACGAACTGCTCATAGTTGCCATCTTTAGACTTAAAGCGAATCAGCTCTTCATCTTTATCGTAGGCATGAATCTTCTCGGGCCGGGTCCAATATAATCCTCTATTGGTAGGACGATATTGAGCAACCATAGTCTCCATAGTTACATCTTTAATATCAATCCAGCCCTTATCAGTAAGAACTTCAGTTCCTTCAGCCAGACATTCAAACAAAGACCAAGTCTGAATCACACATTCAAGACTAGGATCAGCAACTGCCGGATTAAATACAGCAGTAGGAGCACGACCCATAATAGAGTCCAATAAAATCTGGCGCTTAATATTCGAAATAACAATATGCTCTTCCGCTTTAGTAAGCGACGGAAAGTTAGCCCTGTCATTGGTCATATCAATCTCTTCAGGACGCCAAATCTTTTCAAGCTGCATAGTGAACAAATCCAAGATATTTTTATATCTCGGATTATCAAAACGCTGGACCGTAGCTCCCTGGCTCCGGTCCAAAAATAATGTCTTAGGAAATAACTCTTTCCCAAATACTGTACCTGTCATACTAAGTATTCCTTTTAATTATTGTAGTAGGAACATCTAAATTGCAATCAAAGCAATAAAGGTCGGATGCAATAAGCACCCGTCCGGATCTGGCCCGCCTGATCCTGGATCTGCCGCGGCGATGAGCCCGGCAGGCTGATGATCCGCGAACCACGATCATCAGCACCTATCATATGTGAACCTTAATCCACACTAAAGGTCGGACGAAAAGTCCGCTCTGATCCGGCAGCATGCCGGATCAGGGTACCATGGGGTGTTCCCCGGGCCCAACATCTGCGCAGCACGATGTTGGGATCTTCTTAAAAACGAACCTTAGTTCGCAGAAGGTTGGATAGCAAATATCCAATTTTCTTGGTTCCACCTTTGGAAGCAAGAAAAATAGCTATATTCGAACCTAAGCTCGATTAAGGTAAGAACCAGCAGAATCATCCAATACATCCTAAGATGTACAGCGAAACTTGCCGCTCTTAAAAATTTTCCCTAGGAAAATTTTTGATCTTTATGATCTACCAAAGCGTAGATCATTTTTACACAAGTTATAAACTGCCCTTAGGCAAACAAGGTCGGAAGGCAAACTTCCGCGAATGCAGCTATCGGCCGCCAGGCTCGATCTGGGCCCCGATAGGGGCGCATTATTTCGCTCGAAATAATGACTAGTTTAAATTCGAATCTCAATTCGGTTTTGCCGACTCTAACCCTGGTCGGCCCGGGAAAACTAAAAGGAAATTATCATGAAACTCAAATCTAAAAATATTGGAATTTAGGTTTTTCAATGATGTTTGAGGGCTTAACCTCGCGTTGCAATTACTTTTTGGTGGCATTGCAATCAACCACACCTTTTTGTTTTTGTTCTCTATAGCGCTTTGCCCTAATCTCCCTTGCTTTCTCCAACAAAGGATTATCAGAACTCTTCATTATAGAATTGAAATCATATTCAAAATCAGGGTAAGGGACAGAGTCAATCAGAGCTTTAAGCTCTTCTTTTGTTTTAGGGCATTTGTGCTGAGGAATCCTGATTAGCTTAATGCCGGACTCTTCTGCTTCTCTGTCCTTCTTTTTATCCTTGAACTGCTGCCACTTGAAGCCTGTGATGTCTTTATGAAAATGTTCAATAAATTCAGCATGTTGCCGGCCGTCAGTTTCAATAACGATTCCCATTTCCTTAACGAAACAGTCATACCTTGTTCCATTAGGAAGACAGGCCTCATATATCACATTACATGACGGGTAAAGCTGACACAAAAACCCATAAATGATCCGCTGTTCATTGGACCCCCTATTATCGGCCGCCATAGCAAATGCCTTGAATAGAGTTCAATTGACCATGAGCAATTCCATCAAGGATTTTACCAAGCCCATTGTCGTAAAAGAATTTTCGATAAGCTTCAAATGCTTTGTCATCGTCAACCCGTTTAAAATTATGGGTTGCAAACTTCCATATAGCACGCTTATCAATAAGCTCATTGATATAGCAGGCGTTATAAACCTTGTCTACAATCAATGCAACTTCAATACCGTCATCTTCGAGGACAGCAACAACGACCTGATAGTCGAAGCTGCCCTCTACATTAAAGCCCATATTTTCAGGGGCCATGTGTACTATCTTCATTGGATTTCTCTCTGCAGTCTTTCTTTATCTTGCATTTCACAATTGCATATATATGCTCTACAAGAACCATAAGTACAAGCAATGCCAATACGCCAAGCACAAAAATCACAGGAAACATAAAGAGTAGCGGCCAGGGGATAAAGGCCATTTCTCCACTAAGCTTCAACAGGAAGGTAGGAAAAACACCTGCGGCAAAACCAATGCCAAGAGACTTCATATGAAAAAGGGATATTTCATTCTTTTCGAGAAGAAACTTTGCCTTTCTCTTCTGATTTCTAATTGAACGAATCGTCATGTCTCAGTCCTTAAAAATTGTCAGGTATCATCTTTTCAATTCCGCAATAGCTATGATTTGGACAAGAAGAGCATTTTCCTGGATTTCCGCCAGAAGTAGAGTCTGAATTCATAAATTTGATGGCTATCTCTTTTAGCGGGCCGCTAGAGAAGTCAGGTCTTTTGGTAACGCCCATTTCCGGTCCGGGAGTGCATCCAAATGGAACACGAACCTCATGGACGGTATTAACCTTAATCCCTAAATCCGTTATATGCTTAACAACAGCCATTATCCTTGCATTGTTATACGCATACATTGGGTTGTTTTGAGGATCTGGTTGATGGAAAGGGGTTAATAGAAATACCTCCACTCCATCGTCCATCAACAGGATAAGGTCTATTGACGTATGAAACGTCTTCCTCGGCTTCCTGCCATAAGACCAAAATATAAGCTCATCATTAATCGCACCCTTGGAGTTATAAACCCTATCAGAGATTCTATCCAAAGACTCAGATAAGAATCTTCGTAGACCAGCTTTATACGATTCAAACTGTTCTTCTCTTTCGGGGAGTATTTTTCTAAGTGCACGTTCAAAATAAAGAACTGGAGCATTGCTAGGCCCGTTTAAATCGGACATGTAAATCTTGATGGCTTCATAAAGGGCCAGCGCGGCCCTCTCTTTCGCTGAAAGCTTTTCATCCTGAGAAGATAAACCTTCAAAGCAAACAATTCCGCCAAGATTACGATATACAGCATCTGGTGCATCTATCTTATGTCTACATTGAGTATACAGCTTAAACATATTTGCATTCAGAGCCATATACGGCGCATCTGCTCTCGTTCTTCTTTCTGCAGGAGGTATCTCTACCTCTCCATTAACGATTAGCTCTTCTACTTCGTTATTGACCATTTTGAGTCTGACCTTGTGCTTCAGCCGCAGCTTTATTTTGCAAAACAAGGGCATCAAATTCACGAGGAGTCATTTCTTCGAAGTAAGCTTTCTCAGGCCAGAAGCGAGTAGGAATATCACCCTTAAAGGATGCAATTTTATTCTTACCAACGCCCCATAATACGATAGGCTTTTTACGACGAGACTCATCTTCGCTATAGTCTATATGATATGCAATAGCTTTCTCACGAAGGCCGTGCAATTCATTCCAACCGTGCATAATCAGGTTACTGTCATACACCAAGCTATTAGACTCGGCGATATTGTTATTAGTAGGACGAACATCAGGCGGCATCTTGGTATATTCAACCGTAGACACCACGGTAAGCCCATACTCTACTGAATATGCTTTAAGCTCATGTGAGATATGTTGGAATTTCTCACGACCAGACCTGTCTGTAGGAACTTGAATCAAATGAAAGTTATCAATAAAGAAGTAGATATGGCGACCAGGATATTTATCACGATAGTGGGCCATCAGTGTTTTAATGAAGCTTAACGAACGACCATCGGCGCTATCGTAAATAATAAACCTGTCTTCCCTTGCATAGCTCAGGAATTTACGGAAGAACAATTCACGCTCTTCCATAAGCATAGGATATTCTCGGCTATCTTTATAAAGCTCGGGTTTAGCGAACTTATTAATATTGATAGCGTCAAACACATCCATATTGCCATTGTCTCTAGCTCTTTTCGCTGAATCATAAGCAATGAATCTTGGCAACAACTCTTTAGAGCTATCATCAATAGACAGGAAGATTACCATAGAATGCGGATTGTTTTCCACAATTCTCCAGGACAGATTTACCTGCCATGAAGTTTTACCGGCATTAGAAGAACCGCCGATAAATATAACCTTTTCCTGACTATCGCCATCAGTAGCGGCAGAAAGAATAGGCATATCGCCGCCCCAGTCGGTGTATTTACCACTGCTAGGATCTTCCTGATACTCTTTGATACCCAAGATATTATTAACGCGGGCAGACGTATCCATGATGCTTGTATTGTTCATCTGGTTAATCTGCTCTATGTTAGACAGTGCTTCACTCAGTAAAAGTTCCGAGTCCTTACTCGAGTCACTATTTAAATCTTTTACAAGCTTTTCAATGACTAAGCGTTTGGAATCTTGACTTCTTCTATCTTTTTCACGTTCAGACTTATTAACCTCATCACGAATAATGCGGTCACTATATCCAGTGAAGACAGAAAGTTCCGAAATCATCTTCTCTCTGCGAATAGAACTAGGTTCACTTGTAATAATAGGAACCATCTTTTCACAGATATCAGCAGGGTCTATGTCTTCATCTTCAAACAAAGACAGTCTCCATGAGAAGGATGAAACCTTCGGAATCTCTTTAAACTTCTCTATGCCGTACTTCCGGATAAACTCATCAGGGTCAATCTTAACCCTGACTCCATCAACATATTCGTCTGGAAGGAATACGAAAGAGAATTTAATGTCGTGAGTTTTTGCTATTACCTTGTCTAGCATATCTACCGCTTTATTTCTACCTGCAGTATCATTATCCAGACAAATTGTAATATCATACAAACCATTTCTACGAAGCGTGTTTAAATGCGCCTCAGAAAAATCAAGTCCGCAAATGCCCACAGCATTGACCATGCCGTGGTTGTGCAAACTTAAGGCGTCGGAATTGCCCTCTACAATAAAGATAGAGTCAGTTGTTTTCCTAGCCTTATCAAGAAGATAGAGTCGCTCATTCTTCTTGTAGATATTCTTTTTAATGCCGTTCTTGGTTCCGATAAATTTCGGACCATTGGTCAGCTTGCCTTCTTCGTTGAAGACGCCATCATAGTTTAGGTTTCTGGCTTGAAACCCAACCGGCCGGCCGAACTCATCGCAGATCGTATAGATGAAGTTAGAAGGATTAAACAACATCGGATTACATAAATCGATCTCGTCGATAAATGTATTCTTGAATCCAAGGTTATTCAAATAACTTCTCATATCGGCAACATCATTACATATACCAATACGATACTTCTTCATAAACTCTCGGCTAAATCCGCGTTTCTCCATTTCGCCGATTTGCTTTTCGTTCAGATCGTTACGATTTACGATATAATTCGACGCAGCTTCATAAGCCTGATACATATTAAGCTCATAAATCTCATCCTCAGAGAGTTTACGATATACAAGCTCAATGCCATACTTATCGGCCAAATATGCAACAGTATTATCAACAAACCCCGGGCCGGACATAGGCTTATCTTCAAGCACATGTGCCGCATTGAAGATATCCATAGTAGAACCACAGCTCATACACTTAACAAGAGGATACCCTTGCTCAGCCATAAACATAGACATAGACGGATTATGGTCATTGTGCTCAGGATTTAAGCAACAAATCTTTTTACCGTTTTCCACGTTAAGACCATGCTCATGAAGATAGGCCGGTAAAAACATCCGGATACTATCGAGCTGGCTTTCAAAGTCAGTAATTTTTCTGTAAGACATATCTAGCCTCTAATTATTATTGTTGTTCGGCTTTTTCTGCAGCTTTCTCAACTGCCTCTTCTGCTGCGTCAGCAAGCTTTTCAGCTACTTCTGCCGCAGTTTGTTCCGCTTCTTGTTGGAGCTTATCCTGATGCTCACGAAGCTCAGTTGCCAGGCGGGTCATTTCTTTGTCAAACTCTTCACGAGTGATAACCTTTTTCTCTTCCAGTAGGGCCAGAATCGCTTCACACAAAAGGAAGTTCGAGATCCATTTGCCATCCTGTTCAGAGAATGCTTGACTTGCGCGAGCCAATGCAGATTGAAAGCTGCCCAAGGCGAAATACACCTCGGTAAAACGTTTAGAGGCTTCTGCAAAGTCTTTAACTTCAATTTGTGGTACTTGTGGTTGGTTAGACATTATGTGTATCCTTGTTCTTCTTTTTGTTGTTTGCACAGGGTTCTGTAGTTACAGTATGCACATTGCCAATCGCCAATTGGATTAGCTTCCGGCTTTTTGACCCACTTCTCGTATTTGGTTTTCGCAATCTCACCTTCATTCCAAAGGCGGATTATTTTTTCTTTTGAATAAACGTGTTCGTAATCGGGCGGCGGAGGTTCTTCTTTGTAATCTTTAGCAGTATTAATCTGCTCTTCATACCGTTCAAATACACCCTCCAATGTAATTCCCGGCATGTCATAAGAATGGGCAATACCTTTCACATCTTCAGTGTCGATATGAATATAGGTCTTACCATTCTCTGGGCGCAATGTTATCCAGAATTCTCTATTGTTTTCTGGACCGCCACACGCTCTATCAAAATAGGTAAGCAGCACACGTTTAATACCTCCTTTTTCTGGAGCGCTAAAGTAATGCAAATATAAGGCAGCTTGCATTACGTTTTGATGTTTTGGCATAGGTACACGACCGCCAAGGCCTCCGTATTCTGCTTTGGCCTGATAGTTTGCAGAGCTATATGTTTTAGACTCTACAATGATAACCTCGCCGGTATTCGGGTCTTTAATGGCGATATCAATCTCGCCAGACAGATAATACTCTGGAATCGAAAACTTCAGATTATTCATCAGGAAGAAACCGCCCAGCTTGCACTGCTCAATGATCCATTCTTCCCACATCTTACCTGCAGCAAAGATATACTGGCTATAAGCACCAGAAGGATCAGATTCAGAATAACCTGCAAGACGATACCAAGTGGCTCTTAGACACCCGCCATGCACCTTTGTAGAGTCTTCAATATCACGGCAGGAAGCAGAGGAAGGATAGAGTGTTTTAAGACGACTTCCCTTCAACGGCGGCGGGGCCAACATGTTATCTTCTATTGTTTTAAAAAATTTCATTATTTAAACTCAGTCAAAAAATGAATCAAATCCATAGGCATATACGGACGCATATCAAATTCATGGTTATACAAAATACCATCAACTTCAAAACGACACTTATAATACAAACGAATCATAGTGTCCTCATCTCTACGAATAGAAACACCAATAGGCTCACCAATTTCACTTAGAGATACATCTGCATATGGAGTTAACTCATAGATGGCATTTCTATTTTCTGCCATCGCCTTAATACAAGCCAAGAGTACAGACTTCTTGACGGAAACATGAAGGTTGATTCCTTTTGCAGGAACAGACTCGCCATCCAGAGGGATGCCGTTAAAATCGACCTTATCCCCAGGAAAGAACGTAGCCTTCATGTTGATATTCTCAATGCTATCAATGAAGAATTGCTTTATCATTATTCTTATTCTTCCTTCAAAACAGCTTCAATCTTCTTGAACCAGATATCCGAAATCAATTCAATTGCATTCTTGGTTAGCCGAATTTCACCTTCCTTCAGAATGTTCTCTTCCAAGTGGCGGTCTTTTAGTTCCATTTCAAAGCGATACTTCATACCTCGCTCTTCGTCTTCTATTTCTACGAATATAGATGGATCTGACCAAGTTTCTTCATCGCGCGGAACAAATTCAATAAGGCCGACCCTCTTGTCTGTATGAATCCAAGAATTACGCCTTCTTGAAGAAACGCTTCTAAGTGCAATTGCAATGTGTGATTTAGTAATGGCGGATAACGGGTTAGCAGACATTTTCTTCTTTCTTATTCTTATTGCAATAAAAATAGCCGGGCCGTTTCCGACCCGACATATTATCGTGTAGAGATAGTTGCATCTCTTAGCCCGTTAAAGTCCCTGACGACATCAACGTCTGCAGGTTTAATATAAAACGGACCAAACCGTATGGTTGTTTTATCAATCTTGATGCCGGGGCTAACTTCCGGTTCAAAGTCCGCCATAGTGATATAGACTTTAGTCTGGTTATCATCATCAGACTGATTGTCTCTGATTTTATTTAAAACCGTTTTAAATTTAACAGGAGTTGGAATTCCTGTCATATTGATTGTGATTTCATCAAACAGAGACGCCGCCTCGTCATTTTGACTGCTGGTATCAACTGTTAAATCCAATACAGAATTAATAACACAATCAATACCTGTGCCTCTATAACTAGGCTTAGCACTAATAAAGCATTGCAAATACTTGCCAGCTTTGAATAGCTCTTTATTTGGCTCATAGACGTTCGAGAAGGCCGTTAAAGCATAATCCCTACCGTTGATATCCTTAGCCTCTAAAAAGGCCATAGGCTTGCCGGATTTCGTCGTAATGACCCTTACTTTAGAAACCTGACAAACAGTAGAGCCATGATAACCACCAGTCTCTGCAACTTCGCGTTCAATAAACGCAGAATCATGATGAACGTCTTTAACACCCTTGGCAATAATCTCCATAGGATTGCCGGAGATATATACACCAATCAAATCTTTTTCTGCTTCAAGAATCTCCAATATGGTAAACTCTTTAAACAGAGGGTCAACAAAATATTTTGTTTCTTCCTTACAGAATTCCTTGATTCTTTCCTCAGCTTCGGGAGTTAAACCTTTAGCCGCTCTGCACGCTTTTTTCAAAGTGCCCTTAGGATCAAAATCAAGAATAAATTTACCATAGGAACGAATCAAAACACTCCGTTTATATCCAAAAGAATCGACCGCGCCGGACATGATCAAATGGTCATATACCGTCTTATTGATATTAGTAGTTAACAGATAAGTCCTTAACAAGAAATCACCAAAACTACTAAACGGACGAAGCTCAATCAATTTCTCAATTGCACCTTCACCAATCTTTTTAATACCAGTAAAACCATAAATGATATCGTTGTTACGATTCAAACCAAACGTACCGACAGATTCATTCAAATCGGGCGGCAAGATATTAATACCTTTAGAAACAGCATCTTCCATATAAGTCTTCCTCATTGGAGGATCAGTTTCACAAGTAATAATAGAACAATAAAATTCTTCAGGATAATTGGCTTTAAGCCATGCAGTGTAATAAGTCAAATGACCATACGAGTAGGCATGCGACAATTGTTATCCTAGAGGCTTTTTATCCTCTAGTTCTATAGATACTCTACACTCTCTATAGTTCGGCATATATTTTCTTCCCATAGGGAGGGCGGACACTCTTGGGCGGATTATATTCTCAACGAGTTTCACCGCCTATGCTCTACAATGGTTTAAGATGTTAACCTTAAACTTATCTCGGTATTGGGAACACAAGGTAAATCCTTTCACCGATTTTGCCCACTAATAATCTAATATATTGCTATACTAGACGCCTCGCATTCTCTTTATAAATCAAAGCGTTAAATGCATACCTCGCAAATTCTAGGAGTTCTTCCCAGAACTGCGCTACCTCTTGTTTATCTTCACCATTGGCCACTGCACCATTGATGAAGTCTTCTCTGAGTGATGCCAGTTTGGCTGCATCTTTTTTGCCTATCGCCTTTCTCAAGACATCGGCTTTAATATCAGAGAAACCGCACATTTCTTTTGACAGCCTTAGGAAAGATTCCTGAAAAATCAATTCGTTATGTGCACTTTTAAATATATGGTCGTATTTTGGAAATCTAAATTTCGTGGGCGGAAGCTCCCCAGAAATCTTCCCAATAATACGTTGTACCAGGCCTGGGATATTAAGTGGTCCCAGATTTTGTCTGATATTTCTATCAGGATCGGACTATCTCATCACCATATCAAATGACTTAGGTGTCGGGTACTGTATCTGGTTATTAAGAGCACTCTAGCTCTCCAGTAGTCTCTGCACCTTTCTGTAGTGTACTACAGACTTGGCTCAGGATTGCCTTATCTTAAACTAAGACTTAGGTTTCCCTGAGTTCACCCGATTTTTCATCTAGCCGTTTCCGGCTAGAGCCCCAGACCACTTTAGGGCGGTAGGTTGCTACAATCACTGCAATGTCATGAATCGTTTTAGGCTTACAAGCGTTAACAAATCCAGACATGCCAGCCTCTTCAAATTGAAAGATACCATAATTTCTCTCATTCCAAAGAGCCTTATACGCAGCTTCATCGTCCATTGGTAAATTATACCAATCAATATCAATGCCATGACGCTTCTTAATCAGCTCTCTTGCAAAGTTAAGAACTGTAAGCGTCTTAAGTCCAAGAATATCTCAAATTCCTGCATGATTAATACAGCGGTGGGCTTTTTATCCCGACCATCCAGACTTCTTTTTAATCTGGTGTGGCATACTTTTTCAACCGTTCTGGTTGCACCGGCCTCGTGGGGATATTATATTCTATTAAAATAGTTTCAATCCCTATGCTCTGCGCCTGACTAATTCTTTAAAACTAGCCTTCGGTCTCGAGTTAGCATCACAGCCTTCTCGCTTAATTCCGGTGTGGTAATCCATAATGTTCCCACTATGGACGCCAGATATCTAGCTTAACTACATTGGACGTTTCTTCAATTTTATTGCCTTCCCACTGGATAACAGGAGCACCCTTACTATCCCAGAGAGGCACATCTTCCCATAGCGGACGATCAGACAATGCAACGCCGCAGTTATGAACAACTACGCCATTAGCAATATAAGAAGAATCATCGAGTACGGTAAAGTTATACACATTGATATCGCCATCAAGGTCAACGTCAGTCCATTTGGAAACGTCATTGACTCTGCGGGCGTATAATATCTCATCATTACCATTGGCTCCAATCATACCATTGCCAACATTAACATTGCCTGCATCTACCCATACAATACTGCCATTAAAGTCTCCTTCAGACTTAAATTCCTTAGAGTCTATAAGCGCAATAGGATGATTGGAAGTGCATTCAATATAGCCGAAGTCATCGTATTCAGAGCATTGATATGAGATATGCAAAATATCCCTTCTCTTAGCTTTGTTAACTTGAACTTCGACTACCGGTTTCCATCTTAGCTTGTGAGTCAGGGCTAAATAGCCCGGTTTTACATCCTCAATGTTGATTAGCTCTGATTGAGAGTTTTTGTCTTTTTTGATATAGACATTGGTTCCAGCTATGAAACAAGCATGGATCCCACTGGCTGACAAACAATCACTTAGATTAATTGCATCATCCCAGACCTCTCTTACCTCAGGATCTGAGTCATACAGCGCCTTAATTTCTACGCTTTCTTCTAAAAGTTCTTTTAATGGAGGGCATCCAATTTCCGGCATTAGGGATGAAATCTTATTTGCCTTATCGAAGCCCATCCCATGAATGCGTGCTGCATCCTTAAAGGCCTTTTTGCCGCCAGTATAGGTCAGGGTTCCCAAATGGGCGAACCCGTCTCCATACTTCTGCCTGAGCATCTCAAACACTTCAGGACGGCGCTCTTTCTCTACGTCGGAATCAATCGTTTATGTTCAGTATAGGTCGTTAATCTATACCCGGTACAAAACCAGCTCTATGTCGCCATAGAGACCAGACTATCTCATCACCATGTCCATAAGGATTTAGGTGCTCTGCGCTTCGAACCACTTGGCCCTACATAATAGTCGTTACACGTCCTTCGCTTTCACAAAGTTTCGCACGGCATTGTCTACTGGAGAGTTTCACCGTTTTCACAGAGTTTTCTATTGTCAATTTCTTGACAAAGGGACTAATTTAATCCGGAAAACCGCCGCCAACAGTATGAACTTTGCCGGTCGGCGGGGTTGTTACGATTCCGAGTAGATAAGCAATAGAAGAGCTAGATTCATTCTCCTCAATATTTCTTACACCTGCATTGTACAGATTCAGATAGTACGAATCGATATGATGCAATTCACAATGGTTCAGCTCGAACATAATATTTGCTTTATGCTCTTTAAACCAATCGGTATCAGAATAAGAGAGGACTAGCTCTCTTAGATTTTTATGCTCCGACATTTTCTTTCCCCATATAGTAACCAAGGGGTTGGACAATGTAAGATATTCTGTCTGATATTGTTGCTTCTTTTGGAAGTAGATCAATAATCAAGGCTTTTTGTTTGCCTTTGATTTCGGCGGAATGTGGTTTTGTGCAATCGAACACAACCGGCACGCCGGCCTGAAGTTCAATTTCGCGCTCGCCAAATTTAACATAGCTTCCATCTTGAACATTGCCAACCGGGACAAACAAACGAACACGTCTGGTGTCAAAATTAATCGTGTCAGTATGTTCTGCAATAACACAATCTTCAAATTCTTCAATTTCAACACCAGCTACAATGTGATCGTTTTCTTCATTGTATTTTTCAATTTCAATTTCAATGCTAACCGAAGTCAAATGTGCTAACGGAGTACGATGTGCTTTTGGATTAACCAAGCCGGCGGCATAGAAAAAATTTGTATTCCAAACACCAGAAAGCTTATCCATAGTATTAGGATACATACCAATAGATTCGATAATAGAATCCAGTAAAGATGGATGTTTGAAGATCTTAAACTCAGGCACTTTGATGCCGCCCATTTTACACTTGTCGCTAAGGATAGAATTGCCTTCAATCACTTCAGTATAACTGCGTCCAGGATTCAGGAAGCTTGAAGTGTAATGGCGATGAGAAGGACAGGTAACAATAAAGGCATAAATACCAGCGCCGCCAAGATGTTTAAAATCAGTACCAATGTTGATTTCAAAGCAGAGTTCAGTAGCCTTTGATTCATAATGGTGTCCATTGTATTCTACCGAAGACTGGAATAGTGGAATCAAAAAGGACTTCGTTCCCGGTGGAGAATATCCATAAGGATGCCCTTCAAGAGCGCCAGACTCACCAGGAATCCAAATACTGCACAAGGCGTTCAGACCCTCTTCGCAGACTTCATAACCTTCACAAAGCTCTTCGGCAATCTTCTTGCCAAATTCACCTACTTTTTCATTTACATTTCCAAGATAACCATTCTTGCCAAGGTCGGCATATTTGATCTCAGAGTAAACGCTTCTCAGCATGTATATTGGTGAGTCTTTCATTTTCTATTTCCTTTTTATTCAACTAGGCCAGCCTTTGCCAGACCATAAAATACGCCAGTGTCCCCATTCCAGCTTTGGAACTTCTCTGCAATAACGTGCAGTTCTGTAATATCCATAGTCAGAAGTGGGAATTCTTCAAAGAATCGTTTAGTAGATAGGCCACCATAGCCTACCATAATACCGCCCGGGCGTAGAAGTTTTTCATAGACCTGGGTAGAATAAACATTTGTTGGGTCTAGGGCTAAATCATCGGTAAGATCACATACAATCAAGTCATATGTATCAGTATTCTCACTATCTGTTAGGAAGGTTTGAATATCTTTCTCTACAATAGTGAGGAATGCTTTACCTGTCATTGCAGCATATTGTTTTTTAAATTGGCCCGATGCTGCTGCGCTGTGTGGTTTAAACTTTGTAAAGTAATCTGAGATACCGGGATCAACAATAGTAATACGATTATCGTAGGACAGGAACGTACATTCGCTAATCAGCTGAAAGTCTCCACCGCCAATAACGAGGATATTATTCCATTCTTCCGGAGCCTTATTGTCCGGGAACATTCTTTGATAGACCTTGTGAAACATCCGCGGATATTTAAAGTAATCGCGGCCTGTTGCCCATTGAATAGCACCGTCAATATAATAGCCGAACGAACCGCCCGGCCCTTTTTTAAATTCAAGCTCCATGTCTTCTCACCTCATCAAAAACAAAACATTTATCTGCATCAATATCCGTAATATTGTATTTACGAATAATATCTTCCTTACTAGGGAAATTTCTAGTTTCACCATACAGAATACGATACTGGTCGGTAATCATACTCTCTTTTAAGCAGGGAACGACAGATTGAGCAGTAGAAACGATAAGTGGAGCCCATGTATTAACCTCACAGGCATCGAATTCATCTTGGATTAAACAAGCTCGAATACAAATTGCCTTGATTGCTTTAAGGATAGACATTTTGCATGAGCGAGGATGAATGAAGACGGTTCCACCAATAATAGAGTTGGTTTCATCCAGGTCTTGACAAAAGAAGCCGATATCACGTTGACCGTTGTTAACGACATATAAATCTTGCGGCGCCTTAGGATAAATATACTTTTTAAACCATGCAAAGTTATAGCACTTATCCATATCTTCATCAGCAACACCAAAGCTCTTAAGCCAGTCTTTAAAAGTGCCACTATAATCATTAATGACCCAATCCTTATTGGAGCATTCAACAAGCCACTCAAAGTCGGCTTCGGTTGCTTTACGAACTAAGACCATCAGTCTTCCTCTCAACTTCTTCTTGATTGATAGCCAAATCTAATAGCGTATCAATCTTCGGATAAAAATAATCAATTATCTCAGGGAGCTTCTCATCCTGAGAGTTTACAGCTATGATAGTGGAGTACATAGGCTTAACGACAAAATCTTGCCAAGAGCCTTTAAGCCAGTACAAATCTTTTTCAACTCCGGCCTGTTTGTATTGAATATTCTTAACAGGACAATGGGTTAAATCTTTTTCGTTTTCTTCGATAACTGGAAAAGACTCATTATCAGATTTCAAATTATTCTTATTGAAAAACTGAATAACTTTCGGAGCATAAAACATTTCTTCTTCATTTGCGGCGTGGTCTCTGCACATATAAATGTTGCCACGGGGAGATATGGCCCTAACATTCTTAGAACACAAATCTTTATCTCCCTGATGATACCAGGATGCCGCTAATATTTCTTTAGCTACGAAAAGAGCTTTTTCTTCTCCAGAAATACAAATATCCCTAGAAATCTCCATGATGCCTTTAAATAGACTACCAAAGAAATCTCTAGGGATGATAACAGCTTTATCTGTTCTGTAGATTGTTACCGGTTCATAACTAAACGTATCAATACCGAGTGCCGAGAAGAATTTATAATTTTCAAACATTCGCTCATATTTAACTCGACCATACAGAACAGAGCTTAAAGCAATATCAAGCTCGTCTGCTTTTCTCATTGTTCTAATATTATTCAGAACAGATTCAAACTGAGCTTGACTTTCAAATCTTTGCCTATTCTCTTCAAATGTAGAGCCATCTAAAGAGACTAGGACTTCGTCTAAATTATTAGACAGAGAAAGAATCTCCTCCTCTGTCCAATTAACAAATAGGCCATTCGTATACAATCGAGTACGAATACCCATATTCAGAGATTTGCAGAAATCAATAATCTCAAAAATCTCTTTTTTATGTAAGGTAGGCTCGCCGCCATAGAATTCGACGACAGAGCCTTGTTGTGCATACTTACTAACAAAGTCTTTAATACGACCCATATCAGCAAGAATATTCTTAGACTGTATGCAGCAATAAGAACAATCTAAGTCACAATGATTACTGAATACAATACTAAGAATATACATCTTAACCTTTCGGATTATCTTTAAAGTATGCTAACAACTGAGTAGGGATAGCTTTGCGAGCAGAATCATCTTCGTCAAAGAAGCCCATAATATAGTCGTTAATACCAAATCGGGTTTTATAGACTTTGATCTTCTCGTAGATGTCTTTCAAATAAATCCACAACCAGTCAGTTTCATAGTCGAAAGCAAACTGATATTTCAGGGATTTAAAGTCGGACTCTTCAAGGCCGTCCAGTGCAACATAACACTGGTAAAGATGATCTACAAAATCGCGCAGACCTTTGGCATCCAGACTACGAATATCGTCTTCTGTCCGCGGCAGGGCATATTTCTCACAATAGAATTGAGAGAATCTCAACAGCGCGTATTGTTCCTGTTCTTTTTCAACAAGAGCAATTTCTTCATCAATAATACGTTTCAACTCATTATAAGCATACAAAGAGTATTCATCATCCTCAATGTTAGAAGCAAAGTAGTAAATCTTCTCTGCTCTATCAAGAGAACCTTTTTCAGAAAGCTCCAGAACCTCTAGAGCTTTTTCGTAGTTACCTTCGGCAACTGTCATTGTATTGTTCAATTCAAAGAAGCTGATTCCCATTAACAACCTCCACCAACATTATCTTGGTGAGTATGGGTATGAATCATCAGCGCTTCAATGACGCGACGCATATCGTTGATGTCTCGAATACTGATATCATCTTCTACCGTTACGCGCCGGGCAACACCATTACCAAATGGCAGAGACTCTGTTCCTGACCCATTGGTCCATTGAGGAATGGAAAACCCTGTAGGAGAACTGGTTTCTGGCATAAGAAATCCTTTCTAATAAAATTTACCCAGTCTTTGTAGGGTATATTCTACTCTAGATTCTTATTCTTTACTACCTTCAATTCGGATATATGCAGAATTTGACACCATCATGAAATACAGGATAGCAGCCAATTCGCGCAAACAGTCTGGTTCATATTTGCACCATACAATACCAGCATTCAAACGTTCGCCAAGAATCAAAGAGTCAAGGCGTTTTTCGCCATCTTCCATTTCCAGGATTCGGGCAACAAGACCATAAACGTTTGTAACTTCACTCAGGCCCATAGCTTTGGATTTACGGCTTGCAAAGTAAACGGCGGGATTAACATCTTCCGGCAAGCAGCTCAGAATCAGATCGTCTTCATCACAAGATATGCAAAGAGTGTCCATAAAAGAACACCAGTTATGGTCAAGTCCGCTTTTAACCAAGTCTTTTAAAAACTCATACTTCTCTTTTACTGTCAGATTCGTATAAGCCGAATAGCAGGCAAAAGTAGCGGCAGTCAGTTTTGGGAGCAGTTCGTTTTGAAGGTGTTGTAAAGACATTTTTATTTTCTTTCTGTAGTAAGCCACTCTTTTAATGGGTAGCCTTTAATTTCGATAACCGGCAATTTTGCACGTCCGGCATTAAGGTAACGGCTGAACATTAGCCCGTATGGAATAGGATCAATAGCGGTAATACCTAAAGCATATGAGAGCAATGAGCCCGCGGCACTATTGTGAACCATACAAACATTCGTTCTAAAAGAACAATCCTCATCAACCATAAGGTCATATACCCTTACCGGTTCATCTTCATTGTAGAAGCTAGACAATTCAAAATTATCTATTGAATCCATTTTATAGTCTTCAACCTTAGATAGAATATCATCAGTCAAAGTTCCTCTATCTAGTGTGTGTACCTGTTTATCCAATTCGATAGCAGGAATGAATCCATGGTTTTTTGTTTTTACTTTGTGGTCATCAGTAAGATGAAGCATACCATACTCAGTTTCCAGAGTAATCATTTCTCTGAAATCTACAGTATGTTTAGTTGTATGATATACAGACTTCCATCGATTATTATGCGTCCATACCAAATCGCCAACCTTTACAAGTTCAATAGGCAAATAATGGATGTTTCCACCCTGATTAACCAGAACCTTAGTGCCTTCAAACAGACAACCGCGGCCCGGGCCAATCATAATGCCTCTGGCTTTTGCTTCATCAAGTATCTCTTGCAAGACCAAAGGATAAGAGCTAAATCCCATTTTGGAATACATATCAAGCTCTTCTTCCATTCGGTCCATATAGACCTTCTTCTCATCATCAGAAAGAGTCTTAGAATACTCAGAGAACCACTGCATAGCGCTGCCTCTTAATACAGAGTCAGGATCAGCATAAGGAGCAGGGAAGATAATATCCTCGTTCTTTGGCAAGGTTACATTACACATCTCTGCAATTTTGTTTGTGTTTGCAAACGCCTCAGCGTCTTCTGGATGAGAGTAATACTCTTCAGCCAATACATGATGCGGCTTAACGTAATACTGGCTAGGCTGATAGAACATAGAGTTGCTGTCAACATCGGCATCTTCTTTGCTTGAATCGGTCAAACCGGCCGCTTTAGCTGCCTTATTGATTTGACCACCAGTATTCACCATAACCAATTTAGCATGACTATCAGATTGCCAGGGATATACATAATGACTATCACATGTAATAACCATAGGAATGTTGTGCTTCTTAGAGATTTCAACCAAATTCTTATTGGCAATATCCTGCTCTTCAAGACCGGTATAAGTTTTCTCCAAATAGAATCTGTAACCAAAGATCTCCTTTAACTTCAAGGCAACCTGCTCCGCCTCTTCTGGTTTGCCATCCAAATACAATTGGTTAATAGGCCCGCCAAGACAAGCAGAAGTACAAATCAAGCCTTCATTGCACTCTTCAAGAAGAGCCAAATCAAAACGCGGCTTATAGTATTTATACCGAGTCCAGGCAATAGAAGTGGCCTTCATCAGATTACGATAACCTTGCTCATTCATAGCAATCAGAAGGATATGATAGTTAGCCTTATAGCCTTCTATCTTTTCCTTAATAGAGCCGGAATGGAGGGTCATATATCCTTCATTGGCAAAGATTGGTTTAATTCCATGCTTAGCGCAAATCTTAGCCTGCTCATGGTGACCAATCATATTGCCGTGCTCAGAAAGACAAAGACCTTTCATCCCCAACGCTTTAACACGTTCACAATATTCTTCAAGTTTACCAAAGCCATCCAAAGGGCTATAGATACTATGTGCATGTAAATTGGTATACATCCCGATATCTTCGGGTTTAATATCTCCGTTTGGATTCTCAGGAGTTGATACAAAGCTCATCGATAGCCCTTTCTTTTGGTTTCGTTACTTCATAAATTTGGTCAAGTCCGGCGCCCAGTATTTAGGACCCTTAATAACTTTACCAAGATCATTTTTCAAAGCCTTGCCGTCAACAAACTTAGACATATTAGAAGCATGAACTTCATTAAACCCAGCTTCCAAATCTAAGCCAAATGTAACGGCGGCGCCCGTATTGACATAATCGATATCTACAATAGCATCATAGACACCAAGTAAATCAACATCTAAATCTTTATCCCTCAGCTCTAAAGAAAGAACCTTCAAACTATTCAGATCCCTATTAAGATCACTTAGCAATTTCTTGGCATTGTTATTATTCTCCGCCTCTTTTGCTAGAATAGCATCAGCCATTTCAATAGTTTCTTCCAGAGTTAGCTGCACACGAAGAAGTGCATCAGCAGAAGAAGGAACTGTAGGTTTTTCATTCACAGTCTGACCAGCAATAGTCATAAACTTTTTAACTTTTTCTGTGTGGCTTTTATAGCCAAACAGACCTGCAAGTTTACACAGCATAAGATTTCCCATCATCCATACTTGATAAAAGAACATCAGTATCCATCCTCATCGGTTCCAGGAGCGCCAACAATTTGCACTCCATCTTCACGTTCATTATTATTCTTATCGTTAACCAATGTTTCAAGTTTTTCAAGCTCAGCAGGGTTTGCCTGATAATGAGCTTTAAGCCCATTCTTGCCTTGGAACTTACAATATTCGCCGTCTTCGTTTACATAAGGAAGTGTAAACCAAGCGCCGGCTTTGTCGAAGATGTTTTTCTCAACAGCAACTTCAATCAATTCTTCGACCTTATCGAAGCCAACTCCGAAATATAGTTTAGAACGACCAACGCCAAACGGACTACCAACCTTATTCTTAGCGATAGTGAAATCTACTTCTTGGCCAATGAAGCCGTCACCAGTATCATTCTTGATTCGCATTGATGGAGTCGAGTTGACCTTTACGCGGCTTGAACAGTAAAATGGTACAGCCTTTCCTCCGGGTGTTGTTATGCCGCCAAAAAGGTCCATTTTATCTCGAACCTGATTCACAAAAATCAGAGTTGTATCCGTCTTCTTTAAATTCTCAAGCAACTTAGGTAATGCCTTAGATAAGAACCGAGCTTTTTCAGCCATTGTCTCTTTATCGTAATCAGCATTTAATTCGCGCTTAGTCATTAGACTTGGGATACTGTCAACAATAACCAGACTGAATGCTCCAGTTGCAACAGCGCCCTCAATGATTTCGAAAACATTTTCAGCCTCTTGCATCTGAAGGAACACAACGCCTTCGTCATTTTCGCAATCAAGGCCAAGTTTTTTCATGTAGCCAAAGTTTTGGCTCTGCTCGGCATCCGCGTATAGGACGTACTTATCAGGATATTGTCGACGCGCGTTTGCACAGGTCAAAGATACAATGGTGCTTTTACCCGAACCTGACGCGCCAAAAATTTCATGGACACGACCTTTAACCCATCCACCATTTCCTAACAGCCCATCAAGAATAGCAGAACCAGAAGAAATAGATTCAAAATCCTGATACTGCCCATTGGCAAAGATATCACTACCTTCGCCATACTTCTTATTCATGGCTGTCTTGAAATTTGTCATTGCCCGTTTAACGTCGGGCGACACGTTCATTTCTATTTTAGACACTTCTACGTTGTCCTTTTTATTTAGAGTTATTATTGACCTCTATTAGAGTATCTCTCTTCTAGAGATACCAAATATCCAAGACCTCCCAGTCTGGAATCGAAGACTTTGATTTTTTCATTTTGAATATGCCAATAGTCAACGAATGATTCAGCTATATTCATTGCAATGTATTTTGTTTTGCACTCTTCCATAGCCATAGAATTTAAAGCCTCAATGCTAGGCCGGCGCTTAGCTTCTTGTTGTTCAAAGCGCTCCATAATTTCTTTTTTGGCAACCAACATAGCAGCCTGATAATGAACTTCACAAGTCTTATACGCAGCTTTAGCATACGCATAATTAGAGTTCACAATACGGAGAACTTCAATAAATCTTGCATTGGCAGCCCGCAAATCAGCAGTGTCTGAATGCTCGTTAATCAAAGGAAGCTGAACCTCCGCTTCCCAAGCAGCCAATGACTTCCCGCGAAACGGGACATTCTCCATAAAAGATGAGACATACTCATCATAATTTCGATAGCCAATCATGGCTGTATCAACGGTTTCAGACATATTTATTTCTCTATCTCTGGTGATTTAGAAAAACGCTCAGACATCTTGATTAGAACATGGACCTGCAACATTAGTTGCAATCCGAAATTATCCGGATGATTTAGACACATGCTCTCAACCTCGAAGCTGTCATTGTAATTAAACTTAGGAATACTGGGATCAACAACTATATGCGCGATCGAAAACACGCGCAATAGATTTGCCACAGAAAGAATAAATTCCGCATTAGTCGGACTTTCTTCTTCTATTACCTCGTTTAGCTTTCCCAGTATCTTCTTTATCTTCTTCACATCCATTTTGCAATCTCTCCATTTGAATGCCATAGGAAACAGCAACAGCAACAGCATCGGACTCGTCATAATTGGCAAAAGTAAAATCGTTAATATTAATAACGAAATTACCCAACGCCTTTTGAACTTCATCCTTGTCTGCTCTTCCTGAACCGGTAATTATTTTCTTCACTGTTTGAGGGGCAATTAAGTCAAAGCTCTTTTCTAGACCTTTGACAATATGCCCTTTATACAGGCCGGCAAGTTCGGCAAGGTCTGTTAGACGACCAGGAGAGCCAAAGCTGTAGTTTTCAAATACAAAAAATTTGGAGTCCTTAATTGGAGTAAAAGACTCTGCTGCAAAAATGAAGCATTCCAGGGATTCAAGTTTACGGTTGAATCCCTTAGTCTTTTGGTTCGGCGCAATCGATTTGATATCAACCAAATTGAATTTGCTCTCACCTAGATATTCAACGACCGCCAGCCCTGTATTGGTAACTGACAAATCAATACCACAAAAATAAATACTCATTTATTCCAAAACGCCTTCATGGAGGACAATATCGACCTCCTCTCGTTTCTCAAAATCTGGATTACCTGCGGCAATGGCCAACAGTTTTAAAAATTCTGGGTCAAGCAAAAATTCAAATGGAAAACTCAAACGAACAGAATTCCCAAGAGCTCTGTACTTATCAAAAGGAGATGAATTCAATTTCATCAGGATCTTATCATCACGATGAGAATAGACCCAATATGAACCATTGGTAACTGAAAAGTAAGGGGCTGAACAATTCTCTTCCCAGGCTGAAGGAATGTTTTCAAGCGGGATCTCAGAAAGGAATTTTATATAGCTCCCAAATGCCGAATCTTCGCTGTTCATAAGCATGGCGACATCTGAATACTTCCGATAATAGACGGCGGTTGAAAATAGCTTCTGACGGATGTCATCAAGAAGGTCTTGCAGCTTTTCATTGCCAAACGCATAATTGTACAGATTATAAAAAGCCTTAAACTTCGGGCCGGCGTTATAGGCAAAGAAACCAGGAAACGGATTGTCAATTCTCCCATTGATAAATGGTGCTTGCAATACCTTGTTTAATTGCTCTGTACTTTCGTCAATTGGTGTGTCAGAGACGAATTTAATATTGCTAATTTCAACCACAATTTCTGCATCATGGAAAAATGCGCAGGCATCGTTACATAACAGCTTTTTAAAATGCGAAAATAGAGACTTACGGTAGCTGTCAATAGTAAAGCCTTTAAACTTAACCTTTGTTCCACGAAGACCTGCAACATTCGCAATTGCCGTCCGTAAAAGAGTTTCATTTTTCAAATAATTCATATCACATTCTTTCATCTATCGCCATTAAAAAGGCGTGCAATAATTCCACAAGCTCCTTATCCAAAAGGCTCTTGTTATTGATAATAATTCCATTCGGAAAGCCAATAAGGATATCGCTTAAAGGAAGCAAGGTTTCAATTCTGCCTGTCTCAGGATTTAACAAAGAGTTGCAGATAAATGAGTTATCGGTTCTTGGGATCCAAAAATCATACAGATCATCTTCAAACCTTAATCGGCATAAATTGCAGTAAGCTTCTACGAGCTTAGAAGGGACAAAGGAATGAACTTCTCCATGTACAGTCCTTCTTTCAAATCTAAAATCTCTACCAATATCTTCATCAGGCAGGAAGGGAACAGCTATTGAGCATACACCATTTTCGATATGGACTACGACATCATCATCTTCCTTAAAGGTTTTCAAATGACAAAAATCTGGAAGGATTTGATTTATTGCAGCTCCATATCCAGAATCAGTCAGATCATTCAAAGGCGCCGCCCGTTGAAACACATTTGATATCAGACATATAGACAGTCTTTTCTCTATTTCTAGCACAACTGCCTCCTAAAAACTGAACTCAAGGTTTACAGGGAGCTGACTTCTTGGAATGAATGTCGGTCCAGGATTGCCCTGAGAATCATAGAAATCTTTTTCTTTTCTCCAGACTCTTCCTAGCTCTCTGAGACCTTGAAGAATCTCGGGGTCTAAAAACATTTTGGCTGTTAGCCTGAGATTTTCAGGAAAGACCGAATATTTTTCGGACTTTTTAAGATAATCTCTACTAATAACAAGAAGGTCTTTTTCAGAGTCATAATAACCATCACAAAATTCCAATGCGTCCTTCAGCATTTGCTCAGTCATAATGCGGTCTGCAGTTATTCCATTCCTGGTTATAACCCTGTTGATATATGCAGAATAGCGAGGGTCGTCTGGGTATCCAGTATCGATAGTGCTGAGGTCTACCTTTGAGCGGAGAAAGCTCCTGCTAATCCCTGGAGGTATCATAGCATTTGTATAATGATTAAAACCGTATTTCTTTATTGCCCATATGGAGAATTCAAACATCTTTTTAAGGGTTTCAGATGGACGAATAACTTGGTCGGCATTCAAAAAGTACGAAAGGTTTATAATAAAGTCTGATAGCGCCCATGTTTCTTTGTCAGTAATATTCTGACTACAGATAATAAATGAGTTAATTGCGATACAGATATTCGCGCTGTTGCACTCTGAGAATGTGACCATTCCTTTTGTAAAAAGTCTTAAGGCTCGATTAAACCCGTTATCAGAGAAGGCTAAAAATTGATAGTCTTCTCCGGATATTTCGCTCATCATTTCATCACTGCAATTCTAAATATTCTGGAATTGCATTTAAGGTCGGACGGGATGGTTAGATTTGATAAAGACATAATTTACCTCACTTCCCGCCCGCGGCAGGATATTTTTAATTAATACCAGCACTCATAAGAATACGATCCATAATCCCAGGATTGCCAGGCGCAACCTTAGAAAGAACCGTAGCCTTAATCAACTCAAGAGCACCAATAACTTCATGATTGCCCCATTGGCCTTCTACCGAATAAGAAATAGAATCACCATTTTCAATGATAATAATTGCCTTACGATTTGACGATTCTGGACTTTGGGTAACAAGACTTAAATCGACATCCATGACCTTCTCATCGTCATCAAATTTTACACTTTCCTTCTTAGGGAAAGTTTCGGCATAAATAGGGCCACTTGTCATTGTTTCGCCATTGCGCATTTCTGCATTTTTGTATTTCATCATAGCTTTACTCTCTTCTTAGAATAAATCGAATTTTGTCTGAACCGGACACAAGTGCCAACTTAACCAATGGACAAATATCCTTAAAGGAGATATGTGTACCTTCACTATGGTCTTTGATTACATTCCCAGGATGGACCGTAATCCTCTGACCTGTCTGATTTTCCAGTACCACAGAGTCCATCAGTTTTAAAGATTTGCCAAGGCCAGGATCACTCAGCTTCATTGTGTCAATCATTCGGTCAATCATTTCGTCGATGCCGAATACAACTTCAGTTCCGTCTGCCGTTTCCTGGACAACAGAGAACGTTGTAGGAGCATTTTCTGGCCGGACATAGGGTTGTGTAGGCTCAGCAGCCTTAGGCTGTTCTGGCGCGATCTGAGGGGCTTCCTGAGCCAGTTCTTGTGCAGCAGCAGGAGCTTCCACTTGTACAGGCTGAGGAGCGGGCGTTGCTACTTGCTGATTTAGGTTTGCTAGGCTTGGATACCATTCTGTAAACTTAACTGCAATCTTTTGAACGCAGGCCCACAATTTGGCTTTATCTTCTACCAGACAATGTGGCATAGCATAATGCGAAATCGGCTCAGACAGAATACAAACTGCAACCTTCTGATCATCATCGGCAAAGTCTTTGATAAATGTATATCCGGGATATCCGCGCTCTTTGGATAACGGCATAGTAACCCGGCCGGATGTTTCATTGAAGCAGAGGAAAATAGATTTACCTGTTACATTCAAGTCTTCGGATTCTACATCAACCACACGGACAAATTCAGGACTAACCTTAGCCAAAGAAAAAATCCGCTTAATAGCTTCCGACTCTTGAGATGTGATACGTTTACTTACAACATAAATCATATTATGCATTATCTGCTCCAATATAAAGTGATTCGACAAAGGCTTTAGGAAGCTCTATAAGCAGTTCCGCTTTCTTACGGGTAAGACCAGTTGCCGACACCTTGCCAAGACTCATAAACATAGCGGATAAATCTCCGCGCTCCTCATAAGACCTTCCAAGACATTTATATTCTGTAGAATTGTCCAATAAAAACATATCTATGAACTGTATCAGAGCGTGGCTAACCATTGAATCGGAGTATGACCACATCTCAGTGACTCCCGCCCGATTTGCCATCACGAACTCTTTATAGCTCATATTCGAGATGTCATAGATATCTTTATTACAACGCAAAGGCAATTCGCCGGATTTCAGTTTTTCCCAAAGAGCATTTTTGTCGTCGAAGTATGTGTGATACAGAATGTCTGGATTCAAAACCGAAGTATGACTTTTGAATCTTAGGGCATATTCAATAATGCCTTTTTCTTGCGGGGTATATTCGCGGCGCTCTTTAATAATATCCAGACACTTTTTTCGAGCCTTTGCATTGACTCTGCTGATAGCTGCTCCTCTGAGGCCTTTAACACGAACACCAAGGGCAGAATATTCTTCACTCTGATCTGGGTAGAAGTATTGAACCTTTTTATAGTTCAAATATAACCCACCGGCATTCATAGATTTTTCAAGTTCACGATAAAACTCTTTTGTCATTTCGCGTTTGCCACAGATGATCAAATCGTCAACATAAATCCAAACGTTAACACCGCCACGACGAGCAAGTGAACGGTCGAAATGATTATAAATCGTTGAAAGCAAATGCAATTGTGCAAGCTCTACCGCATATTTAGAGCCCGTCGGAACTACGCCGTTATGAAACAAACAGCCCATAAATGCCCAAATCAAAACTTCAAGACGACCGTAGACATTTGTCTGATCCGTACCAATAACCTCTTCGGCCAGGATTTCCAAATTATTTGCCCTGAAAACCTTTGGAAATTCCTTCATCAGATTTTCAAATTTCACAGAGCGGAAAAACGCAGAGATGTCAGATTTAATAACCATCTGACTATCATCCATTCTGGGAAGGTTTCTGACATTAAAGATTCGTCGAATAAAACGAACATCCGGTCTTAAAAGGCCAACAACACTACGGATATGGTTATGGGTATCTTCAATCGACACCTTGTTTGCTTCGCCTATCTTCTTATTGATATAGCAAATTTCACGACCTTTATCATTCACAAAATTACGGAATAAGATCGTATTGTTACAATTGCCAATAAAGTCAGAAACAACTTTAACTGAACGGCAAAAATCGTCAAATTCAAATTGGCGCAAGAAGTCGAAATTTCGCATATCTGCAATGCCTTGTTCAACACGCACCTTCGGAGTCTTACCAAAGATTTTCTCAGGGATAGATGCGTCTAATTCGGATTCCCCATTTTCAATTTCTTCTAAAATAATCAGAAAACGCTTAGCCAACGAACACATTGGCTTTGCAAGTTCTCTGTATACAATATCTGCTCTCATTTAACTTCCTTAAAAGTGAAAGATCGGCCGACACCTAAATGCCGGCCATATCGCCATTACGCAGGAATATTTTTCAGCACAACTTCTACTTGCGGCATAGGCAAACAAGTGAAGTTAATACGGGCTGGAACGCTGTCAGGTGCACTCATCAGAGAGCACAACCAGTTGTGTCCAACCAGTGCTGCTGTATCATTGGCGACCAGGAACTGCTCTTCAAGCTGAACGTCTTCGTCAGCTTCGGCACATGAATACACCTTCACTTCTTCTTCGGTTGTCAACGTCTCAGGAGACATCGTGAAGAAGTTTAAGCGCTGAAACTCCGGTTCCGCTGCTGTTCCATATGGACTTGCAAACAATTGGCCATGTACAAGTTCATTGCCAATATCAACAACCCAACCATCCATAGGTAACGAATGGACCGCGCGGCGGGCATTTTGATTGTCAACCAGATTAAACACAATGGTCTTATAAGTACCACCAGCAGTAAATTCAGCCAATGTACCTGCACCAACAAAATGAGCCGGATCAAATTTAGGGTCCATACTTACATATTTATCGATGTATTGCAGTTCAATATCCGGCATTGTTGCCCCATAACGCAGAGCCATCACCTCTGCTTTATTTTGGCCAATGTCAGATTCAACAAAGTTCTGCCGAATCAAATTCTTAGATTCGACCGTGTCCCCATCCACCAGCATCAACTTAAAGTCAGCTGCCAGCAGGCGCTTACGTTTCATATCATTGATCGTTTTGGCCAATTTAGGCATCAACCAAGAGCCAGTGCCACCACAACCAACAACCAAGATACGAGACAGGATAGGGTTGAATATTGATGGAGATTCACCAAACAGACGCTTATTGAGAATCTCTGCTTCAAAATCTGCAACTTTCTTTTGATGAGCATCAATCTCTTCTTGGACTGTCAGATATGTAATATTTTTTCTGTTTAATTTCACAGTTTCCATGTTATTTCCTTTTAGAGCGGGTCAATATACGAAGCAATGCGCTCCGGTAAATAGAGATGGTTAATCCCTACACTCTCAAGAACATCAATCAGTTCGCCATCAATGCCGGAATAATAAGAACAGGCAGACTCCGCCGTTTCAATTGCTTTCGCAATTGTCAATACGAACATCTTAGAGGCTTCTTCGACCTTTTTCAGATCGGAATTGCGTTCACCACAATAAGCACGGTCAAGGCTGTCAACCATATCTTCAATTGCGGCGCTAAGCAATGCTGTATAAACAAACATTGGATGCTCTTTCGGAAGAGTAAAGGCGTTTACGAATTCACGCGCTTTCGCTTCGATCTCATTGATTTCGTCTTTAGTGAAAACAGGTTGGTCGCCAGCTTGAAATAAACCAGTAATCAGACTGGAGAAATCGCGGCCGGATTTCTTATCGATCGCAGCTTCTCCGCCATAACGCCAACGGCTTTCTAAAGCTGTCGCAGCTTGTGCAACTTTCCAGTCTTTTTCTACCTCAGATGCATCATTGCCAACAGCACCATAACCATCCCAACCGTTATTAAAGCTACGGTTAGCCCAATCGCCATATACGTCCGAACCGCCATAGTAGTCATAGTCGTCATAATCATAGATTTTAACTTTTTTGACATTGGCGGGCGCTGAGGGATTGCCGGTTTGGGGAAAGCTTTTATTTTTGCCATAATTAGCATAAGCTCCATAGTTATAGGTATAAACCTTAGCTTTCACTTTCGCATATTCTGATTCCGGAATATCGAATTTAAATTCGCAACCTTCATAGAAATCGAAGATGTCTTCTAATTGAAGCGGAATCAATGCGTCTGCGCAACAAGCGCGTTGAACAGTCTTAAATGTAAAGCTGCCATCTGCCTGATTAACCAGATTGCCGAACACGAACGAATAAATCCCGTGTTTGCCTTTTTCGTCTGAGTTGTCTGTGCCGGAATAGAATGCCTTTTTTACTATTCCTCTTACGTTTAGGTTCGACTTAACCTAAATCCGCCCTTTCGGTATTGAGACTGTTACGTCGTCTCGCGGTGTGGGACTATATCATCACTGATTGCTATCAGTGCCTTGCGCTTCGGGGCACATCCCTACTCTACTCGATTCTATGTAATTAATTACAAAGTCTTTCGATAGTCTCTGATCGTTCCTTTACCGACTCATTGTATTCGTCAATTAAGGCTTCGATGCTGATTGCCCTGGATAATTTATCCTTAAGGGTTTCCAGCAGTTCACAAGGTTTTAAATGGGCACATGTTTACCCATTGTATGATGTGAGTGGGAAGTCAGAATTAAGACTTTGTTGGGATCTTCATACCAACCGCCGGTCCGTTGATAGCTGATAGCCGCGCCGGACACTTCTTGTTCAGGTACTTCAACTAAAAACTTTTCTTCAGCTTTATCCCACCAAATCTGGGCCATTACTTCGTTCTTATTGGTTTCATAAATCTTACGGTAAAAACGAATAATACCGTAGAATAACTCACCAGGGATTTTAGGAAGCTCGGTGCTTTGAACAAAACTTTCAGACATTTGAGGTTTACCAACCTTCTTGTTCTTAAAGCTTTCATCTTTAATCCAAAAGTCACCAATCAAAGTACGAACCAGTTTATAGATGCCGTCTTCTGCAATAACAGAATCGCCATCTTGGGCCTCTTCAGTGGTATTCACAATTTCAGGAATACGCATTCCTAAGCCGCCCATCAATTCTTCAAGACTTAAAGTCATAATAATTTCCTTTTACAAAACTACTTATAATACAATACCAGCCAGCTTAATGGTGCTAGAGTTGGTGATTTCATCGGCAATGTTGAAATCTTCGTTCTTTTCATGCTTCATATGAAAGTATTGTGCAGTGTAATTCATATTCGGAATCGGAGTACGAATGCTAGACATTGCATCGATAGTGCGACTTACAAAATCGTAACTATCGTTCAAATCCGAATTGAACGTAGAGCCAAAGAACAGCGCCGGCAATTGGGCAATATCGAAAAGATTTCCACTTTTAAGAATGTCGTTTGCCAAAGTTTCGTTTTGGCCCCAACAAATGCCGTATGAAGAACTGTAGTTGTTCATCCTTAGATGCCATAGTTTTGTGTCTGGACGGATATTTTCACCATCACAGATAAAGATAGAGCTTTTTTGACGCACACAGCCATGTCGATTTGCTACAATCTTCATAACAATGCCAGGCAGTTTAACAGGGAATGAGCCTTTTTCTTCGTAGTTCAAAACAAAGTTTCGCGGCGCCTGATAAACCAAATAGCCCTTGTATTCGGAATTCTCCCAAGTGCGAAGAATTTCCGGAGGAATCAAACCCGAATCTTTTTCTTCCAGATTCGGACCAGCCAAGGCTGCAGCAGCAGCACGAGCAGTCACCATTTTAGATGTACGACGGCCTTCAGTGTCGGTCACATGAATGATAACCTTTTCTTGGCTCAAAACTTCAATATTAATTTTACCTTGCATTTTTAAATTTCCTTTTAAGAAAATGTAAGTGAATCTATTTCTATTTGATTGGCTTGGGTTATAGACCTAAACATTGATGTCCATTCTTCACCCCGAAACAGGTGCCAAACCAAGAGACGATGCATATGGGCGAAATGTTTCATATCCGCGATCAATGGGTCTTTCGTCTTTAAGCTGCGCCTCTTCGAGTTTGTAAGCAGGAGTATTTGGCAAATCTAAAATCGCTCTTCTTACTTCTTGGAATGACTTATTAACCATATCTACTGCAAATTTAGCAACTCGATCTTTAGAGATTCGTATAGCCTCATAAACAAATATTCTGCCCCGAATATTACTTCGGTTATAAATAGAAGCCCCATAGTGATCCCAAAATGCCGTTCTCCGCTTATTCATTAATTCAGCCAGTCTCTCTTTCTCGCCTGGCCTTAAATTTCTACCAATCCATATTAAATCACTACGGACACTGGAATAGTAATTATTACCAACAAGAAGGGGAACTATAGCTCTTCCAGAGAAAGACAGTTCCTTAAAGATGGGAATATGAACCGGAATGGCGCATTCCAAATAAAGATCCTTATTGGGATCAACAAATACACCCTGTACCGGCTCGAGAAGCTTCCTACTTCCTTCCTCTATATCACCATTCCAGTTTAATTCCTGTAAGAGCTTTACAGCGACGGCCTTCTCCAGTCGATTATTGATTATCATCGCTAATCCTTCTAAAAGACGCCTGCATTAAGAAATTGCGAATATATGCACGGCCGCCCAGTTTGATTTTTTCAATAACAGACCCCCTTGGCTTGAATTTAACACGATAGTAAAAATACGTATCTGTACATCCTGCCAAGTCGTAATTAAAAATCCTTCGGTCTTCATAGACTGCTGAAATCACATCAGCGTAAACCCTTCTAGCACTGACAGATTCCATATATTTGCGAAGAAATGAATTGTGGCTTGAAGCCATACACGGACAGATATGCGACTCACTTTCGTTTCTGTATACGAAGTAGTCTAAGTTATTGCCGGCAAATTTTCCCTTCGCTGGATTGAAAGGAAGTTTCTTACGAACAAAAAACGTCAGATATTCGCCATTGAATTCATAAAAAATAATATCGCCGCCGCAAATAGCCTTAGCTGCAAAATCGATATCCATCGAATACGGGAACACTGCATCTGAATCTATAACAATCTTGGATAGCAAAAGTTTTTCAAGAAATTCGTTTCGATCCATTTTTCTCTCCAAGATCAATAGCCAAATTCTGTCATTTTTTCAAGCAAGTTGATATCACCAATGCGATTAAGATAAAAAGAATCTCGATGATAGTCTCTGTACATAATACCAATCTCATCGGCCTTTTCTATTTTTAGACAGAGCTTATTAGCCCTTTTCATAAAATAGTCCTGGCCTTCTCCCTGTATTGAAAAAGACCATTCGCCGTCCAAAGAAAAAATGTGTCTTGCCGCAGCCACCCTTACGAATTTTTCATTGTAAAGCGGAATCTCTGATGTTTGTTTCGCAAAGTCAAGTTCAAGCCATTTCCTTCCCTTATTAATTTTAACAAAGGGAGTAAGGCCATTATCTTTTTCTGCATCCCAATAGCAATAATCTTTTATAAGCCCAGAAATGCTCTTCTCAACATTAAGCACGGTCTTGATATCTACGGTTTTATGCTGTTTACCAAAAACAACCTCTACAACCTTTAGATTCTTAAAGAAGACATTAAAGGAGCTAGGCTGCACATCTTTTGGAATCTTGAAATTAACTCCGGCATCTTTTGTAAACTTTGCGAACAACAGCCGCATCATAGTCGGATAATCAGGAGTATCATACATAAAGACCTCCCATTTAAATATAGCCGCCGGTCAGGTTCTGTGAATTCTTAATCACTTCTAACGTTCTGTCTACATTAATATCTGTTTGCATCCAGAATTCTGCATTGAAGTTTTCAAAAATACGTTTAATCACTTCAGGATTAATGTGAACAGTGGAACGAGCCTCCATGATAATTTTGTAATCTTCGGCAAGGATGCCGACATCTTCACCGTGTTCATGAATGCTTTGCAAATTAGCAATAATGTCCTCAGACATTGTTCCAGCCGCTTCGATTTCAGCTTCAGCGTCTTTAGTGCCCTCTTCTACCTGATTTAAGACAGCCAAGAAATTGTCATCAACATAAGACATATTTATCTCCAACAAAAATAATGATAGCCCAATCAGGCAAAAAGAAATGGACTCCGTTGCAATCAATTGCAGAATCCGGAGTCCTTATATATATGAGCGGACCCATTGGCCCCATTATACGCAGTCAAGCGTTTTTAAAAAGCAAATTGTAGTTTGTGCTAAAGCCTAATTAAGCTTTAGAACCGGTACGGTTTGAAATCACCAAGTAGCCATCGGCATCAACGGAGTGTTCGAAGCTGCTGCTGTCGCGCAGTGCAACGAAAGTTTGGCCCAGGGCAGTCAGCATGTTGGCAACAGTAGTGGTTTGACCATTAGGCAGGGTTTTGGTTTCGCCGTTGTATTTGTAGCCGCGAATTTGTGCTTGTGACATAGTTGTACTCTTTCTTTTATAGTTAGGATTAGCGACGATAAGTGGCAATGACTTGGCCGTCAACGTCGGAAAAAATCAGGGAGTCGCCGTCGATTATGTTGGCACGAACGTACTCTTGGAATTTTTCCAGAGATTCGAACACCAAACGGTTGTCAACGCCGGACACGAAAGCTGCGAGGTCATCAGTATGCATTTCAGTGTTACCTGCCAATTGACGGGCAACTTCTTCAGCATCCAATTCACGAGGAGTGTCAGACAGGAACGAAGTCAGGTCGTTAACACTCAGTGGACCGCGTACAGGAGCAGGGGTCGAGGTCGATTGCGGCAAAACAGAAGCCAAGGCTTGGGCAATTTGTTCAACAGAAAGGTTGCCCCCTGCAATGGTAATTTGAATTTGAGACATAATATTGTCCTACCAGTTTAGGGTTTTAGGGATGGCATAAGATACCAATGTCAAAATCACTTCGGCTTCAGGACCGCTGATTGGAATTGAACATTGGGATTTCACACCGCCGTTGTTTTGGGATACGGATAAAAAGTATGGTGACTTTCCTTCCGTTGCTCGGGTCAATTTAATAACCTTTGTCGAGCCGCCGAACTCATGGAACATTTCGGCCTCTTGTCCGCGTTTCAGGGAATACAATAGCTGAGATAAATCTGCCATTCCCAATTTTACGCCGATCTTCTTTTGCTCCCATTCGTATTGTTTTTGGTTTCCGGCGCCCTCTTTAATAGGAGCCATCTCCAAATAAATGAAGCCGCTTTTCAGCACGTCTCGGCCATTGGCTTCTTCAACACGAGGATTTGCAAGGCGCAAACGTAATGCAGCCTTAGATTTGTAAACAGCATATTCCAGAGGCTGTTTCGATACATCAAAATTTGCCATATTTATCACCTATTAGAAAGGAATGTCACCAAACTGGCTTTGCTGTTGTTGCTGTTGGCCTTGAGGCGCTTGGGCTGTTCGTGCAGCTGCTTGCCCCTGGTATTGGGAACGAGGTGGCGGCTCTTGAACATTGTAACCATTGCCTGCTTGATGACCAGAACTGCCCTTGTTGCCATAAGCACTCAGCACTGCTGCTGTGATTGCTTCTCTGGCTTCTTTGCTAACAGGGCCGGCTGTTTCTTGATATGTACCGTCTTGTTTTTTATACGATGGGAACAATACAAACGGACCATTGCGACCAGAGTAAATAGAGATGTTAATTTGAACAAAACCGCCAAACTTAACAAATCCACGGGCCAAAGTAGAACCGCTTGAGGAGTTATCCCACAGTGTTACTTGCATATCCATTATTTTTCACCCTTTTTAAAAGTAGTGAAATGACGATAGATACCAAGTTCTGCCAACTCTTCTTTTTTATTGCGGCCATAAAAATGACTGCAATCAGAATAGTAACGAATACGATAGCCGCGTTTAGACAACTCTTTCATAGAAGCGCTCATAGTGCCAAAGAAATCGATGCCGGCAAAAGTCAAATCATATTCAGATGTTGGCAACAGAAAATCGATATTGTTAAAATGCTGGGCAATATTACCAGAGCCTTTAGACTCAGGAACAACCATCAGGTTCTCTTTCCCGAACCAGTTATCAGATTGAAGTTCAACCTTGATCACCTTATTGGAAGGGAAAAGTTTACCATCAGACCACTTGCTATTTTTGCTACCAGAATAATCAATAGCGATAATCGCGTCATGTTTGATGTGACCAGCAACCAAAGAGCCTTGAAGTTTCTCTAGGCTTTTGTCTGCATTTGGAATCGCTTTGGGGTTTTCTGGATTAGTGGTTTGATCGTTCAGCATTGATACAACCAGTACAGATTTTCTTTTTGGGGTGTTTTGTTTTTTCATTTTGTTTCTTTTATTATTGTTGTTATAGAAACAAGGCATTATTTGAACACTACGAAAGAACAGTCGAACGCCTTCTTCAAGAGTCTCTCAAAATCTTCGATATCCAATTCTTCTTTGCAGGTAGAAAAAGAAACCGACACTTTATTGTGTTCAGGGAATGTATGCCAAGCCCAATGGCTTGTACTTAATAAAAACACTCCAGTAGACATAGTCCTGTTTCCAAAAATGAAATCAGAATAGCCTACACACTGCATTCCAAGTTCACATAAAATAAACTCAGAACACCGTTTAATATACCCATGCTCTAGGTATATGTTGGGACTCTTTTTAAAAAAGAGCTCAAAGTTATAATCGTAAATTTCCATAATGCCTCGAGAATTTACCGATAAAGGCGGGACTACTGGCGTACTGCAGCGTAAAACGCCACTTATTGTACTGAGTCCCTTTCGGGGCAACGCCCATTAGCCATACAAGAACCTTAGCCCCAACGCCAGTCAGACACACAGACCCTCTGCAGCGCAAGTCTACAGTTTGATCCCTAGCCACCCAACTGGAAGCAAAGAGAATATTACTTCTCTTTTATCATAAGCTCCACACTCTCTCGGTGAGTGAGCATTGAAGCTTCTAGATCGTTTAAGAAGACCTTAACACAATTTTCAAAATCTGGTTCGCCAATATGAACGCGAAGTTCGGCAATCATACCTTTTACTTTGGCTTCTTCTACAACCGCAAAACGTGAATCGTGGGCCAGAGCACCTTGATAGGTCTTGTAGAAAATAAAGGCAATTGCCAAGAATACGATAAAGTAACCCATGTTATTTACCTTCGATTTGTTTGATATTGAATCCAGTTAGTCAAATTAACTGGAGAATCCAAATCTATAAAATAAGAATCTGGTTTAATGATAACTTGCGCCATCCGGCTATATATTGCCACGTTTTTAATAATCTGCATTAACGAAGATATTGCATCTCGCAGCTCGTCTGTTGCGGCGCTACCGTTAATGACATAAACGCGCGAATAGGCGTGATGAAGTTCAACCTTAATGCCATGTTTAATACCGCATAAAGTGACCCTAACAGGGAATGACGGATATGGCATTTCTGGCATGTTATCATTTTCAATAGGCCCAAGATCTTCAGTTACCAGAGTTTCGTCCCATAGTAGGGCTTTAACCTTGTACACCTTTCCATTGGAAAAACCTAATGTAACGAGTTTATCGCCATTTTTCAAATTCAACAACTTCATTGTTTTATTTTCCAAGTTTAGAATGGGGAAGAAGAGGGCTCAAACAGAACACTATACCCATAATCAAACGGTCTCTTTGCTAAGATTCCATCAAATATATACCCAAATATCTCGTCTGCCAATCCCATTTTAATTAGATTCCAAATTCTGAGAGCCTCTTCAGCTTTCATCTTTTCGAAATGATCTACGCGCGGTATCATCATATCTTTCACTATGTCTGCGATATAGTCACTCCATAGCTTCCCGTCATCAGAAAAAGGTAAACAATAACGGTTGTATGTAAGCTGGTCATGAGCTTTGATATACGACAAGGACACACCAATTGAACCGACTCGAAAATAATCGAATTCAAGTTCAACATTCCGCTTTAAAAGCTTCTGAAGGAACGGGTCAATATCCTTGTTTACGAAAAGGATTTTATCTTTGTCAGTGAGACCGGTAATATGGCTTTCAAGCCACTTCTTTCTTTTATAGAACTTCATATCGACCGTCCTATTGGAATTCCGCCTCCCCAATATCCTGTTTCAAGATGCCTTCTAATAACATTAAAAGCTTCTTCTTGGTCAAGGTGATACAAATTCCAAACGATAATAAGCTTTCTGCCATTTCTATGCTCGGCATTTAAATTGTTTACATCAAGATAAACCCGAAGTCTTTCAACTTCTTCTTCTTCAAGCAATTCTCCATTTTGATCGAATGGAAGAATAACTCTCTCTCCATTAGAGGCAAGATGAGCAATAATTTTATCGGAATCAATTCCAGGTAGAATATCCCAATAAAATCCTGCCTTATATATATTTAGCAGTCTTTTTAAGAACGGATCAATGTTCTCTTTCTGTAAAAGGCGGATAGTATTATTATCAGCGCCTTTTCGTTTAAGTCTAGACATCTTTTTGAATATATCTGGTTTTGACATTACAGAACCTCATCATTAAGATTAAAGATGGACAGAGGATGGCTATTATTGGCGATGCTACAAAAGATGCAGTTCTTAGCTATCTTGCCCTGTAAGTTTTACTTACATTTCATTTCTTGTCCGCGCAACTTAGCACTTAGAGGAACTTTTGGAAGTGGATACCAGGCGACATCAAATCCTTCACAGAATCTGTCTCTTCTTCCTACTCCAAATTTGCTAACAACCCAAACAATTTTATTCTTTGGCGGCGGAACTTCTTCAGCATCATAACAATACACTTCAGGAGTAGTTAGTACATCCATCTTCCTATTCCTTTCTATTAGCGGAATGTCATTCGGCTCAGTTCGCCGGTTTCGCGCGAGTAGATAATTACATTTGCACCAGCTTCAGACGTCCAACCATGAGAGCTGCTATATGCGTCATTGGCAATCAAAGTTTGATGTTGCTCAACAATAATGCCAAGGCTTTCAACTACACGACGATGATGTTTATCGCCCATGTGTGCATAACGAAATTTAGTACGTCCCCAGATTTCAGGGAACAATGAAGGAACCACACCGGCCATCTTGGCGAATTGAACTTTATCACCATGATGATAAGCAAGCATAGTTTTACCAAATTCGATTGCGTAGAACGGATAGGCACTCTTAATCACTGCAATGTTTTGATCGTTCTCAAAATAGTAAGAGAACAATTCTTGCATCCACAATGAACCAATTGGGTCATGGTTACCTTGGGCAATCAGAAGCGTTACATTAGTTGCTTTAGTACGGGCGCGTTTTACAAAATAAGCAATGATTCGAACTGCAATAGAGATTAAATCAGAGTATCTTGTATCCTGGTCAAGAACATGACGTGATGCCGGTGTTACCGCTAATTGGGAGTCACTGTGCAAGAAGTCGCCAAGGATATTGATAACAGCATGCTCAGTATGGGGAGTCGCCTCAACCATAGAGTCGATTACACGATAAATCTTTTCTGTGGCAATCTTAGTTGACCACTCTTCACCGGATTCGCCTTGAGATGCAAACATACCCAAGTGATAGTCGGTAATCGTATATTGAGCCAATAAACCCTCACCGCTAATTGCGCGTGGAACCAAATTAAATGGTGCAGGTTCTACTACATCTTTGAAAGATTCCATTGCACGGCGGATTGTTTCGGCAATCGCATTGCCTTTGCCGTCCTTTTTGACCCATTGTAATTTGACTTTACCTTCAGCGTCATACAGGGTCGAAGTTCCATCACAAGCAGATACGCGGGCCGGTTGTTCAACAGCGCCAGATTGCTTATTTGATTCGGGGAGAGTAAGGACAGCAGGGGCATCTTCTTCATACGCAAATTTAGTCTGGTCGTCTGCGACGCCGTCTTCTAGTCGCTTACTCAAAACAGTTACGATATTCCCAATTGTACCAGTGGAAACACCAAGTTTCTTTGCTGCTTTGCGAACACTGCCGCATTCAATCACAGCTTTAAGTTTTTCGCGCTGCCCACCTGTTGTAGCAGCAGCGAGCAATTTCTCAAAATCATATTTAGAAGACATTTGTTGCTCTTATTGTTATTATTGCAAAAATAAAAAAGAACCGACACATGAGAAACATATGTCGGATTTAAGGATGAATTTAAAATTAAAATTTAAAATACGATCATTAAGACCGCAATTATTTTGTTTTAAACTTCTACACCACGCAAGCGTAGTTCCTTTTCAGCCTTAACGCGGCGCTTAGGGCTTAAATTCGGCAGCATGTCTTTCAAGGCCTTGATTGATAGACTCTTTACAGATACCGGTTTTTCTTTGCGTTTTGAAATCAGACTTTTCATTTTGCTTCCTTTCGAATCGAAAATAAGGACAGAAGTCTTGTAATGTCCTTTGGTTTATGACCATCGTACTCTGGCGCATTCGGCAATTCTTCTACATCGAATTCGTCCCAATGCTTAGAGTTGTAATGATAAGTATATTGACCTTCAGGCGTATTTATTCCAACAATAAAAGAATTGTCAAACATTGTCCCATCGCTGTGCCTCCATGATTTCCAGGATAGCATCCGGTTGCTATGGCATATAACAGAGAATAATATCCTCCTATGTTCATAAAGCTCTTTAAATGTATGATAGCCATCAGATATCTCTTTAGTAGAAATACCTTTTGAATTAGCAAATTCTCTTATGTCCATATTAAACCGCCATTTTAGCTTTTAACGGGCCATGAGATTCATAGCCATCAATACGGATATCATCCATTGTATAATAGAAAATATCTTTATCTGGATTCAACCACAACTTAGGCAGTGGCAACGGTTCGCGCGACAATTGTTCTTTTAAATTGTCAATGGCATTCTCATAGATATGCACATCGCCCAAAGAACCAATCAATTCGCCGACCTGCAATCCTGCTTCTTTTGCCAGCATATGAGTCAAGATGGCGTAGGACAAGATATTGAATGGTAGACCTAAGAACAAATCAACACTTGCCTGGGTCCACATACAGTTCAGCTTGCCATTTTGGACTTGGAATTGCACTTGTGTATGACATGCCGTCAGTGCAGCGTCGTTAATCTGGGCTGGATTGTAAGAAAGCATAATCAACTTCCGACTATTAGGATTGGCTTTTAATTCCTTAATTAGCCAATCTAACTGGTCGAATGTGTCAAGCTCTCCCCAATCTGATATTTCGAAATCCCGCCATTGTGTTCCATACACACAGCCGAGACTTCCATAACGCACTTCGCTAACTTCTCTGCCAGACCATGCCTCATAATTATCAGACCAAATAGTACGCTTGTCTTTTAATTCACTACGAGACTTCCCGTATTGAATCTCAGCCAGACGACGTTCATCAGGACTGCCTTCAATGAACCACAACAATTCGGCAATACAGGCTTTTACAGCCATCTTTTTAGTGGTCAGAATAGGTAGGCCTTCCGACAAATCAAATCGAATTTGGCGCCCGAATACCGTATATGGCGTAGGGATTTTTGTTCGGTTTGGTTTAGGTGTTCCATTTTCAAAAACATCCTTAACCAAATCTAAGTATTGCTTCATTTATCCGTTCCTTTTATTCTTGAGTCCTGTACCGTTCTTGATAGACGCGGCACTGCTGAATGCCTTGATATTCCCTTATGTTGTCCATTGGTAGATATTTAAAATCAATGCCGTCCACCTTATGGCCGAAAAGCCAAATGTGCATATTAAGTTCGGCTTTATCGTTCAAGGGCCTTTGAATTTGAGAGCTTCTGTCATTAAAATATGACGTAATTGTAGTTCTGAGATAACCCTTTAAAAGGTTATATTCAATCGCCACTTCCCTATCAGTCAGACCTTGGCATCTGGATTTAAAATCCTCATAAGGATAGTGGTTCTTCACTAATTCCTTAAGCGCCGCATTAGACTTAGCAGTAATATCCTCGCATTGCAATCGGCGAATAAAATCGTTATTGTAATGGAAAAAGCTTAGGATATCGGTAGAGCTTATTCTATCAGGGCGATCTTTTATATATTCCAAAAATCTAGAATACATTGGCCGCTTCATTGCTTTAGCAAGTTTCTTTTCAGGTAAATCTGTAAAAATCCCTTTCTTGAATTTGCCGGAATTTGTAATAGCTAGAAACGCCTCTTCTTCTGTGGTAAATTTATAGCCATAAATCCCAACAACCCGTAAAATTCTTTGCCAATCAGAAGTAACAAATACATCATTACCATTATAAATATAGAAGAGACCAATGTCGTTCAGCTTGAATCCTTCAGGCTTAAATAACTTGCCAACCATTGCCCCGAGTATACCATAAGAATAGTAGTTCAAAGCATAAGGTACATTATTAGACTGGATAAGGTCAACCTGAATCAATTTGCCTTTATGGTTAATCAATACAGAGGCGCCGCTAATATCGACAATACATCCAGCTTCATTCAATCGCTGCTTAACATGACCCGCACTGTAGCAAATAATATCAATATCGCCGAAGTCTTGTTTATCTAGAAATGAATTTGGGAATGCGTGGTTTAAACCCTTTAAGGTTTTAGATATAAATATGCAGGCTTCTTCGTATTCCTGCCTACTTATTCTTTCCGTATTGAACAGTTTTCCACCCATAATAAACTCCATAATTAAGAAAATAACCGCCCCGTTTCACACAGGGCGGTTTTATTTTGTTAGTCAACTTGTTGTTTTATTGCTCTGTCTATGATTTTTGACGCCTTGCAGACAGTTTCAATATAGGTATCAGACTTATGCTTTAGGACTTTTAAGGATTTAAAACCCCCTGAGGCATACTCTACTTCTAGCCAACATTCCGAGCACATTATTGCATCATTTAATAGCCAACTCAGATCAGTTTCAACAGAGAATACGGTATATTTATCGAACTCTCCAACCTTGCTGAAGCTTGAGCCAAGATGAGAAGTTGAGAACTCATAATGAAGCTCCACTCTTAGTCTGCCTATATCTATGACCAGATATTTCTTAGCGGCCATGATTAGTCAACTTGTTTCATCAATGTAATTGGCGCATTGCCATAGAGGGGCGTTTTGCCATCAACTCTTCGGTTGTATAGCGTCGGCTTTCCTCTTTCATTAGGTCAAGGATTTTAGGCTCAAGAATATTGTCTTGCAAAGACTGGATAAATTCAGAACCATAACCAAGTTGTTTATTATCAAATACGACATCCACGGCACGGTCTTTTACAACACGGAAGGTATATACCGGCGTTGCAGAGAAGTCCGTATTGTCAGAGGCTTTCAGGGTTACGGTTTCTTCAAACTTGCCGCGCTGTTCCCATAAAGGGACCTGGTACAGCTCAGTACCCGGCATAACAGTCCAGACCAAACCAGACACAACAGTAAAGTCCGTTTTACCATTGCGACCATAGTTTTCCATCAAAACGCCAGCCTGGTTAGGCTCAACACGAGAACATGCGGCGACAGACATCAGAACAGTCAGGGCCAATAAAATCTTTTTAAACATAGTCTTACTCCAAGCTTTTAAAAAATTTTCGAATCAGGAATGCAGGATAAACAACGGCAATGATGATACCCAACAGTGGAATTGTGGAATGATTGAAGACATATATGCCCAATGCAAACAGGGCTACGCCAATTAAGACCGAAAGAATTACTTTGTCTGTACTCATTCGAATCTTCCTTTTTTAAAGAAGCCCATGATAAACGCGCCAATCACGCCAAAGATAAACATCGGTAATGTAACTGGCCAAAACAAACACGCCAGCGGGATAAAGACCAGAAACCATACGCATTCCATAAAGTCCCATTCTTCAGCCCAGCTTGAAGCAAAGAAGCGCAGAGCTGCACATGCCACTAAGAACAGCAAAAGTGCAATAGAGAAAAAGATAATACTATCCATATTTAAATTCCTTTGTAGTATTTGGGAACAGTTTATTGTAGATGTCCAGCATTCTTCGTAAGAACAGTTGGTCGTTCGAATATCTGTAATCACGATCACTGCAATATTTTACGATATCACCAGTATGTTCTTTCATACCAATGTCTATTTCTTTGATATTCAAAAATTCGGGCGTATCTATTTTAAGAACCTGCCCATCAATCATACAATGAAAACCTTTGTACTGCTGGAACTCTTTGCCAACAGCATCATGTAAAGAATCAATAATCAGAATCTTAGGATTTCCATCAATAGGGTAAACGAACAAAAGGATATGGGCATTCTCGCCCGGGTCGCCCCAACTAAAGCCGGGAGAATAGAAGATATCCCTCTCATTGATGCCCATCCAACCTTTAGGAACTTCTACAACAGAATCAATAATCTTAGACTTTTTATCCTCTTCAACAATATGTTGAATCCTTTTAAACGTACCTTCTTTTGTGTAGTAGTCTTTATACATGCCAAAGAAGTTTCCATTTTCTTCGGCACCAACAAGCATTATTTCGGGTATAACCATTTTATTAGAAACCTCTTCAGTCGCCTTTTCTATCAAGCTCTCAAAATGATGATTCAAATATCCAATCGGTAAAAACTTACCATAAGAGAATTCATAGCAATCCTCATTTCTCTTTAAAGCGCTTTTAATCATATAAAATGAGTGCTCTGCAGAATGCTTCCAATATATGGAGTCAAATTCCTTAGGGATTAATAGCTTCACATCTTTGCCGCGTCTTGTATAAATACCCTCTTTGACGCCAGGAAACGATTCTATAAATAGCAAGGCCGTAATTTTTCTATCTCTAACCTTTATTATATGAAGCAGATCCTTGCATTCTGACCTTTTTGGTATAACCGACTAAAAGAAAGTCGAAAGGAAGGGTGAACCACTCAAAATCAAGTTCAATATTTTTATCAAATGCCTCGTCAAAAGTTCTCCCTGTTTCGGAGTTAAATGAGGTGCGGAAAATCTCGTTTGCTTTTACAAATGAATGATAGCACCTATTCCAATCCGTATTCATATCAACAAGAAGGAATTTTTGCTCTCTAAGATTAAACATAAACTACCTCATCGCGGCATTAAATATGCTTTTAGCGCAATCCATAATTGCAGAAACCTGACCGCTTGAAGAGAGGATCTTGTAGCGTCCTTGTTCAATCTCCTCGGCGGGACGAATTGAAATATTCGGCTTAGCAAAGAGCGTATCGCCATCGTCCATTTTGCGCATTGCGGAATATTTACAAAGATAGAATCCTTCTTCCTTGTAGATGTTGGGCAAGTCAATTCCAGAAAGGACTAGAATCTTTTTGTTTTCCTTATCTACCAGGAATACGATGCTCTTATGGTACTTATGACCGGTAGAATAGATAACGGAATCCTCATCAAAGAATCCCCAATCTATCTCAAACTCAACACTTTTGTTTCAACGCTGCCTTTAGACTGCAAGAACGAGATGAAAAGCATGATAGCAATCATCAACATGATGATTAGAGGGATTACAGACTGAACAGTTAATGTTACCAGCATAGCCAGTGCCGTCAATCCCACAATAAAGAGAAGATAGGAATGATCTCTATCTTCCTTAATTTTAAGCCACTCATTGGCGTTTTGTCTTCTGCCTTTGTAATAGCAGACTAAATTTCTTTTACTTCCGTCAATAAGTAGGCTATACATGATCATTCCTTATCAAATCGTTCATACATCAACTTCGGCAATCGTATAGATTTTCCCGTGCTACTGGGCTGCAGTCCTCTAACTGTCCATATTGAACCGATCAAATCTTTGCTTCCGCTTTCAAAGTCTTTGGTAAGCTGGATTCGTTTTTCATCATCCCAGCTTTTGCCTAGATCTGCCCAGAATGTTACTTCTGGATTGTCAACCGAACGGCAATAGAAAGAGCCTAATTGGCCGGCACGTTTGCCATTGCCATATTTAACCTCTTCAATTTTTACATCTTCAAGATGTTCACGAACACGCTTTAATTGGAAATTAGCCCTCTTGCCCATACGATACGGCGCGGCCGGGTCTTTTAATACAATCCCTTCACTTCCAATCTTAATCTCATATTCAAAAATTCCTTCAAGTCGTTCTTCAAAATCTTTTTCAAGCTTCTCAGAAAACGAATCGTAAACACCGGGATATAGGGATACGCCATCAAGAGCAAGTTTGTACCGCTCCTCATACGGCTTATTGTCTTCGCCATTATTCAGTTTGATCGCATCATGGATGCCGAAATTAAACTTGATTTTCAGCTCTTCTTCTGACCAAGGCTCTTTTCTATTTGGGCTGACTAAACCAGATAGTTGTTCAAGTGAAATATTGAATGCACACAATTCAAACAGAAGGAAGTCAACTTCATCTGAATCATATGCAGTAGAAAGAACAGCTAAGTTGTTTTCTAACTCTGAATCTTTAGGGATATACAAAGGGCGTTGAGTACGGCTATACAATACGCCGTCTTTAATGCTTAATGCGGCAAACACTCCGTCTAATTTTCTTTGTACAATCCAGCCAGAATAGTCTTTGCCTTCTTTGTACTTCCCTAATTTCATGAAATCCATTTTAACAAACCTCTGTCATCTTAGACAAAATCTTTTTGCCGGCGCGATACTCTGATGCCGGACTCATATTATGAAACAGTAAAGTGCCACTTTCTTCAACAATCGCCCTAATACGTTCGCCATTAACGATATTAAACGGACTTTCCTCTTTTATGGCTGAACCCTTGACAACAAAAGAAAGGTTAGGATTTTTCTTGGCGACCTTAAATGGGGCATACTTTCCAGTGATACTGAGGGCAAGGAAGTCGCCATCCTCAAAAATCAGTCCGAACCCACCGTTCCATTGGATATAATAGACGTCCATATTGCTATAAAGATCACTTATCTTGCAGGAACCACAGTATTTCAATATATAACAATTGTAACCGTCCAGCACTTCTTTTATAGGATTGCCTCTGGCCCTTTTGTCTTCAAATGCGACAATATTGACACCTGAGAAAAAGGTTAGAACCATCACTCCCACAAAATGCATAGCTGTAAATAAGCCAATTACAGAATTGCCAGCTTTTCCTAAAAAAGGAAGAGATATAAATCCAAGTAGCCCAACACAAAGGCATGTTAAAATGAATTTATACTTCCTAGAAGAAGAGGCAACATCTGCACGATATATGCCCATATCTCGATAATGGTGAACCTTATTTTTTGTATCTTGATATAAGAAAATATTAGGCATATTGCCTCTCCTTTTGTTTAGCGTTTAAAGCGATTGTATGGCTTATTCGAATTTGCGCCGCGGGAAATTGCCGCAGCAAGAATAGCCACAAACGCCAATAGAATAATAAGGCCAATCGGTGCCAAGGCGAGCAGAACAAGAATCGCCCAAGATGTTTGCAAATAGCCGAATAGCTTAGCTGCAATAGCAATCAGAATTGCCAAGTAATAAAATGTAGAAAGATTCATTTCTTTTCCTTGAAAATAATAGCCCTAGATTATCTCTAGGGCTTCTTTATTATTCTGGTTTTGCTTCCAGAGATTTCAGGTAATCACTAAAACCTTCTTGAGAGAAGCTTTCTTCGCGGCGAGACAGGATTCGAGAAGCCTCAGCTTGGCCTTTGACATTGACAGAGATTTCACGAATAAATTCGTTAGAGTCAATATCAATATTGAAGCTCTTGCCAAGATTGGCATTTAGAGAAACTTCAGTTTTCTTCAGTTCCAGGCGTTCGCGCTGGGCCGTTAAATTGAAGCAAAGTGTTTCGTATTCTTCCACACGAGCCTTCTGTTCGGCAAGGATTTTTTGACGTTCTGCCAACAGGCCTTTGCGCATGAAGATACGGCGAGCTTCAGATTTGTTCAATTCTTCACCTTGGGACACAGAAGCTTTCAGGGCTGATTCATCTTTTTCGATGGCCTTAGTTTCTTTTTCAATCATGGCTTGCATGTCCCGAACGCCGACAGATACAGATGTTTTTTCGACAATGATTTCACGCAAAGAGCGTTCCACTTCTTTAATACACTGTTCAATGTATTCTTTGGCGGCATCGGCATTGTTAAAAATTGCATCCTTTGTTTTCTTTTTAAAGAATGCGGCAATAATAGCTTTCAATTTATTCAACATGGCACTTCCTTACTTGCGGATTAGTTCAAAAATAGCGAGGTTGTAATCATCTGTGGATACGCTTCTAATTTCTTTCTTTTCAAATTCATCGAAAGGATAATCAAAAGACGTATCATATTCGTATTCTTTGTTTTTGAATTCGATTTCGGAAAGATAGACCTTATCTACCAGTCCTTTGGATAGAAAGTATTTATACACTTCCGCGCCTCCAATCAAAAACAAAGGAATCGTTGTTGTTTCGTTATTAAACGCATTTGCAAACCCAATTTCGGATTCAAGTTCTTCAATAGTCATAGAGGTATGTCTACCATCTCGACTAATAGGAGATACGACACGCCCTTTCAGAGGCGGTAAATCTTTTGCTGTTTTATACCCAACAATACAGAGAGCGCCCATTGTTTGTTCTTTAAAAAATTTCAAATCATCTGAACAACGCCAAGGCAGTTTGTTTTGATAACCAATACCGCGAGTCTTTTTATCAACCGCAATAATCATATTCAAAGGTAAACCTGCAAACATTTAAATTATCTCTTCTTTGAAACGAAGTTCAATACTTCTTTTAATACGAGCCGCGGCAACACGTTTAGTTTTCTCAGTCGGCTTATTGTAGCTCACACCAAGATTCTTAGCTTCTTTACTCAGAATCCAATCTTTAATCCACTTCTTAGACATGCAATATACTCCATAGAAAACGAAACCCATAGGTAGAAAACAATCTACTCTATGGGGTAATCTAAAAATAGGGAAGGCAACCAGTGGGCGCGATAATGTGTTATCCCTTCACAATGATAATTGTTAAAAGACAAAGAAACCACTGGTCACCTAATTGGAGGAGAAAGAGGGATTCGAACCCTCGGGCCGCTTCCGACCGTCTGATTTCAAGTCAGGTGCAATAGACCACTCTGCCACTTCTCCGTTTTATTGGTCACGATAATAAATTCTACTCATACATCGTGAACCCAAAAGCTTGATTTCAGTATAACCCATTCGTTCTAGGCTACGCTTGTAAACTTTGTACCTTCTTGAATCTGATCCCTGGATAGATAGAATTACACTATCAAAATCCGTTTCTTTAAAGACGTCATCAATAAAAAGATCAAAGCTTTCTTTGGCTAACAGTAATCCAGATAAACCAATAGTGCCAGTTATAGAGCGGGCATAGAAGCCGATACTTTCACGTTTACGCTTCCTAAAAATGGATAGGCACATAGAATAGACCGGCCGACCGTTGTATTGTTTAACAGGACCAAACTGAACAGAAACAGTATTGCCATTATGTTTAATTCGATAACAGAAAGTAGGAAGAGAATCACCTTCTGCAATAAAAGATTGATACTCCCAATCAGACATTTCTATTATCCTTTAAATAATTAGACAGGTCGGATGCGTGGAGGCTGTATGGACACGGGGCCTGATATGACTTCCCTCAAACTTGCAAACACCTGTCTTAAATTGTTGGAGCGGGTAGCAAGATTTGAACTTGTCTTCATCGGTGTGGAAAACCGAGGCACAACCCTTATACCATACCCGCTAACAGCCTTATCAGGCTAATCTTCGTCAGACAGTTTATCAATTATATTCCTAACTGCCTCACCTAATTCTTTCGATGTTGAATCTACCTCATTTAAGAGCTTTTCTGTCCTCATTTTTAAAAAGTCGGAAATTGAGGCATAACCTTTGGCCTCTACAATAGATTGTATCGTTACAATTTCTTTCATAGCTCAATACCCATTGGCACGTGCACCTGGAATCGAACCAGGATCAGTCTGCTCTCGCCGCCGCTCTACTAATAAGCTAATGGACGTCAATCATTTTATGGTCGCCCATTCTGGAATTGCACCAGATTCTCTCGACTTGCAGAAGTTTTACCATTAAACTATACACGCATATATTTTGGATTACAGCCAGCAGGATTCGAACCTGCACGCCCATCTCAGGCTTCGGCACATTAAGTCCCGATATGTCTACCTTATTCCATCATGACTGTAATATTCCCATTAGCTTTGACTACTAGCGCCAACTAGTAGTCAAAATGTTACTAACCTGTACTGTGGAAATATAAAGGGTTAGAAATTGAAATACATGGGAAATGGGAAATTAGTGGACAGAATTGGACTCGAACCAATGACGTTGAAGATGTATGTATACACCCCATGGTTTTCCCCGTTAAACTATCTGCCCAAATTTTGAATCTGGTGGGGAAGGTAAGATTCGAACCTACTAGCCTTTCGGAACGGATTTACAGTCCGCCGCAACCCTCCAACTTTGCCGCTTCCCCATGAATCTGGTACGAGAGGAGAGACTCGAACTCTCACGCCACAAGGACATCTGCTCCTAGGGCAGACGCGTATGCCATTTCGCCACTCTCGCATTGGTAATCCTTTTTGGATCATCACTCCCTGGAATGATAAACTCCAGCCTTACATTAACGCCTAAGGTTCGTTGCATTTTAATCAAGGCTTAATCTACACAAAACGCCCAACAGTTTTAAGGATTAACTGATAAACCAGCATTATTCTCGCAATGCCAGACGTCCAATTTCCGCTTATTGGAAAGGTAGCCATTAACCGAAGACTCGCGGGATTCTTAAAATATACACAGCAGTAAGTTCTCGAGCACTCACCACTCTGCATACTTTTTACAGCGCAGATGCTTTTACATTCTAAGGGCATCACTCCTCATAGTCAAAAGCTAAGTCTATCCGAATATTATATCTCATTATCGGTTCGGCGCATTGTTTATTAAGGAATCAAACACACAAAAAGACCAGAGCTTTAACGAAAACTCCAAAACGTACAGATGCCGCTGTAACGGGACTGATTTCTTTGAACCAATCTAAGTCATGCCATTTCACCCAGTGGCAGTCGGGGATTTTAAAATATACATAGCAATACAGAATCTTTACAAAAGAATCTACATTGCTCTGCACACTTTGCAGATTGGTGCATTTCAGGATTGCACTACCCTTGAGATATTGCAGACATCTCAATCGTCTGTCTAGCTTCACGCACCAGCTACGCTATGATTTTCGATACCACAGAATCGGCGTTTCACCCTCGGAATTGCAAAGGAGTTAGATCTTTACTGTTCAAATATCTAAGAAAGTCACCAGTGGATATCCTCACTTGGTAAGGGTTCTTGCCTTCATCTAAGGTTTGAACAAATCGGAATCGAACCGACGATACGCGAGCACCCTCGCTGCCCTGCCAGCATAGGCTATTGTTCTCTTAGAAGAAGGGCTTAAGTATGCCTACTCGTTTTTGATGGTGGGGCTCGAACCCACGACTTCGGCGTTATCGGCCTTGCTCTAACCAACTAAACTACACCAAAAAGAATAGGGCTTTAATTGTGCCTACCAGATTGTTTTACGGGGAAGTCCATTATAATGCGGGTCCGCGTAAAAGCAAAAAGATTAATTGACTATAAATGAAGAAATCCGGCAGGGCTTAAATGTTTTCGCATATCCATTGGGGCTTGAACCCAAGTCTTTTTCTCGTCAGAAAACGTCTTAACCAACTAAACGATGGATACACTTCGATAGCCCCTACCCTTATTATTCCTAACACTTGGATAGGTAAAGATAGGGGAGTTGTTAACTTTAGTCTTCGTAACAGCCGAGAATAGTTACATCGGTAATTCTTGCGAAATCACCATCGCCCCAATGTCTTTCAGCGATCTCTTGTTTGATTTTATTTCGAATAGAATTTGGATTATAGCTATTCATAGTGCTTTCCGGAATTTGGATGAACATAGAATAACTCTTGTTAGCGTCTTCATATCTCACAAAGCAGTTGAAATGTTTCATACTTAAACTCCAGAAATAAAATTTGGCGCGCCCGGCAGGACTCGAACCCGCATATTCGCCTTCGATTAGCTTACTGATTAGAAGTCAGTTCCATTATCCAATTATGGTACGGGAGCGCATTAAAAAGGTGGGAGGACTTATATGCCTCCCTGTATAGACTCAGGGACGCGCGTATTCTTGAACGGTAGTTTGAAGTCTATATCTTAAAGATTTTACCAATAAGAGAGCGGAAGAAACTGTAAGGCTTAGTTGCATTTATCTTGCAAACAATCTCGCCATCGTATTTTCCGTTTTCTTTTAAGGCCCAGAATTTACGTTTAGCTTCATCTTCGCTGTTTGCATAAATGCTAACTGTCCAATCTTTATTATCGAAGCGATAATAAAATGAATATTCTTTCATTTTGGACCTTTCTAAGTAGGGCTGGCCGTGCAGGAGTTGAACCTGCAAAATAGGGTGTTTTAAGTTTCCAATTTAAAATGTAAACCCGTCTGCATTCCATCCGGACAAAAGTGACGAGTACGTTAACCCTTGCGTCTACCAATTCCGCCAACGGCCAATAAATTTTTGGGAAGGGGCTGGGACTCGAACCCAGAACTCTCTGATACCAGCAGATGTAAACCTTATGGCATTTCCTATAGGAACAAAAGTTTAAGGTTTCGCAGTGTTTCCCGATTAAACTACCCCTTCATTGGTCTAAGTGGCAGGATTCGAACCTGCGATCTCCTGCTCCCAAAGCAGGCGCGATACCAGACTACGCTACACTTAGACTTTTAAACATGCACAGCAATAGACACAAGACCTGATTGGAGACATCTTATGCCTATCACTCTGCATATTTTATGCAGACAAGCGCTCTAAGGCGAATATTACTGCTATCATTAGCTGCACATTAACTTGTTTTATGAATCTAAATATTAGAGCTGGATGCTCTTAATTTGGTTTACCCAGAAATCTGGATTGCCTTTAGACTCAAAGAACATTGCCATAACTTGGAATACCGAATCGGTAAATCCGCCGATATTTAATACGTCAGAGCCGGATACAGTTTGAGCACTTGCATGAGGTGCAATATCCAAATTCACCATACGGGCTCTTGGATTATTCTTCTTGATTTCCAAGAAGTGTGCATATGTTCCGGTGTAGCCCGGTCTGTTTTTTGCATCGGCCCAAGATTCGTTGTCGGAAATCATAATGATATTGTCCGGCAATCTGTCGCGCGTATAGTTGTTACGGACATATTCCATAGCAGAAGAACAATCCGTTCCGCCATATGACATTGAGGCCAGTTCCATCGTTATATCAAGAATTCGGTTATAACGAGGAATATATCGGCGGGCGCTCGTATTGAACAAAATGATATCAACATCCTTGTTTTTAGACATCAATGCAGAAGCAAACAGGCCGGCGATATCCATACAGGTAACATTGCTCTTCATGTTTACACGTTGAGTCATAGAACCTGAAATATCAATAGCGATAACCGTTTTGCCTTTAATCTCTGGAACATTGTCCAAAGACATTTCGGCGGCAGTGTTCAAAGCCCGTTTAATCAATTCAGAGCCGTTCGCAGCTTTATAGGCCGAGAAAATGGAATACGGCATTGCCTTGCTGCCCAAAATGTCACGGTGAGACTTCAACCTCTCTGCGATTTGAGATTCCATTTCGCGGTCTGAAAGAACACCATGACGTTCAAACGTGGCAAGATTCATTCTGGTTTGGTTCCAAGTCGCGTTCTTGGCGATATGTTTCCACCCTTCTGTGGTCAAACCCATAGAAGTGTACATTTGGAATGGCACATCCGGCAATTTTTCTGCGGCTTCCAGGTTACGCTTCAGCTTCAGATACAGTTGCAGCTGTTCAGGAAGCTTGTCTTCTTGGCAGTCCATGTCGCATACCCAGCGGTATAACTGGTTGCGTTTTTCATCCGGAGCCTTTGGGTGTACCATCAGGATGATATCCTTCAAAGAAGGGGACTTGCCAATAGAAGCATTAATGACTGTTTTGTCGGATGCAGAATTCAACCATTGTTGGATTTTACGTTTTGCCAAAGAACCAAAGCTGCGGAAACCAAGGCGACCGGAACGTACAACATTTACGAAAGTACGAAGCATTCGGCCATTGGTAATTACACGATCAAATGTCGGCTCAAAGAAAGATTTGTCACGCTTAAGCAAGATAGCCAACAACAGCGCCGGCATGTCTTTCATCAAGCCTTTTTCATGGGCATAAATAGCGAGTTTAGCAATATACTCACTGCTGCAGTTTTGTGAAATTTGCAATACGCGTTCAAATTGAACCTCTGCACTTTGTAGAACGAGAGAGTCCAGCATACCGGTTACGGCGTATTGCGCCAAGGCATGTTCATGGGTCATGGCATAAGCAACGCCACCGGAATCATTTGTCGTATTGACTTTAAAAGACGGAGTAGATACAGATGCTCCAGTAGAAACATTAATATGTGAAGTTTTGAACAATGGTGATGCCATTTCGTCTCCTTAGACAAAAATTCTAAAACAAGGCTTATTGCGGTATAGCCTTAATACAAACAGTATCCACATGGCCAGCAGGACTAGGGCATCTTTTGGCTAAACCCTCTTTGCACAATTTGCGCATAATTGTCCTAGCTTTATCATGTGAATCTTTATATTTGTGGCAAAAGAAATATCCTCTTCTTTCAAGAACTTCTTTGATCTCTTGCCTTGTTACTTTCCAGATCTTCATGGAGCAGGTTTAAACTTTTCTTCAAATTCAGAAACCGGACAAACGCAATATTCATGCGTTTGACAATTCAAATACACAGCCACTTCAGACGAATCGGAGTCCATCTTGGCTATACAGAGTAAATCATAATAGCCGCCTTTGTCGTCCATATAGTCAGTATCAGTTAACATGTTTTCTCCAATGGCTCAGCTTCGGGCAAATATTGCCAATATCGGATATATTCATTTGGTCTTAGGAACATTAAATCTTCGTAAGAACCTGAATAAATTGAATAAAACTTTTTGTACCTTCTTGACTGAGGAACTGGATTTATTCCAAGGGTTATACGATCCCAAAGGGAATCTCTATGCATAATTAGAGAACCAACTTTGACTTCGCCCCTTACATCCAAAAGAAGGACGCCGCCACTGATGTCTTTCTCGATCTTTTCTTCGGGAAGCCGCCAAGCTTTGCTGTCAACAGCATCTTCTATGTTCATCCAATATTCAATATCTTCTGTATTGTATCTCTTTATGATGACCATATCTTCAATTATTTCAACAGGAATTCCTGTGAAAAACTGTTCTGCCTTTTCCAGGAACTCTTCTCTCGGAAGGTCTTCATTCCCAAGTTCTTTAGGGAGTCGTCTTTCATAAAAGGCAAAGCCGACTTTTCCATCTTTCGTCTTTACCAAAATATTCTTTCTGCTTCTATCCGGTTTTCTCTCTTTGAGTGGAATCCATTTATTATTGTTCATATTTGTTCCTAATGTAGATGAAGATAGCGGAATCGAATAACTCGAAACCGCTATCAGTGCACGATTAAAGGAAATCCGTTCATGGCTAAAGACGCTTGATTATGCACACTTTATTGTTTTAAGCTCTAAGATGCTTTAGCTTCATCGCGCCCGCGGCAAGCCAATTTATCTGCACGCTCATTTTCAATATGACCATTATGACCTAACACCCATATGAAACGAACATCACGCAGATTACGGACTTCGTCCAATTCTTTCCACAGGTCAACATTCTTGACCGGCTTATTGGTAGAGGTTTTCCAATCATTCTTCTTCCAATTGCCAATCCATTCTGTAATACCATTACGGACATATTTGGAATCAGTACAAAGAACAACTTCTCGCAAACCATTTTTAGCAGGTTTAATAGCTTTCAGGCCTTGGATAGCCGCCATCAATTCCATACGATTATTGGTTGTTTCTTTTTCACTGCCGTAAAGTTCTTTTTCTGCGTTCTCGTGTTTTAACAATACGCCCCAGCCGCCCGGGCCGGGATTACCGCTACAGGCACCATCAGTATAAACATATACAGCACTAGCCATGATCTATTTCCTTTCTATTGAATTAAGATGAGATTAGCTCTTTTTGCTTTTTCTCTGTTTCTTTTGAAACGAGAGATTCAGCAGTGAGCTTAACCCACGCTTCGTCTGGGTCGTCAAACTTCTCTAAGACATATTCATCAAAAAGTTCATACAGACGAGCAGTCGCTTTTGCAAAGCCTTTATGCTCTTCAGACTTTAAAAGCTCGCCAATCTTTTCTTCGTATTCTTCACGATTCATAATCCACCATTATTCAGCTTTAAGTTCAGATTTACTTCAAACAAGGCCCGCTCACGAATCAATTCGATATTCGCGTAGCCGTAAACGCCTTCTTCAAAGACCGTTGTTAAACGGCTTTTTGGATAATTCTTAATGCTTTCAGAATCAAGACAATCAACACAGATATCGCCAATTACCGCTACACGGCCACGATGTGATTTCTTGCCACTGTCGGTTTTGGGATCCTTTTGCAGCATATACTCAACGCCGTCTTGGACCATTGAAGTTGCTTTAATTGCAAAGCCAAGTGAGTCGCGTGTGTTCCCTTGATAAGAATAAGAGCCAATACCAAATACGACATTCGAAGATGCAAAGCCTTTAGCAGCCAAACCGGCAAGAATTTGCTCTGCGCGTTCAAGGGTGATAGAATCGCCATAGATTGCACCGATATGAGGATCAAGGACTTTGTATCCTTTCTCGTTGATGGTGCCACCAAACGTCTCCCAGAGACATTGAATGAGGCCTTTTTCTTCTGGGAGCTTACCTTCTGATTCCGGAATGCCGCAAAGCACTTCGATAGGATTACCGCTGTCTGGGCGTACCACGAACTTCCCATCACGAGCCATGATTTCGTCTTTTAAGGACGGAATTACGACTGATACGTTATGCCAGAAATCGTAGGTGTCTGAAACAACGGAAACGAGGCCATTTGGATAGATTTCTGTAAGCATCTTGCGATAGGTTTCCGTTTCGTCACGACCGCCGCCAGCAGCTTCTTGTTTTGCAATCTGAGCACACATCACAGAGTGTTCCGTCGCGGGGATAGACCCAGGTCGGAACAATTTGTGCTCTTTGCTGCCATAGTTGTAGTATTCATCAACGTATGTGATTGCTGGAATCGTATCTGTGCCGTTGAAATAAATCAAATGGCCTAAACCGGAAACTTGTGCCGATTCAGGGCTACTCATGCCGCGCATTGAGAAATCATGGAACTGGAACTGCAAATGGTCGTTGTTGTCGCAAGTTATATCTGCGTAGGCTAGGCCGATTTGGTAATACTTACGGGCGATAGAGGCAGATGTCATTGGTTGCCACAAACAGCAGGAAATCAGGGTTTCCATGTAGTTGGTAAGCCATGCAAAACGTTTATCTGTGTTTTCTACGGTTAAAACCGGAACACCAATAGGGACGCTTTCACCTTCTGTGATTGCTTTAATTCGCAATGGAAGATGTCCGAGCTCATGCAGTTCGCGGATATGTAAACCGTCATCATCAGCACCGAGTGTACGTTTAATGAATTGGCTGTATTCTGATACAACCTCATCTACCGGCCGCGCGAAGAATGCCTGATTGAAGAAATCAACCAGATATTTACGAACAAATCCAGTCACGCCGGAAGATACAACACGGTCAACTTTTGGAAGATATTTATTATTACGAGGAACCATGGTCGAATAGATGAATTCAGTTCTGGCAGGATATTGCAGACGGTGCGAAGTTTTGTAGAAGTCACATACCAGAGATGGAATCATTGCATACATCTTTTATCCTTTTTAGAATTTGGTTAATACGATACGGCCCGCTTTTGAATGCGATGCATCTTTCAGTGCATTCAATTGCTTAACCATTGCCGGCATACTATTTGTACAATAGACCTTGCCATTAAAAGGACTATCCTCGTCGAGGAGCTTACCCTCAAAGATGGCTGCTTCACAATGGGCAACAACCAAATTAATGGTATAGTCTTGGTGGCCGATATTCCCTGCAATCAATTGAGAAGCCAATAAGAATGTGCCACCCTTAGAGCATATGTCGTCAACGATAACAACATTCTTTACATTCCAGAAGAATTCATCAGAAGTGTTACCGTTTTTAACCAACGTTGAAGAAATAATCTTCCCAGTCTGAAAATCACGCTCCTTGTTTATTGATACACTTTGATATTCCCGAAAAAGCTTTTTATATCGCTTAACAGCAGTTGCATCTGGGAATACCAGTAATGTATCTACATGGCTAAAATTATTTTTAACCATATCGATTTGTGGCACACAGTTTGTTACTGGCGCATCGAATACAGCCAATGCGACATCAGAATGGGCATCAAGGCATTTAATATGCTGAGGCTTAATAACGACGTTTATAAAATTAGCGAAAGACTTCAGAGAGAAAGAATCCGTTTCGGATTCAACGCGGTCCATACGAGAATATGGGATATATGGCAAGCTCAATGTTAACGAAACATAATGATTATTACGACGAATGGTATCAAATGTGCAAAGCAAATCAAATAATTCAGAATCGTCTTCATACATTAGCTGCACTTCAGCAATTCCTGTTCTAGGGATTTCTGGGAATACATATCTTTTTTCTCCATTTGGAAATTTACTAACCAATGGATAAAATGTAGAACCGCCAATTCTATCATTAAATTTAATGGAAATCATTTTTTAATCTTTCTAAAAGACTACTTTTATTCAAACAAAGCCTGGACAATCTTCTTATCAAGACGTTTGGCTAGATGCTCATAGGTATTGATGATATGGCCGTCTTTAAAATCCATTTCCTGTAGGCCGATATTTTTGGTTTCGTCTATATTCAGGAATTCCATATATGACTTATGCAGATTTGGCAGGATTGGACTTAGTGCCTGCATTAAGCCTCTGAACAATACAAGAACTTCTGAACATTGGTAATGAATATTCTTGCGGCGCTCTTCTGTGCAGCTTGGACATTTGACCTCCCATGGTTTAAATTGCTCAACATACTCATTAAGCATGTCCGCCACCTTCATTGCCCTAATAACCGCCTTATTGTAATAACCCATACGAATGTGCCAATAAATATCAGCTATTACTGCATCTGTTATTCCTGCACGGCTATATACATCAGAAGTATCAATTCCAGAATTTAAAACCTCGCTCTCAAAGTATCTGTTCAGAATACGGCCAACACGAAAAGGTATATTTACCAATTTGCCGATAATATCTGAATTTACCTTTTCAACAAAGTCGTCGATATCAAAGTCTATATCCGTTTCAGAAGCTCCGGCCAATTTGGAAGCAAAGTAATATCTAAGGAACTCTGGGTTAATGCCAGAGTCAAGGAATTTGCGGGCCGTTACATATGTGCCGCGGGACTTAGACATCTTTTCGCCATTGACAGTTACAAAGCCATGAATTCTGATTTTATTTGGCAACACCATATCACAGGACTCCAATACAACCGGCCAGAAGATCGCATGGAAACGCAAAATATCTTTACCTATGAAATGAATCATTTCAAAGTCTTTTTCAGATTTATGAAATCCAAAATCTTTAGCTTTGCCCATGTTGCATAGGTTTCGATACGAAGCGAAGTAGCCAAACGGGGCATCCATCCAGACGTAGAAATATTTATCTTTTTCGCCTGGAATGTTAAACCCAAAGTATGGCGCGTCCCTAGATATGCACCAGTCTTCAAGATTGTTTTGGTCTTTACCAATCCAGTCCAGGATTCGTTTACCAGGGCCACGTAAAACTGGACCAGTCGTCATGCTCCTGTAATAGCTGTCCTTTAAGAACTTCCACTTGCTTCGAACCTTAAGAAACAGATGCTCAGCCTCTTTTAAAACTGGTGTTGCCTCGGATACTGTTGATTTCGGATTTATTAGCTCATAGGCTTCGTAGGTCGTGCCGCAGACTTCGCAGTTGTCGCCGTATTGGCCTTGGGCGTGGCATTTAGGGCATTCGCCTTTAACAAAGCGGTCGGGCAAGAACATTTGTTTTTCGGGGTCGAAAAGCTGTTGAACCTTACGCTTTTCAATAAGACCCTTCTCTTTTAGAGTAAGATATGCAGCTTCTACAAGTCCACGATTCTCTTCAGAGTGCGTTGTATAATAGTTGTCATACTTAACGCCAAAGCCTTCAATGTCCGCCTGATGCTGACGTTTAGATTGCTCAATTAGTATTTCAGGATGAATGCCCTGTTTTTCTGCAGCAAGCATAATAGCGGTGCCATGAAAATCGTCAGCGCCGCAGAAATATACGCCATTTGAATTTCTGAGTCTTACATTTCGGACATAAATATCTGCCTGTATATGCTCCAGCAGATGTCCAAGATGAATGTCGCCATTTGCATATGGCAAAGCTGTAGTTACAAGCAGCATAGACCTACCTTCTAATCAGAGCCTTTTAAAATGATCGTAAATGTCAAAAATATTTACCTTTTGCTCAAAATTCGGAAAGTTTCTTTTGATGTAAAGGTTAATTTTTTCAACATCTTTCTTATCTGTTCTAGAGCAAATCTCAGAAATATTTCCAAGAACAAGTTCTTCCCATCTGCCTTTCTGAGAGAAGTAGCACATGCCGATTCTGTCGGACACATATTTCATAAATTTTGCAGCGATAATAAAGACATAATCTTCACGTTTCTCTTCGTCGGAAAGAACTATACCATGCGCTGCTGCAATATTGTCTGCAGCCTTGAGTGCTTCTCCATTTGTAATAACAGGAATATGGTTAAGTGCATTTAAAAGCTCTTTTTCAAACTCCGGGCTATTTTTTGCCTCTGCTAATACCTTTTCTATTAATTCTTTATTTTCCATATTTATCCTCTTGGTAGTTTTCTATCCAGGATCTGCTCTCTTAATACGAACAAATCAACAACAGAGCATTTTCGCTCAAGTTTCAGATACACATTCATTCTATTAAAGTCCTTATTAGAGACCTTAGCACAGAATGCATTTAGAAACTCCAATATTTCTTTATCCGGATCTGCGGGATTGTTAATGTAAAAGCCGCCAATTTTTCGCTCTATCGCACTGCTTAGCATCAGTGCCTTCTTGGCGATAGGCTCACGATCCGGCACATCCCAAAAACACTTAGCTGCAGATATAACAGTGTTAAATGTTTTATTCGCCTCTTCGTAGGTTACGGGCTCAATTTTTGAGACAATTTCGACGATATCAAGTTTCAAAGAAGGCTCTTTTTCAAAGGCCTTCTCGATTTCTTTTATCAGGTCTTTACTTTCCATCATCGTCTTTTTGCTCCATGAGCTCTTCTACTTTTTGTAGAGTTGCTTTTGCTACGTCAAATTCGGCGTGAGCTTGTTCAACAATTGAAAAGAAGTCAACAAGCTGAACACCCATGAAGTGGGAGTTAATATAACTACGGATTTCTTCAAATTGGTCTTTGTCAATCATCATAACAATTTCCATTAGGCCGCCTAGGGTATAAGCTGCCGGCACTTCTGTATTGGTTGTATAACCACGGTAAATGGTTTCTTTGACTAGAGAATTGAAACCTTCTGCAAATTTATACAATACAGAATCGGGAGAGATACCACCTTGAATAACGAAACCAAGGTCTTCGGCAATAGAGATTGCGCTGTCCGTGATCGAGATTTCGTCAACGAATTCTTCCGCCGCGGGTGCTTGTTCTTGTGGCTTAGCTGCCGGATCAAATTTCAAAACATTATTTTCTTGTGTCGGGATATTATTTTCGTCCATTTTGTTCCTCCAATTCGTTTTTTATTTTATAAAGGTCGTATAATATATCTGCAGAAGTCAAAGCCTCTGCGTATTTAAGCAATGCTTTATATGCACCTTCTGCTTGCTTAGTCTTTAATCCAGCAAGAATATGATTAATAGCGAGTAAAGTTGACTGTGGACTTGGACCATTTAACAGTACCGCGTATCCAACCTTCTCATTGCACATAGCATTAAAGTCTATAATACAATGAAGAACATAACTTCTTGTATTCGACTTCTTAACGCCGGATTTAAAGTTCAATTCTTTGTTTAAAACAGCGGCCGCATTGACCGCTGTTTCGACTGCATTGTTTTAAATATCAGAATCAGTATTGCATTTCATTTGGCTTTACCTCTATAAAAGAGCCGTCTTCATATCTAAATCTGTACCAGGTTTTAAACTTCAGGTCTATTACAAATTCTGGAATATGAATTTTACCAATTTCGTACTGACTTTCGTCCTCATTGACAAAGGCGACATGCGAACCGGATAACCCTTTAAATTTGGAATTACCTTTAATGATAATGGTGTTATCATTACCAGAAAAGATAATCTTAGAGTTATGGCCAATTACGGTAACCAAATTATGGTCGCCGGCAATGTACACAAAGCAGTTATCGCCTTTTACTGTTATAGTGCAATCAGACTCAAGCACAAATAAAAAACAACCATCTCCAACAGAAGTTATAGTTGAATTATCTGATTCCGAAACCAATACATTTTTATTCGAAGAGGAGAGAATAACCTGTCTGCGACGAGCACTGTAAGCCATAGAAAAAGACTCAGACAAAAACATGTCGGGACCATCCCAATTCTCTTCGCAATAATGAACATTTTCGACATTTGTATTTTGATACAACGCCTTTATTGCGTTTTTCAAACAAATAGAAAGACCATTAAGGCTATCTGCAGTCTGATTTTCTTCTATATATTCTCTGAGTATTTCATTGAGGCCCATATAATTCTGACTTTCAATCAGTTCGGCAATAAACGCCTCCGAAGAATACCCATTCTCAGCCTCAAACTCGATACCGAAGGGAAGGACTATTTTGTTCATGCTTAATTCCTTTACGGATAATTTCCCAGAAGCAATTTGACGATTTCGACAAATTCTTTTGTCGGTTTTGCGTCTTTGGGAATTTCTGATATTCGTTCAAAAATCCATTCAATTAGGTCTTTAGCAGACTGCTTTGAAGCCTCTGCAATCGGAATGTATTTCGCAGCAAACGGAGAGTATCTGTCTGGATCATAAATTTCTACAGCCAGTACAAATTTCGCCCATTCGTTTTCAGCCCCTTCTGGATTTCCTTCTATAGGAATAGAGAACCATATAATATATTCTCCCATATGAAAGAATACGTTTGATTCCTTTTTAATCCATTTTTTGGAATACTGGTAGTTTTCTTCTTCCTCCCAGAATTGAGGACAGCATGGTTTAGCACTTTCAAAAAGCTCAACAAGATCTATTTTTGCTTTGTCAAATTTTCTTCGGATTTTGTCGGCAACAATATTTCTGGCCCTGTAGTATGTAATATTCATGTTTTACCTTTCTAAAATATTTAATAGCAGCCTTTACTTGCAAGCTCTTTAAGCTCTTTATACGGAAGTTTTACCACTTCCCTCCGGCCCTCTTTTGCCACTTTAAATTGATCACCATTTACATAGGCCGAGACAACGCAGCCATTGTATAATTCTGAAAACAATATGTAGTTATCCTGAGGGCCGATTGTCTGCTCGTATTTGTACAAAACATTTACCACTATTGGGCGCTGAGATAGACTTTCTTTTACCTCTGATTTAATCATCTCTGTTGGTATAAGGACTAGAAATCCCGCCAATACAGAAAATATAAATGCCAAGAGCTGGCTTTTCTTACCTTCAAGGTAATTAAAGACCAAAGCGCTTAAAACCATAGCCAAAGCTAAGCCAACGCAGTTGATAAGCTCAATAATATACATATCAGCTCCTACAGCCGCAAATATTTATCGGACTGTTCAAGGCTCTCATCCAAAATGGAAAGATGGTTGATATCTTCAATGTCGTCAGACTGTTCAACCTTCAGTTCGCCTTTATCGAAATAGAAGTTGATATATCTTACTGGCATATTGTTTGAATGAGTCAGAATATCCAGCTCGCGCATCATAAATAAGGAATCCGTAAATACAATTCCTTGTAGGCCTTCAGATACACTTTGTATAAGATCTCGCGCTTCCATTTTTAATTGAGTCGGATGCATAGTATGTGCATATGAATCAGACCAAATGCAAATTTCATTGTTCTGGTCTAATCCTGAGAGATATGAGGCATGTACATGTATTTTTGACTGAAGGTCTCCAGTAACAATATTAAGGCCGTCTGAAAACAGCACTTCTTATCTGCATTTAGGGAAGTTTGTTTTCTTGATTTTGAAGTATTCTTTATCCATATTTATCTCCATAAAACGACCGACTTCATGCTGGTCGTTAAAATTAATCTTCGAGCCCAAAATAATCAATAAGTCCATTCATCTTTGAGATGATGTTCGCCGCGCCTATTGGGTTTTGACTATGGACAGTATACTCAAAGCCTTTTGGAAACTTTAATCCTGCATCAATCATCTCGTTTTCAAGATGATTGATGAAATTGATTGCAGTATCTTGTCCGCCCAAGTCGTGGTCGAATGCAATTTCCTGAGGTATCCCGTATAGCTCTAATGCTTTAATTGCCTGAAAGCTATTTCGAGCTACAAACCAATCTGGGGTTACCGGGAAACGTTCATCATCAATAAAGAGGCGGTAAGTCATATTGCTTCCTTTTAATCATTATCTGCAAAAATATCAGGAGTCAGACATCTAAAATATGTTTCAATTTTATTCTGAACCTTGACAATCTTTTCTGCAATTTCGTCATAGCCTTGGCCAGTGTAAATCTTAAAGAAATTAGACTGGTCAAGATGACCTTCATTGCGATTGATTGATGTTTTGTCAGCCCTTAAGACAATTGCTTGACCAGGTGCGTCCATATCTTTAGGAATTGAACCATGTATACGATATACAAATCCGTCTTTAACTGTAAAGACATCATAGTAATAGAACTCTTCCAATGCGTAAGACGGAAGCATTTTTAGTTCGACATCTAATCGTCCGGGGCCGACCTTGGGAAATCCAGAAGTTTTAATCTTAAAGAACTTTGTACTAAATCTTGAGTGTTCTTCTCGATCAATCTTGCCGGCAAGCGACATATACAGATGAGATATCAAATAATGTAAAAGCTCCACCGGTTTATTTAAATTAAATACGAATCCTTTGAACTTATGGAAGATTTCATAATCAACCAGTTCATCCATTGCAACTTCAATCGCGCCTTCTATTGTTTTAGGATTTTTACGCAGTATATCGGAATCCCAAATCCCAATCATATCTGGGAGATAAAAATTTAAATGGCTCTCGTTGACATCCTTGCCCCAAACGGCTTGAGCAATTTTATTTAAATCGGATTTAAACGTAAGTTCGCCTTTGTATTTCAGTTTCTCTAGGCCGGCCTTTATGCGTCTGAAGATTTCAGCCCGCGGGTCTCTTGCTTTGGACAATTCATGTCTAGACTTAAGAGTTTCAAGATACATTGCTTCAAAATATTCTGGATTCGTTCCAATCTTTTTAAGAAAGTCGAGATATCCGTCCATAGTTTTGAATTTAATTTTTAGCTCTGGACCTTCATAAGCCTCAAGCTCCAATATGTTTGATTTGAAATTTTCAAATGGAGAATTCTCAATTAGTCTCATATACGCTTTCCTTATCAAAATTGCATCTTAACTCATTAGGACCTACAACAACACAAGCACCGCGCGGCATTGATTGTCCATTGCGATGTAAGTTCTCGGTATTCCCATTTTATGCTTGTTGACCGCCATGAGGATATATGATCCGGTAAGCATTCTACAAATCCATACAGATATTGCAATCAGAAATGGATGTGGCCCGTCTAATTTACTCATCTAATACCTTTCAAAAGTAATCTTTCAACATTATGTTTATTAATCTAATCAGCATTACTAATATTAAAAGCCTTTGACCTTCAGAAGCCTTTGATATTAATGAGCTGCAAAAACAAAAGCCCCAGCGTCGAGCTGGGGCTTTCACTTTTATTATTGACGCACTTTAACTTGTGCAGGAACCGGTTCTACTTCACGAACGATTACCTTTTCAACAACTTCGGTTTTGTGGATTACAACAGGAGCAGGAACCACTACAGGAACACCTCCCCATACATAGCTCAAACCAACAGCTGCGCCAACATTTTTACGGGTGTCAAAGTTAACACCCGCTTTGCTGACCCATTTGCCAGATTTAGAGATATGGCTCATACCAACGGCTACGGCACCTTCATGTTTGAAGTACCCAGCGCCAACGCCAAATGCAGTTTGACCAGGAGCGTGAGGTTGCGGAATTCCGGCAATAGCATTTGCACCAGCAATACCGGCACGAGATTCGCGGCGCAAGTCATGCATTTCTTTGCGCAAGATTGCTTCGTTAGCACCCATACCTTTAACCAGAGCGGTCAGGTTGTCCAAGCGTTGAGTGTTAGTGTCAACATTGCCGCGCAGCTCATTGATTTGACCATCTTGAGCTTCGTTCCAGGCGTTTTGCTGTTGAACAGTGTGGTTCAGAGTGGTGATTTGCTGAGTATTGGCTTCGATATTACCGGCATTGATAGCCACAACATCGCCCAATTCGGCAATTGTTTTCTTGTTGGCTTCTACGCCTTTAGCATTTTCGCCCACTTTGTTAGCAACGGCAAAGAGCTGGCTACCATTAACGGCATCGGTAGAGGTTTTGGTAATACGGCCGGCGGCAACGTTTGTCACATTGCGTTCCCAACCTTCGCTACCCATACTTGTTTCACCTACAGGACGATAGCCGGCAAAAGTACCATACTTAACGCCATTTACTTCTGCAGTGGCAGTACCAACAGCACCAGTTGTTTTGGAGCCGAAACCCAAAGCGACATCGTGTTGATTGGTAGCGACGGCATTGCCACCGACGGCAGTAGAGAAGCGTTCCAAGGCTTGTGCACCTGAGCCAATAGCGGTTGATTTCTCACCCATAGATTGGCTGCTTTGGCCCAGAGCAGTTGATTGAACGCCACCGGCGTAGGCATGCAAACCGCCTGCAAAAGATGAAGAACCCATAGATGTCGCATGTGGACCAACGGCGGTACCGGCTTTTGCACCTACGCCAGTTGTGGCGCCTTTGCCAATAGCAACGGAAGATTCGCCCAGGCCTTTAGAGTCGGAACCAACAGCAGTTACCATGCTATTGTAAGCTTCGGCGCGTTGGCCAATTGCTACGGACATATTGCCTTTGACAGCAGCATTGTGACCAGATACAACGTTGATTTTACCGTCTACGGTATTGTGAATACCAGACACAGCATTGGATTCACCGGCTACAACGATATCGGTACCAGAAATGGTATTGCCATGACCGACAACAGTCAATTTTTCGCCGGTTACGGTATTGTAGTTGCCTTTGACATCATTTTCGGTACCAGACACCAAGTTTGCGGCGAAAGCAGGAGAAGTCATCAGAGCGATTGCAATTGCGATATGTTTTTTCATAGAGAGGATTCCTTTTTGGTTAATTGGCAATTAAGCCAGTTTAAGTAAAACGTTGATTAAGCTATCTTAGAACAGCAAGTTTTTATTGCATTCTTCGATAACTTTGTACTCGCATACGCGAGCTTTTGAACCATCGTAATCAATAGGGACTGATACGAAGTTCTTTGGATTGATTCGGAGTTTAACCAGGCGCCATTTGCCACCCAGGTCTTGGCCATAGCCACTCTCACGAAGATAGCGCAAGGATGCGGCATGAAGGCCTTTAGAGCAGGTTCGGCTATTGTTGTCGTCAATCTGATTACGCGGCATCTTAATAACAGAGCCAACAGAATTGTCGATCTTGCCGGTATAGACATCTTTCCAGTTGTCACGAACAACTTTGTAACAGATTACATAGCCTTCCTTGTCGATTTCGATGTCGTTATGACCAATAAACGAATAGAGATCATTAATCGTCCGGCGCGATGGGTTTTCTTCCAGATGCTCAAGGAACTTCAAGAACGCTTCTGGCTCGATTTCGTTATCGCCAACTTTACAGGCACGGTTTACAAAAGCGGCAATTTCTTTCTGCAACAATTCTGGAAGTTCAGAGTCAACAAGTTCAGATTCCCAAAGGTCAACCTTATACTTGCCGATTGTTGCATAACGAACATTGGAAACTTCCAGGAACGTTTTTCGAGCGTCCTTACGCTTGTACCACGCATCCAGGATTGTATCAAAATCGGTTTTAACAACCGGCGAGTTGAAGAGTTTGGCCGTTAAGATATTGCCATTATCTTCAACTTTGGTCACCACGATAAATTTATCAGGATTGACTGTTACGTTGTAATTCATTGTCTAACCTTTCTATGTATTGACAAAAGACTGCGTTTATATCATCCCACATAGGATACCGCTCATCCAAAACTTTTCTTATTTGCTGCTTAATTAAGATAATACCAACAACATTAAGTGGGTGCAAAACTTCCTTAGTGGTGATAGCATCTCCGCTATTCAGGATTTCTAGTCCAATTTCTTTTGCCCTGTTTTTAAACAACTCGGATTTGGAGTACACAAACTCTGAAAACGAGATTGAGTCTCCACCAAATTCGCAACTTGCACGAATAGTATGGCCATCTAATCTAGCTCTTAGAAAACCCTTGCCATATTTCACAGCTTCCTCTTTTACTTCGTCAGACATGAACTCCATCAACTTATAGATATGGAGCTGACTGACATCACCGGCAGTGAAAGTTAAGACGTTTGGCAGTCCACAAACTTTTGCCGCTTCGAATCCCTTTGGTGTTCCTCGACCAACATAGATATCTTTTCCAGGGAACAGCTTCTCGAGGGCGCTTATTGCATTCGAATAATGCACTTGGCTAGTGCTTGGAGAGCCGACCACAAATAGCTCGTCCGGATTAATTTTATCTACATCATAGACAAGTTCTTCCGAGCCATTTGAGGCAAAGAATATTGCATCTGAAAAGCGAATCGGCTCACCTTCGCCTACACTGAACTGCCCCTTATTGTTTCGACTTAAATATTTTCGAATCTTAGGACTGTCCATGTTGATAATATTGCATTCTTTGCCAAGAGAAGCCGCAAATGCTTTAAGTTCGTCTTCGGGCTTATCGATAAAAAAGGTTAAGCCCTTAGGCATACATGACGGAGGAACAATCGTTTCAGAGTCCTTCACCATAGATGTAGGCGCGAAGTTAAGGCAATCTTCCTTCATAATCAATCTAATCATGCCCATAACATAGCCTTTGAGCTCTTTCTTTTGAACATCCGGATCTAAAGACCTTGTTGCCTTAGAGCAGTATTTGCCTATTCCTGGCTTATTCCAGAAGCCCCACTTTAGGCCGTCAAGAGCATCAAATCCGAGCTTATCAAATATCTCATCCAGAATTGGCCTTGTTTCAGAAAACAATACAACCTGGAATACCCAAGGGTTATCTAGAAGCTCTTCTTTGCTCATAGCCTTGATCTTATCAAAAACCTTAGTCATCTTTTCTCTATGGATTTTTAATGACAGACTTCTTATATCGTCATCATAGGTAATGCTCTCTCTAGACAGAGATACTTTTACTTCACCAATAGGGACATCGAGGATGGTTTGACAGTCAAAATAGGTTGAAACATTTCTCATGGAATACACCGGGCCGCCAACAGATATCATCAACGTTGAACGATAATGTCTAGGAATACTCGTAACTCTAAGTCCATCTGTCACTTCGAAAACATTGAACTTAAACTCTTTGCCGTCCAACTTTATCAATTTAGGCAATGGCCAGAATCCAATGAGTTGATTTTGGTAAGCTTCTTCAAGCTTGTCAATGTCTTCCTGTTCAATCGGAATACGAACAGTGGTTCCGTTTGGTTCGTTGGTATCAGCATCTTTAAGCATGACCTGATAGCTTGGCATGTCATTATTCTTGGAAGTTATAATGACGTTTTTCTTGCCATCTTTTACAGACGTAGAAATGAAATAGTCTGCATACCAATACCAAAGCCGCCGATGTCTTCGTTGTTGTTGTCTTTGGTAGATTTGAAGAATGTAGTATAGACATTAACCATGTCGCTATGGTTCATACCGATACCGTTGTCTTTGATTTGAATGTAATGTTCTGCTCCATCTTTATGGGCAGAGATTTCTACTGGGCCTGTATAACCGGCGCGGCGGTTTGCATCATGTGCATTTGCCACGATTTCACGAATCATAGATTCAAACGGTTTTGAATACAGGTCACCAAATAAACTTCGGAATGTTTTAGCTGTTACCTCAATATTATATTTATTCTCGGCCGTAGTTTCGGTCTTGCTTGCGTTTTCAATAATCATATTTTTACTCCATTATCAAAAATAAATATAGAATTGAAATAAGTTTAGGCGGACAGGATTTCTCCCGCCCGCCGCTTATTACTTAGAGGAAGTCGATATCAACTTCATCTTCTTCTCCATTGTTTTCCAAATCAGTTTCAGTTTCCTCAATAGCGAGTTCACCAATACACTGATTGTAAATATCAAAAGCAGGTTTAATCATGCTACCTACAAATGTATGTTTCACAATCAGGTTAAACCATTTGGAGATTTCTGGGTCTTTCAAATCAATAGCAACGCCACTATTGTCTACTGTTTGACCTTTATTATGCATACGAAGAAAATCTCCAGTAAGCTTAATAAGATTATGTTGATCAGCCCAAATAGCGATATTAATAATCGTCATAGCTGTTTCGCGGCTATAACCCATTTCAGAAGTAATTGCTTCTACCACTTCTTTATGGACTTTTTGGTCAGCACCTACAGTAGCCAACATGAACTTTTGATGTTGCGTCGCGCCGCCCTTAATATGCTTGATGGCATTAATCACATACCGTTCATTAGTCTCGGTATACACATGGTCACACTCTTGGGCAAGTTTTTCATTAAGATGAATCTTAACAAATTCTTTTCCTGTTTTACCGGAAATAGCGCGATAGGCAAGATCAGAATCTTCATTCAGCAGTGCCAAATAAAGTTCAATCAGCATACCAAATTGCCACGAATTATTTGTGCCGGGCATATGTTATCTTAAGGGTTTTTTATCCCTTAATTCTAGGACTTTCGTCGCATTACGGAATGTTAATTCATTCCTAGTTCAGCATATATTTTCATTCCAGAGGAATGTCGGGAACTCGTGGAGAAATTATATTCTACAAAAGTAGGTTCATTCTCTATGCGTTACGGAATTAATGGCCTTAGCCAATATATACATCTTTTAAAACGTATACTTCCTCGGTATTCCCATATCCAAAGACTTAGGGTTCACCGATATTTCCCAATGCACCTATAAGCTTGCACCTATAGGGGGCCCTTGACTATTGCTTCAGGGTAATAAACTATAAGCCCATTTTCATTTAATTCTAAGGTTTTTA